TGCTCTTCCGATCTGGTTGATAAGAATGACAGTTGAAAAGAGTACAGATAAAAATTATCCTTTTACGATTAAAGGTGGTTGGGGCGATAAAGTGTATTGCACTCTCGATGATTTGAAAGATATTAAAAATCAAATCAATAAAATTTTAAAAGAGGAAAAAAAGGCTTGACAAAACTCCAGTAGTGAGTTATAATAGTATCAGAAAGAGAGGTAAGGAAGAATGACAAATACAGTAAAAGATGCATACAGAATCGTTTTTAATGACATGATAAATAGTGAGTGCGATTTATTGGTCGGCAAGTATGATGCAAAAAATGGTAATAAAGAGTTCATGTATGGCATTAGCACTGTCATGGAATGGATTGCATACAGGGCAAGCGAAAAACAGGGTGAAGAATTTTCAGCAATATTTCTTGATAACATGATTGAAAGTCAAGAGAAAGTGAGTGATAAAGAATGAATATGTTAATTTTATTTAGCTTTTTAACAATTATCAACGTGGTGTTTTCCACAATCAAATCTATTGTAACAATCAAATCTGGAAAAACAGTAGCCGCTTTAATCTCTGCTGGCTACTATGGTTACTATAACATTGTATTAATTTACACTGTCGCAGATTTTCCACTGTGGCAGAAAGTTGTTGTAACTTTTCTTGCTAACTTAATCGGTGTGTGGATTGTAAAATGGGGTGAAGAAAAAGCAAGAAAAGACAAACTGTGGAAAGTAGAAGCAACTATTGACAGTAGATTTGAATGGGAACAGTTAATTTCAGATTTAAAGGCTTGCGGTATTCCTTGCAATTACATTGATATTGATAAATACATTTTAATTAATTGCTATTGTGCTACACAGCGGGAAAGTGCCGCAGTTAAAAAATCACTTGATAGATATAATGCAAAATATTTTGTAACTGAAAGCAAAACTTTATAAAAAAGTCTTGACAAGCTGCAAGTTATCTGTTATGATAAATATATCAAAAGAAAGAGAGAGGTTGATAATTATGTTAAACATTGAAAGTAAAATTAGCGGATGGAAAATAACAGGTTTTGAAACTAAACCGGTTTTTAGTAGTCAGATTGTTTCTCTTGAAGAATGTATGAGAACAATTAAACGACAGAAAACAATGGATTTTATCCTTGATACGTTTCGCTTTAGTAAAGGTAAAGAAGATAAAGACTGGTTTGCAATTCTTGACTGGGATACAATTATGAAAATCTCAATCATTGAAACAAATCCAGAAGAGGAAAAACAGTTAGAAGAGCATTTTGGCGAAGACTGGATTAAATTTTATCTGCGGTTCAATCATTAAAAAAAATGAAAATAGGGGTTGACAAATCAGCTCCCACATGATATAATAAATACATAAATAAGAAATAGAGAGGTAAAAAAATGAAAGTTTATTTAGCAAGTCCTTGGTTCAAAGATAGAGAAATGACAGTTTATCAGCAGATTATTAAAAAGATGCGGTCACAGGGAATTGATGTGTATGCGCCAATAGAGCATGAAATTGAAAATGCGTGGGACATGCCTAACAAAGAGTGGGGGCACAAAGTGTTCATGGAAGACATTGACGCAATCGACAAATGTGACGAGGTGTGGGTTCTGAATTTCGGAATGTATTCAGATAGTGGCACAGCCTGGGAGTGCGGTTACGCTTATGCAAAGGGCAAAACAGTGCGGATGCTGTTAAACACTTATACAGAAACAGAATTTTCCTTGATGATGGTCAATGGCTGTGATGAGGTTGATTCGATGGTGAATTATTTAACAGACAGCGACTTTAAATTAGAGATTGACGTCAAGTAGAAAATAAGAGCCTTTTGGCTCTTATTTTTGTATAATTTTCTAGTTGACAATTTGGGCTGCCCGCGCACAGTCGACGCGGGCAGAATTTCGATTATAACATACTCAGCACAATTTGTCAAGAGAAAATATTGCACAAAAATAAGCTGACAAAAATCCCGAAATTAGTGCAATATTTTTTGAAATAATGCTTGCAATCTGCGGTGAGGTGTGGTATTATAATAGTGTCAAGAGGAAAGGAAATAAAAAATCCTCAAAGAAAAAAAAATAAAAAACCTCTTGACAAATGCTTCTAAGCATGATATAATAAATACAAGATAAAGGAAGAGAGGTAAACAAAAATGACTTAGAAAAAAATAAAAAAAGCTTGACAACTGAATAGAGATGTGTTATAATAAAGACACAAAGAAAACAAAAACAAATTTTAATCAAAAAGGAGAATGATACTATGACAAACAAAATGACTTATGTAAAGGCTCTTGAAATCGCTATGAAAGCAGTTGAGGATAACAAAGAGGTAACTGAAAAGCTCGAAGCTCTGAAAGAGTCTATCTCTAAAAAGAACTCTGCTGAAAGAAAGCCTACTGCCACACAGAAAGCAAATGAGGAATATAAAAAAGCTATTCTCTCATTCATGGAAGTTGGCAAAAAGTACACAATCTCTGAACTGATGAAAGAGGTTGTAGAACTGGCTGACCTCTCAAATCAGCGTGTTTCCGCACTGGTTAGACAGCTGAAAGACTCTGGTCTTGTTGAAAGAACAGAGGAAAAGAGAAAAGCATATTTTTCTAAAAAGGCTGTAACTGAAAATGAGGGGGAATAATCCCCCCCTCCCCACTGGGGAAATTTAAAAAAAGTCTTGACAATCCAGTAGTCATGTGCTATAATAGATTTATCAAATGAAAGAGGTGTTGTAAAATGAAAAAGACAGAAATTAATTATCCTACACAGGAATGGCTTGACAACTGGGTTGACAAGTACATTGACAAAAATCCTAATGAAAAAATTACAGACTTTAAAGCATTAGAGGAGAAAGCCACAGAAGATTGGTGGGACAACGAAATCGACCACAATCGCCCCACGCCTTTTGACTTGACGCCTGAACAGCAAAAAGTCGCAAAGGAAGCCACAAAAACAGGCACGCGAAAAGCTCCTACAAACTACAAATTCGACAAAAAGAAGCGTCCAAAAGATGCAGAAAAAGTAGAATTTCTCGAAAAAGTTTGCGGTTTTTGTTCAGAAATTACAGAAAATTGTGAAATTGTAAACGCTGGACAGGAAATTTCATTCAAAATTGGTGAAAATGAGTACAGTTTAAAGCTTGTAAAGCATAGAAAAGCCACAAAATAGTGGCTTTTCACCCGAAAACGGGGCAAAAAATTAAAAAAAGTTGTTGACAAACAAGAAAACATCTGCTATAATAAGTACATAAGTTAAGAAAGAAAAGAAAAGAGAGGTAAATAAAAATGAATTACATCGTACTTGATACTGAAACTACAAACGGCTTTGATGACCCTTTTTGCTATGATGTGGGCTATGCTGTATTAAATGAATCTTTTGAGGTCATTGAAACAAGGTCTTTTGTTGTGGCTGATGTTTTTCTTGACAAAGAAATGATGGCAAATGCTTATTTTGCTGATAAAATTCCGCAATACTGGGAAGATATTAAAAATGGCGTTAGAGAATTGAAAACATTCAGAAACATTAGAAAACAGTTGCATGATGATTGTAAAAATTTTGAAGTCGGTGCAATTATCGCACATAATGCACGTTTTGATTATAAAAGTTGTCAGAAAACACAAAGATGGCTGACTAAATCAAAATATAGATACTTCTTTCCTTTTGGCTGTGAAATCTGGGATTCTTTGAAAATGGCAAGACAGACTTTCGCAAAAGATGAAAATTACAAAAACTTTTGTATCGAAAATAATTTTGTAATGAGTGGCAATCGCCCACGCTTAACAGCAGAAATCCTTTACAGATACTTGACAAATAATGTAGATTTTGTTGAAAGTCATACAGGTTTAGAAGATGTGATAATTGAGAAAGAAATTTTTAAAGCGTGTCTTGCTATGAACTCTGAAATTGATTGTAAAACGTGGAATAATTAAAATCCACGTTTTACAAAAAAGTTATTGACAAAATAAAAAAGCTATGGTATAATTTATTTATAAAATAAAAGAGAGGTATTAAAAATGATTAATAAAATTCTTGATGAAATGATTAAAAGAGGTTTTGTAGATAGCTATGGTGATATTTACGACATGAATGAAAATGATGATGATTTTGATACTGTGTTTGGTCAGATTGCGGAAAGCATGGGTTTTGAATATTCAATCGACTCAGACCACGTGTTCGATTCTCCTGGCTGTGATATTTACTGCAAAGCGGTTGTTGTTTTGAATGAGGACGGATATGATAACGCATTACTCACATTTGAACATTGTTAAGGGGGCGAACAAATGGTCTATAGAGGTTCATTAGAAAGTCATGTGCGGGCGGGGCGGCTCAGTGAAAAGGACGCAAGAAATATTGCAAAGTTGTTACAAATTGATTTCGATTTGAATAAAAAAATTCCTTGGTGGAAAAAAATATTTCACAAAAATTAAGAGGGTAGAAGCCCTCTTTTTTGTTTATAATTACTACTTGACAAAACCCCATAAGTGTGCTATAATCAATTTAGACCCGCCCTTAGGCGGCCGGCGCAGCCGGAATTCGCATTATACCACATCTTTCAAAAAAAGTCAAATAAAATCGCATCGTCAAATTGCACAATCTTTTTTCCCGAAATCTCTTTTTTTTGTGCAACCTGCACAACCAGCTCCTGCGGGCGCGCCACCTGATGCAACCCACATATGCAACCCCTTTTGCTTGGCAGCCCGGGCCCGGGCGCATATGCCCGCCGCGCCGGTAGAAAGTTGGCCCATCAAAAATTTTTTTACCCATTGGGCGACCGGCGCGCCGCGTTAATTTTCCCATATGGCCGCAACATTGCTACAAACTTGGCCTGAACAAAACAAGTTTTGCTCACTCTCTCCTCTGAAAAAATTGGTCCAATAGCAGAGATAGAACGAGTCCAGTAGAGCAAAGTTTACCTCGTATGAAAGTTTGTCCATTTCGAATTCTGCGAGGCAAATTGATTTATGTTTTAAATTTTGATATAATAATATTAAATCCAAAAGGAAAGAATATAGACGCGGCCCGGCCGCATTAAAGTGTCCTGCTGCCCAGTTTAATCTTATCATATAGCTTAGGATATGCGAACGGCAGCAGGCCCGCAATATTCTTCCAATTGATTTTTTATAAAAATTATTATATAATATATACATAAGATAAAGAAAGATAAATTTAAAAAAGGAGAAAAGAAATTATGGTTAGAGTAGAAGATTTAATGGCGGCAATTCAGAATGGACAGAGCGCAGATGACCTGGCAGCAGAGTACGCAAAGGCACTGAATGAGGCTAATGCCCGAGTTAAGGCAGACGCTGAAGCTAAGGCTAAAGCTGAGGCAGAGGCACGCGCTAAGATTGCAGATGCAAAGGCAGTAGTAGTGCCGCTTGTAAAATATATTCAGACATATATTCCGGAAATGGACCTTGGTGAGGTAACAGATGCGGACCTGGATGAGGCAGTACAGTTTTTTATAACTGCTTTTGATGAGGTGAAAGTTCAGCTGGCGCCACAGCTTAAACTTCTGAAGATGCTTGGTGGTGAAACACCGAAAGCAAAACTTAATATTACTCGCAAAACGCAGACTATCGGCGATAAGAGAGACCCGATTGCCGAGTTCCTTAAAGATATGGGTCTGTAATAAAAATTGTCACGAATAAAGTTCCCATGAACAAGTTTTCATGGGAGCTTTTTTTATTGGGTTAGATTGAGTTAGAAGTGAGATAGACTCATATAAAACGGTAAGGGTGAGGGAGAAAAATGAGGAGTGGTTCCAGGCGTGCCGGGGGGCAGGTACCTTCCACCAAATTCTATAAAATTCCATGAAATTCCGCTAATTTTTATCAAGTTCCATCATTTTTATAAGACTATATAAGATTATATTAAATCCAATGAAATCCTTTTTGATTCATTCTTCCTCTTTCTTCCTTCCTACTAAAAAAGCCAAGACCGCAATAGTCTTGGCTCTTCTCAGTTAAGATATCTCTCCTAACCAATCTCTATTCAACTGTCTCTGAATATAATCATCAATCCCAGCAGACAAAGTAGTTAAATCTTCAATTTCTTCTACTCGAATAGTTTTAACATTTTCTAAAGGCTCTGACGAGCTTACTACTGATTTTGACCTCTTCTCTTTTTTAATCCTTGCCTGAGAAGCTTTCAGCCAATCCTCTTCTCCTTTAGTTTCTATTTCTGTTGCTGTCTTTCCGAAAGAATAAACTGGTCTTGAATCAGGTCTATTCTCTTTAACATCACTACATGTCGCATTAACTGTTCCTAACTGTCTCCAAACACTTCCATCCCAAAAAATTAAATTCAAATTTTCAGACGTTCCTTGATGCCCTAAAGCATAAATGAAATTTCTATTTGCCCTTTTCGAATCAAATTTAACTTCTTCAATAACATAAACTGGAGTACCTTTATAATTCCCTATTTTACCAGACTCATAATTTAGATTCATTATACACCTCATTAAACCAATTATCAGTTTTTCTTACTTCATTACCAATTAAACTAATCTGTATCAATCTACTTTCCTCTACATCAATCTTCTTATCTAATACTACATGATTAATCTTCCTTCCTCTTACAATATTTTCTGTAACTTTATCAGTAATATAAACTCTAATTTCAATTTCTTTTCCTGCTGATAAATAATAATAACTGTTTCCATGCTTTTGAATAATAGTTTTTTCATTATGAAAACTTTCTTTAAAGTTTTCAATCCATTTTTCAAAATCATTTGTTACAATTAATATAGAAATATTCATAATATTCTTCTCTCCCTTATCTTAAATATATTATATTATAATTTTTAAAATAAATCAAAAACGGAATTTTCTTATGACTCCTTCTCGATTTAATCTCGGCTTTAAATAAGTAATTAAGGCATATTCCATACAAGACAAATCTCTATCTGAAATATTATCAAACTCACAATCAAAAGATATTAATGGAATACAATTAATTTTATTATTCACACTCTTCTCTTTAAATTTTCTCATTTCTTCATATAATTTTCCACCCTGATATTTCATATTACTTTTATGTTCAGAAAATCTTTGATAAAAATTTCTACTTGTCTTTCCTATATACACTAACTTTTTATTGAAATAAATACCATAAATACCATAATGATTTTTCATTTTATCTCCCCCACTTGCAGTTCCCGAGCGCCATTTAACAAAAATTGCAGAATTGCAATTTTTGTTAAAAAGATTGCAGCAAAATATTGTAATTGCATTGCAATTGCAGAATTGTAAAGATATAAGATAGCTTTGTACAAATGCAATGCACTGCAATACGTTGCAACAATGTTGTAATTGCAATTGCAACAATTTCTGCAATTTTTATTTAAAAAGAAAATGCTTCTACCTGCTCTATTTCGTCTGTTTTCTCATTTATAGTTATATTACTATCTTTTCGTCTTCGCCAACCCTCAGAGTGATCTATAGCACTTTTGCTACAACCTAATAATTCAGCAATCGCCGCAGAGCTTTTACCTTCCCTCGCCAAACGTAAAATTTCGCCATCGTCGACTTTTCTCTTTCTTCCGGCACTTTTTCCGGCATTAACTTTCTGCTCGTATTTATTTTTACTAAAATTTATGCGGCCCTTGACCATATTAACAAACGCTTGAGTCACTACGTCTTCTGGATGCTGAGATTCAAACCCAGCGCCATATCGAACGATTTCAGCAATAATTCTATCTTGTTGCTCCAATGGCAAATCTTTAATAGACTCTAACCATTCACTATGAATAACAAAAGTTACGTCTTCAGCCATTTAATCGTCCTCCTCTCCAGAAGTCAAAATATTATCAAACGCCTCCAATAATTGCGGCGTAGCCTCATAAACCCAGCAATTAAACCGCATATTCTGTGGGTTCTTCATCTCTGTAAGATACTTAAACCCCATCTCTTGTAACTTAAGATGTATTCTCAAAGAGTAAATAATCTTAAAATTTTGTTTTGACATTTTAAATCCCCTCTCAATTATTCTTCGTCTTTTGCCTCTTGGCTATCTAAAAACATTTTTACAGAACGACGAATAATCTGAGAAATAGTCAAGTCATTCTCTTCTGCAAACTTTGTTAATTTATTCTTTTCATCAATACTAACACGAAAAGAAACTTTAGTCATATCGTCTCTTCTTGCCATGATAAAACCTCCTTTCCAAGAGATAATACAATTCCTTTTTATAATTTTGTCATATTTTGTCCTACAACTCATTTATAGCTAATTGATTTTTTATTAAAATTTTGTTATTATATATACATAAGATAAAGAAAGGAAATGATAAAAAATATGCAGGGTGTATTTTACTGGGGAATGAAGATTTCCCGCAAAGAAGTCGACCTCTTATGGAATGAATTATCTTTAAATGATTATTCCTATCTTCGTGAAAACTATATGTTTGAAATTCTTGGTTATGATGGTTACATTTTTGGTGAAATCATCGAATCTATCTATCCAGGAGAAGAGCCTGTTGAAGGTCCGCTTGGCATCTTCATGGTCGACAGAGCTGACAAATCTCTTATCATGTCCGCATACGACACAATAGCAAAAGCCATCTTAAAAAGAGATTTTTATGGTCGTTATGGACTCACAATGCAGGAGAGAATCTAAATGAGTAAAATAATCACAATTAACCGTGATATGCATGAGGAATTTGTCTTTCCAGTAGACAAAATTGCATATGTCAAATTTAATGACTTTGAGCGAAAAATTACTATTGCTACTACTGGAGCTGAATCAATTTTTTTCAACATTCCTTATTATAAAAGGAATAGAAACGACCTCTTTGCAACAATAGATGAATACGATGAAACTAAAACTACAATTCTCAATGCATTAAATGAAAAGGAGTGACGTTATGTATCCATTTATTTTCTGGGGAACTCGAGTTAGAGAGGATAACTACGAGCTTGAAAAATTTTCTGGTTGTACTTTTGCGGACTCGTATACCGAAGCTATGACCGCAATCGAGAATTATTATGGGGATGAATTAGTTGATATTCATCTCGAAAGTCTTGATGAAGATAACGTTATTGAATTTTCAAATCCAAAGGAGGGAAAGAAAATTGTCAAACGAGAAAACATGTAAACAATGTATGCACATAGCACATTCACAACAAGGTCAATACTTCTGCAAATTAACTTCAATTATTTGCGACCCAGAGACAGATTTCTGCTCAAAAGGATACTTTGATAATACTGATAATGCGCCAATTTGTGCGGTTTGCGGCGAGCCGATTATTCCTTCGATTTCACGAGCTATCGTAGAGGTTGTAGAGGGACAGGTCCGCGCTTTTTGTAAAACTTGTTACGAACATCGTCTTAACACATGCAAGACTTGTAAAGCATCTTGCCAGTGTGATTTTGAAACAAATCCAATTAAGATTGAAAAGCTGGTTCAGCAACAAGTTCAGCGTGGTCCAGTAGTTCAGGTATTTCCTATTAAAAATCCTGAGCGTATTAAAGAAACTTGTATGAAAGTTTGTAGCTGTTGGAACGATGAACAGCAAATATGCAACCGAGAAGTAAATGTATGCGGAAAATATGAGGAACATGTTTACACTCCCTAACGTGTCAGACTAATTCTTATATAATAATATTATAGCATTTTTTTAGAAAGGAGTCAACTTTATGATATGGATTGTATTCGCTTGTATCTTCGGAATATTTATGGGCAAAGTTATTCATGATGAAGGCTTAGGCTGGTGTAGCACAATTTGTGGGGGTATTTTTTGTACAGCTGTAGGATGGTTTTTAGCTTTTATACTTACTGGAGCCGCAATTAGTGGTATATCTAAAGCAACAAATTCAGTAAAATATATTCCAGACCCAGCAGAGTCTCATGAGCTTGTAGCACTACAAGATAATATTTACACTACATGCTTCAGAAATGCAGATGGTTATTTAAAAATTACCTATCTATATAAAAATGTCGATGAAACTGGTGAAGAGAATTATAAAAATGAAACTATTGATGGCAGATACGCACAAATTTATCTCAAAGATGATGTTGTTCCGCATGTAAATGCTTATAAGCCAATCTTTATTAACCGAACAGTTAATCTTATATTTGGTTCACCGATCTTTTATAATGACAAATATAATATCTATGTTCCAGAAGGTACTATAAAGATGGATTATAATGTTGATTTGAAATGAAAGGAGAATTTATGAAAAAGAAAATTGCGGTTTTGGCAGCTGCTACGTTCGTATTACTTGGGTGTAGTGGATGCGGTAATATGGTTGCAAAAACTTATGGTGGCACTATAAATATTGATTTGCCTGTTGGAGAAAAATTAGCTGAAGTCACTTGGAAAGACAATAACGTTTGGTATCTTACTCGTCCTATGCGAGAAGGAGAAGAAGCTGAAACTTGGACATTTCAGGAGAAATCTAATTATGGTGTAATGGAAGGAAAAGTTATTTTAAAGGAGAGGAAATAATATGTTTGATAATGATGATTTTGTTGAAGGAATGGGATGCTTAGGTGTAATTGTAATGGCTGTAATTTTTATTATTTTTACACCTCTGTTATCATTTGTTTTATGCTACTTTGGAGGTTGGTTATGTAAAATTACATTCGGTCCAACTCTTTGTCATGCATTGAATACTTTATTTAATGTATCATTTTTTACACCAGAGAAAATCCCTCTTATGGCAGGTGCTCTTGGATGGATTGGTAACTATTTTAGAAGTAAAAATACCATTAGTACAATCAACAAAAAGAGAAGTTAAAAACTTCTCTTTTTTGATTTTTTGTAAAAAATATTTTATAATATATTTACAAAATAAAGAGAGGAAAAATTATGGAACATTTATTTAAGGGCTATGCAATCGCAAAAATTGAATATGGCGGATGGGGAGATAGTCATCCAGTAGTAAAAGGAACATTGTTTAAAATTTTTCCCACAAGAGCTGACGCAGCTCATTGGGCAAATCAACATGGATATAATTTATCTAGTAATGATGGATACCCGAAATATGGAATCATCAACGTAGACATTTATCCAGGAGAATATGAATTAAAGGAGTAGTGATAAGATGATTATTAAAAAATTAAATTGCGGAAATAAGAGTGATTCTTACTTAACTGTACAGTTAAGTTATGATGAAGTCAGGGATATTGCAAATACATGTTATTATGCAACTGAATTTATTCCTGCGGACCAGATTAAAATAAAATCAAATGCGGTCATTGCCGCAAACATGACAAAATTTTTATTTGACATGGTAAAGCATGGCAATATTCAGCCTGAAACAATTCAAGATATGTATATGGCTAAATTTGATGAAGATAAAGATAAAGATAAATCAGCGGAGGATTGTTGATTATGATGTATAATATTTATGCGGGCTTAGGTGGCGGTTTTGGTGGTGCTAATTATATTGGTACTATAGATTGCAAATCTTTAGAAGATGCTTATGCCTTGGCAAGAGAGTATGCAATAGAAGAGTATGACTCTTACTCTGGAATGTATGGTGTTACAGATAGAGGTGACATTTATGATAATCCAGAAGATTTCGGTCTTGATGAAGATTGGGATGAAGAAGATGTAGATGATGTCCTTAATGAAGAGATTAATTCATGGATCGACTACTGGGCTGTACCAGAAGATGAAGATGAAAACTTAGATGATGAAGATAAGGAGTATTTATAATATGAATCCAATTATTAATCCATTATTTTTTTATTTTATTTCTGTAACAGATATTCTTCGTTTCTTACTGCTAATTGGCGGTTTTGGAGTTGTAGTAATTTGTGTTTTTGTAGGTTTTATATGCTGTGTTGATTATGATGTAGAAGAGATACTAAAGTTTTTTAAGAAACCAATTATTATTGGTTTAATTGTCGGTACTATTGGAATTTTTGTACCTTCTGAGAATACCTGTTATAAAATGCTCACAGCATCCCTTATTACCCCAGATAATATTGAAGTTGTGAAAGATGGAACGCAGGAGTTGGTAGATTATATCATTGATGTAGCCGATCAAATCACTGAAGATGATGATGATAAATAAAATTAAGAAAATCAAAGGAGACTAAAAAGTCTCCTTTGATTTTTTTTATAAATTTTATTATAATATATATAGAAAATAAATAAAGGAGTAAAAATTAATGGAAAAACATAATCTTGAACGACTTCTTGAAGATTATAATAAAGACTTAAAAAGAATTAGAATTCTTCAAGAAGCTGTAAAAGAAGCAGCCAGGATTCTTAGTACGAATCCGCCTGGAGATTTAAACAACTACACGCCTGAGATGCTTAACGCATTGGTTGGTAGTAAAGATAATCCAAAGAAGTGGGAAAACTATTTAGTTCATATGGGTATGGAAAGATCAGGAATTAAATCCATCTCATAAGGCAACTAATAAACCGCCATTGATTTTTTATAAAAAATATAATATAATATATTTATAAGATAAAGAAAGAAAGAAAGAGAGAGGTGTTCAAGATATGGCATTAGTAGCAAGATCTTATGTTGGACTGGAACAGGTTGGAGAACCTTACTTAGTAGGAACTAAAATGTATATCAAAGTAAAGATGGCGAATGGAAATCTGAAGCAGGTACGTGCATACAGCAATGCTGAGTATAAGAAATATTATCCAGACCTTGCTGCAAATGCCGCAGAAGACCATTCCAATGATCCATACTGGAAATCTCAGAAAGAGATTCTTGGTTTCAAAAATGGATATGTTACAATCTTTAAAGGCGATACTTATTCGCATAAAGAGTGGTTTAAAGAAAACGGTTGCCAGTATAGAAAATGGTGGGGTTGGTCTTTATCTTCTGAAGCAGAATTGCCAGAAGAGCTTCCAGAAGGAGTCGAAGCTATTCGACTTAACTGGGAAGATGTTGGCGAGGGTGAATCTCTTAAAAATGATAGCATTGTAGAAGCAGCAGTTAATGCTCTGCTCTATGAAGAAAGCCATTCTAATTATGTTGGAGAAATCGGTAACAGAATTGAAATTGAAGTTACTGTCACCAAAGCATTGAAAATTAATGGCTATTATGGACCGAGCACTTGCTACACAATGGAAGATGCCGCGGGGAATGTATTTGTTTGGATTACATCTTCTACCAGAGTAAGATTCGATGAAGGTGAATCATATTGGATTCGTGGTACTATTAAAGACCACAAAGTTTATAAGAATGTAAAGCAGACGGTATTAACCAGATGTACTAAAACAAATAAGGAGAAATAATTTATGGGATATGTAACAAATTATAAAATCAGTTTCATTCATTTCGGAAAAACTGAAATGCCAAAAGAAGCAGATGTTGTAAATGCTCTTAATAGTATCAATCCTTATGATTTTGAAGTCGGAGAGGATGAAAGTCCTCTCCTGGAGGAATTCTTTGAGGAGCCTATTAAGTGGTATGACCATGTAGAAGATATGATTAAATTAAGTAAAGTATTTCCAGAAATTCTTTTTATTCTTGATGGATGGGGAGAAGAAATTGGAGATGTTTGGAGAGAGCTTTATATGGATGGAGAAAGAGTAGTGGCTAACTTGGTATTTTCTTTCTCAGATTTTAAAGTTATGAATAAGCCTGAGCACGAATCTAATATTCTGCGGAAGGTGCTTATGCGGACACCGGATATGCCATCAGATATATATGTAGCATCTCCAAGAGATATTTGGTAGTCAAAAAGACAGCTATTAATTTTTTATAAAAATTATTATATAATATATACATAAGATAAAGAAAAGGAGATGATATTTAATGTTTGGAGAATCTAATTTATTCTTAGGTTTTATGGTTCATCAGAAAGATCTTGATAACCTTGCTCAGCAGATTGTCAATGAATATCGTAAAGGAAATACAACATTCATTGCACAGGCATCATTTGAGTTATCACCTTCAGACTTGGCTTATGTAGAGGATAAAGTAACAAAGATGCTTTCTTAGACATAATGAAGCTTGATTGATTTTTTATAAAAAATATAATATAATAATTATAGAAAGTTAAAGAGAGAGGTAATTAAAGATATGGAAAAAGTATTCGATTTAAGAGATATGATTACAGATGCTGAAATGACTGCTTTTGAGAAATATGTTGATACTTATGCAAGTGAGTATTATGGTAAGAGAACTGTAAGTGGTAAAGAGCTTCTTCATTTCTGGGCTGACGCCAAAGCACAGTATCTGTATAAACTCTTTGGCAACAAACTTATCATTTCTAAGACGGTTACTTTTGAAAAAGAATCAGGTCAGATGCGTAGAGAGATGAACGACCTGATGGATGAGCACCTTTTTATGAGAGAGTTTATTGATAAAATCCAGAATAAGTTTTGGATGGATTACATTCAGTGTAATCCAGCTTATGAAAATGAGAAAAGAAATCTTTATGATAATATCTGCGCTATTTGCAGCAACTCTGAACTGATTGACAATGTTTACACAGGTGATACCTTCATGGTTCCTACTCCAGAAGGAAAAGAAATTAAAATTCAGCATGGTTGTAAAACTATGAAGGCTCTTGGAAAAATTGCATCTGCTTATGGACTGAATATGAGCAATTTTGAGGACTTCCGTATCAAAGTTTCTCAGATTCTGAATCAGAAGGTGTTAAAGGGTAATCTTTGCCTTTCAATTCATCCTTTGGACTATGTAACAATGAGCGACAATAATTCTGATTGGAGTTCTTGTATGTCATGGATGGATAATGGATGCTATAGACAGGGAACTGTTGAGATGATAAACTCTCCGATGGTTATTGTTGCATATCTTACAGCTTCTGAGCCGATGGACGTTTGCGGGCTGGAGTGGAACAATAAGAAGTGGAGAGAATTGATGGTTGTTAATAAAGACCTTATTACAAACATCAAGTCTTATCCTTACTTTAACTCTAACCTGACTAAAGCAAGTTTAAGCCTGTTAAGAGAGCTTGCCATAAAAAATCTGCCTGAATGGAGCTTCGATGAAACATTAAGAAAGTATGAGCCAAATGAATGTACTTATGTGGATGATTATAAATTGACAGTTTATCCATCATCTAACGCAATGTACAATGACTTTTTAAATGATCCTTATATGAACGCAGCATATTTCAATAAAGATTTATACTGTTGTGAAAATACAGACGATGATGGCTATATCAGAGTATGTTTTAACTACTCTGGTAAATCTGAATGTATGGGATGCGGACGGGAAGCTGACTTCTATGACAATGAAGGACATCTGATGGGCGAATGCTGTGATACAGTGATATTCTGTTCTATCTGTGGAGAATCTTACAGAGATGAAGATGAGCTGACTTGTGTAGATGGAAGACTTCTTTGTCCAGATTGTTTTGATGATAATGTAGCTCAGGATGCGATTACAGGTGAGAATCATCTTACCCGCAACTTAACTCCTATCAGACTTCTCTCTGATAAGGATGAAACTAAAATTGTAGAGACTATCTTTGTTTACGATTTAGAAGAAAGCTGTACAGCAAAACACTTTAAGATTATTCGTAAAAGAGAAACCTTAAACAGATTTTATGCAGACCCATATTACTATGTATATCCAACAGATTGTACTGATGAAGGTCTTGCTCTCTTTGGTCTTAAAAGAGACAGTGAAGATTTTGAAGATACAACTTGGATGCAGGATGTCAAAGAAGAGTACCAGAATGTTGATGATGAAGTAGTCATTGATACTCCTCATGACTGGCATAAATTTTATAATGCCAGACATCTTCTGGATAGAGGAGACTTCCTTGCAGCATGGACTCGTATCGGAGACATTGCAATGGCACTTTAAAAGAGAGACTTGCTTTTAAATAAAAATTATTATATAATATATTTATCAAAGATGAAGAAAGGTTAAAAGGTATAGATTATGGAAAAAATTACAAAGAGAGAAATGTATCAGGCACTTATTCGCTTCGCAGAGACTGGTGTTATGTCTTATCCAGCAAAAGAAGATGGCGTTGATGATCCAACAGTAACAAGTGAAGAGCTGAAAGTTTTCGCAGAGAATGAGATTGTCCTTTTGGATAAGAAGCTGAATAAAGCAAAAGAGAATGCAAAGAAAAAGAGAGCTACATCTGATAAGTTACAGGAAGCTATTCAGGCAGTTCTGACTGATGAGTTTGAGACTATCGCAGATATTGCGGCAAAGATTGAGGATGAAGATGCTACAGTTGCTAAATGTGTTTACAGACTGAATGCCCTTGTTGAGGCTGGTATTGCTGAAAAGACAGATATGAAAGTGACTGGAGCTGAAGGCAAAAAGAGAACTGTAAAAGGATATAAGCTGGCAGGTGAGCCGGTAGACGAAGATGTTGATGAGGAGCCAACTGATTCAGTTGAGGAGTAATTAAATTAAGAGAGTTGCTATATAGCAACTCTCTTTTTTTTCAGCCCCATAAAGTTCGGTAAAACAAAGCCGGCCGGCGCTGGGCGCACACTTCGTAAACCTAAAACAAAAAATGGCTTTACTATTTTTTAATTGACAAGGCTATATTTTTATGATATTATATATTTATAAAGGAGGAGTGTATACTTATGAAATTTTGTTTATCCAGTAGACAACAAACTGATTATCTGCATAAAGCAGATGAAATTAAGTTTTATTATAGAGATAGAAAAGCAATTCCAGATTTTTTTGAAAAATATCCAACAGCAACAATTATATTAGTTCATTCAAATTTTGATGATGAAATTAATTGGAATGAGATAAGTAATTATAATATATTATCTCAAGAGAGATTTATTATATGCGTAGATACTATTGATGATTGTATTGCGGCAAAGGCTCAAAATATTCCGTTTTATCATAATGCTGGAGTTAAGACTGCATATGAATTAAGAGCATTAAAGGACTTAGGAGTTTGTTATGCTTTAATTGACGCTCCGTTATTTTTTAATATGGATTTAGTTAAATCTATTGATGTTCCTGTGCGGGCAGTGCCTAATTTGGCTTTAAAAGACGGATTACCAAGAGATAATGGTATTGTAGGTACTTGGATTCGTCCAGAAGACTTAGAGATGTATGAAGGCTATATTACCGCAGTAGAATTTGAAGACTTTACTGAAGATAGGGAAAAATATTATCAAAAAGAACGTGCGATGTTTCGTATTTATGCTGAACAAAAGCATTGGCCAGGCAATCTTAATATGCTTGTTACTGGTTTAAATTTCAGTGCTTTAAATCGTGTTATTAATCCAGTCTTATCAGAAAGAAGAATGACTTGCCGCCAAAGATGTGAAGAAGGTGGACATTGCCGTTTATGTTATCATGTTCTCTCTGCCGCAGACCAAGAATCTATTGAACAATATCGGGACGAACTTTCTGCTAATTGATTTTTTAATTAAAATATAATATAATATATTTATAAAAAGAAAAAGAGAGGAGATTAATGTGCAGGTATTAAGTCCTAATGATTTAAAATTATTTAAGAATTTACTTAAAACTTCCCCAGAAAAGCTGATGAGGATGTTAAATCGGATTCTCTGTGGCAGATACAGTAATCTCACTTATACAGGAGATTATTTGTATGCTATTGGAGATATTCCGATTGGATTGGTGGCTCATGTAGATACAGTTTTCCCAGAACCGCCAGAAGATATATATTACGATAGAGAAAAAGGTGTAATGTGGAGTCCGCAAGGTCTTGGAGCAGATGATCGTGCAGGTGTATTTGCTATACTTAAAATTATTCAGTCTGGGCTTCGTCCGACAATAATTTTTACTACAGATGAAGAAGTTGGCGGTCTTGGTGCCACTCAGCTTGTAAAAGATTTTCCTGAATGCCCTATTCCAGATTTAAAATACTTAATTCAGTTGGATAGACGTGGTACAAATGATTGTGTGTTTTATGATTGTTATAATGAAGATTTTATTACATATGTAGAATCATTTGGTTTCATTGAGGCTTTTGGAACTTTTTCAGATATTGCAGAATTATGTCCAGCATGGGATGTTGTTGGAGTTAATTTATCCATAGGTTATGAGAATGAGCATACAAAATATGAAACTTTACATTTGAAACCTTGGATAGCTACTATCGAAAAAGTAAAACGTATGCTTAAAGAGAAGGATATCCCGGATTTTGAGTATATTGAATACTCTTATTCTTATAATGGAACAAAATGGGGTTATGATGAAAAATATAAGGATTGGTATGATTATACACCTCATTATAGATGTAAAAGTTGCGGAAAATCATTTTGTGAATATGAAGTGATTCCAACCAGAAATAAGAATAAGAAGATTGTATACTATTGTCCAGATTGTTGTGTTGATAATGTAACTTGGTGTTTAGATTGCGGGACAGCTTATGAGAAGAAAAAAATGTCTGCGTGTCCTAAATGTGGTAGCGAGAGGTCAGAAGATTGAGCGTAAAAGAGATTGACGAGATTAAAGAACAATTTAAAAAAGTTATTTCCTATTCACAGGGAATAGAAAATCCTGTAGTAGATGATTTATTTGAAAAGTGGTTAGAAGGAAAACGTGATTTCATAGAAGCAATGGGCGGAAAATTAATCTATGAATTTCCAAAAAAAGTATTTTTTGAATTAAATAAGCATGATAAAGAGATTAAAGTCGATGATTTTGCGAATTTAGTTGAACAAAATTATTCTAATCCTAGTTTAGCTGATTTTATTAGCTCTCAAAGAGAAGGCTTTTTTACAAATCGAGTTATCAATTCTACTGTCACAGATAAAGGTGAAAAAATTCCAAAAGATATGAAACTTTTAAAAGCGTTTAAGTTTTTTGAAAGTAATAAAGAAACATTGGAAGCTTTGCAGGCTGCGGCGAGTATGATTATCCAAGAGGATAAAGTTGAGGGAACATTATGTCTTTCTGTGCATCCGCTTGACTTCCTTTCGGCCAGTGAAAATAACCATAATTGGCGTTCATGTCATGCATTAGATGGTGAATATCGAGCAGGAAATTTGTCATATATGACAGATAGTTGTACGATTATGTGTTATCTCAAGTCTGATAAAGATGAAAAGTTACCTAATTTTCCAGAAGGTGTGAAGTGGAATTCTAAGAAGTGGAGAGTTTTACTTTATCTATCTGAGAATTGGGATATGATGTTTGCGGGCAGACAGTATCCTTTCAGAACTGATGTAGGTATTAATTTTGTTAAAGATAATCTTTTACCGCAAGCAGGACTGGGGAGTTGGAGCGCATGGACAGATAAAAAGATAAAATCATATTATAATGGGGTAAATGAGTTTTCTTTTCGACATGCTTATATACCATATGGTGATAATATAGCTCCAATTGATGAAATTGTAATGAATCGTAAAAATTCATTACAGTTTAATGATTTATTACAATCAAGCTGTTATGAGCCGATGTATTGTTATAAGATGATAGAATCACCTTGGGCTTCATATTTTCTTTCTTTAAGATCAGAAGGTCAGCCTCAAAAGAAAGAAAAAATAATAAAATACATTAGTAATATGCCTAAAATTAGAGTTGGAGGCGAAGTTAAATGCTTGTGTTGTGGTAATAGAAATATTGAGTTAACTGAATCCATGATGTGCAATGAATGTGAAATTGAATATGGACAAGGCGATAGTGATATCTTTGGAACTTGTCCATGCTGCGGGCAGAGGTTTGTATTTGATGATGGATATTATGTAGAAGAAGCTGATGAAGTAATTTGTCCATCTTGTGCAGATATAGAAACTGCTGAATGTGCGAATTGTGGCGGTTTATATTATAAGACTGATATGCAATTTGATCACACTACTGGATTGTATTATTGCAAAGAATGTTATATAGATTGCAGAATAGGAGAAGGAAATAATGATAGAGACGAAGGATTTTAAAGAGGACTCTTTATACTCAAAAGTAAAAGAAGTAGAGCGTAGTTATGACTATTTGAGAAATGGACATCCAAATTGGGATATTAATCAGATTTTAACAATTTTAAATTTTGGCGTATCAATGTGGAACACAGAACATATGAACAGAGACCTTTCTGCATCTTTTAGTATTACAGACGTAGAAAAACAGGACTAAGGAGGAAAAATTATGGCAAAGGGCAGTACAGCAAAAATAAACGTACAGAATAAAATTGCGATGGCTTTTGGAGCAGATTATATTGGAGAGCAGGATAAGAAGATTTATGTGTGGGCAGATGATGGTGGAGAACGTGTCCAGATTGCTATTGCTATGACATGCCCAAAAACACCTATCGCAGCAGAGAATGAAGCGGCTCATACTGCATGGGACTGGAGTGAAGATACTCCTACCACTCCTATTAGAGGACAGAGAGCTGAGGTAATAAAACCAAAAGTAGAGATTACTCAGGAAGAGCAGGATAAAATCGCTGATATGATTAAGCGTTTTGGTCTGTAAGACAGAATATTATTAAATTTCCTCGGGCATTCTACAAAAATTTTGCCCGAGGATTTTTTATTAAAATTACATAAATAGATACTAAATTGATTTTTTTAAAAATTTTTTATATAATATATATAGAAAGTTAAGAAAGAAGAAAAAATAAAAAAAGTATCTATATATAGGTCGGTAACCTTAAACCTCATCGGATGAGGGCAAGACTCCAAATCTTGTGGCTCGGGGTCCGACTCCTCACCGGCCTGCTACTTAAAAAATCTTAATTGATTTTTTAATAAAAAAATATTATAATATATTTATAATAAATAAAAGAGAGGTGTTTTCTTAATGGATAATGTAAAAGTAGCGACTCCAGAAGCAGTTGTAGATAATTCTATTAAGATTTATATGCGTGAAATGGGACAGTTTTCTATGCTGTCAGCAGATGAAGAAATTAAGCTGGCTAATAGAATCGCTAAAGGAGACCAGTCCGCAAAGAATGAATTAGTTGAAGCTAATTTACGTCTTGTTGTTTCCCTTGCCCGCCATTATCAGGGCTGTGGTTTATCTTATCAAGACCTTATCCAGGAGGGAAATATTGGTCTTATCAAAGCCGCAGAAAAGTTTGATATGTCAAAAGGTTTCCGTTTTTCAACTTATGCCTCTTGGTGGATTAAACAGGCTCTTTCAAGAGCTATTGCGGACCAGTCCAGAACTATTCGTATTCCTGTTCATATGACTGAGAATATTAATAAGTTCAAAAAAACTGAAAGAGAGCTTCTTAGCCAGTTAAATAGAGAGCCAAAAATAAAAGAAATTGCTGATGCAATGGGCATTTCTGAAAAACAGGCTAAAGAGATTCAGTCTTATATTGTAGAGCCTACCAGCTTGGATATTCAAGTGGGTGATGATGATGACACTACCATTGGTTCATTTATCGAAGATACTCATTTTATTAATCCAGAAAGTGCATATATCAAAGAATCTAATGGAGATGTAATAAATGCGGTTCTTGATACATTAAGTGACCGTGAAGCTAATATTCTTCGTTTGAGATTTGGTATTGGCGGTAAAAAAGCTATGACTCTTGAGGAAGTTGGTAAAGAATATGGTCTTACAAGAGAGCGTATTCGTCAGATTGAAGCAAAGGCTTTAAGAAAGCTGCGTCATCCGAGTCGTGCCAATATTTTAAAGGAGTGTATGGCTTGAGTTATGAAACAGTATGCGGAATTATATTTATAATTTTAGCAACGCCAATAGCATGTTGGTTTATTGCGGCGTTGGCTTTAAGAACATTATTTTTAATGTTTGATGATAGATAAGATTTCTTGTGGTGGGGGCGGAGACGCATGAGCCCGTTCCTATCACTTGAAGATATAAAATGAGGTTTATTTTATGGATTATGAGAATGTAGCATGGTTTTTGAAGAAACATAAGAAATATCATTATGTAAAAGAGACTCCTTATTCAGTTACATTTGCTACTGAACCAGACAAAAATGGAAAGGTCGAAACTGTTGAGGTAATGGAAAGTTATTTTCTTCAGTTTAAAGACAAGTAAATTGATTTTATAAAAAAATTATTATATAATATATATATAAGATAAAGAAAGGAAATAAAAAGATTATGGGAATTACTTGTAAGCCAGTAGGAAAACTCAGAGGAACTCTTAGAAAGATTCAGAACGAGAAAGATAAAGAGCAGCAGGCTAAAAACCGCTCTAAGTCGAAGGAAAATAAAGAAAATTGATTTTTAAATAAAAAAATGTTATAATATATATATAAAGACAGTTAATCAGCAAATAACCTTTTTGGTTAATAGGTGATAAAGAAAAAATTCTTTTGCGATTAAGAATTTTTTAGTATATGTTTAGTGGTAGCTAATTTCGAGTCTAATAAAAAAATCGAAAAGATTCCAACTGTCTTGATTCAATTAAAGGGATTGTTACAGCGTCGAGTAAACGGTTGAGGGCGACAATCAAAGTGAAAAGGGCGGGGCGTTCACTATTAATCCCTTATAGCTCAGTTGGTAGAGCGGCTGGCTGTGCGGAAGTAGCATAAGTAATGCCGAGCATTTGAGTTCAAATCTCAACTTCTGATTAACCAGCGTGTCGCAGGTTCGAGTCCTGCTGGGGGAGCTTGGGACAATATCCCATATTACCTCTCTTTTAGGGGAGAGTTCATCTCTCCCCGTTCATTTGCCCGATTGATGGAACTGGCAGACATAGCAGTCTTAGAAGCTGCGGCTTAGGCGTGAGAGTTCGAGTCTCTCATTGGGCATTATCAATAAGCTGTCATACGGTTTATTGACACACTTTCTTGCACTTAGAAAGAAAATAGTGTGATTGAGATGTATGAGTACCGCATAGCGTACTGGTGTTATGCCGTTTGGGAGAGATTGTGTAGCATGGTGAACCTCACTCCGAGTCCACGGATGGACTCATTTAAAGACTAACGTCTCGCCATGTGCTTTTTCAGAGGAGAACTGAGTTTTAGCACTAAACTCAACTCATAGCAACTTTTAATGGCTTATGTTGCTGTGGAAAGCCAATAAATATGCTCGAATGGTGGAATAGGTAGACACGGCGGTCTCAAACACCGCTCCGAAAGGGTATGGGTTCGAATCCCATTTTGAGTATTAAAGTGCTTCGCCACTTATAAAAAGAGCGAACCTTTAATTAACCAGAGTCCAAGTTAGAGGTAAATACCTGCTTGTGTTGAGTGCTTCGGCGACTCAATAAAAACCTCAAAAAATATGGCGTATACAGAGCTGGGCTGTATAAGAAGTCTAAAGAAAATAAAATTAACAGGGACAAATAAAATTACATGGCGTGAAAGGTAAGATTGTAGGTATAGACGAAATGGAACCAAAACTTAAAGTATAGGGTACGGACTATCCCTGTCGAGTCATGTAGCTGGGATTAGCAATCAGTTTATAAATACTAAGCTGCAACCCTGAGACTTCAAGGGGTGCTATACAAAAAGATGATAACACCCCTTAATTTTTTCCTTATTGATTTTAAATAAAAATTATTATATAATATATTTATAAGATAAAGGAAAAACATTATCAGCAATTCATTTTTGATAACAAACCCGGATGTCGTGAGTTCGAGCCTCACCCTATTAGTGGAAAACTTTTAGGTAGCTCAGCTGGGAGAGCACCAGGCAACTTCAAAATATGTTTTGATTATCTTATTAAAATTAAAAAGACAAATTCTGCAAAAATTTTAAATACAATTTGACCATTCCAAGGTTAAGACGTTGGTTCGAATCCAACCCGCCTCTATGGGGCGGTAGTTCAGTGGATAGAATATAATGTATATTTTGTCTTGAGTAAAAAATCTTAATTGATTTTTTAATAAAAATATTATATAATATTTATATAAGATAAAGAAAGGAAATGATATTTATGTTTGATGATTTTGATTTAGGTCCACAGTGTGAAGAATTTTATGATGACGCTGAATACTGGGAATCCATTATGAATGAGGAACCAGAAGAAGAAGAGTAATAAGTTTTTTGGCTCTATAGTCAAGCGGTTTAAGACGACAGACTCTCAATCTGTAGACAGAGGTTCGATTCCTCTTAGAGTCATCTATCTGCGGCGATATTGAAAAAAGTTTTTAAGTAGATATCATCGTGGTATGATTAGGTTTGGGCACGTTCCTAATAAAATATGAGTGTGCAGTGTTTTGGTAGTGACAGGTTATACTACAAAAAACTTAGATTGAAGAATCACAGAGTTCGATTCTCTGGCTGGCGCTGAGGATGCTGGTGATGGTCTGGTTTGAAGAAATCATTTTAGCTGGATGGCGGATTCTTTGCCGAGTTTCCAATAAAATGCTAAATAAGTTTTGGAGAATCTGCGGCAACAGATTCTTTTCTATCCCATTCGCCAAGTGGAAAAGGCACGAGATTTCTAATCTCGCATTCATAGGTTCGAATCCTATATGGGATGTTTGAGATACATACAGCAATTTTTTCTTCTTATTTTTAAGGTATGGAAAAAGGTGTTGGGTTCGAATCCCACTGCGTTTTAGGGGACGTATGGTGTAACGGTAGCATTATAGAGCAGTATCTCGTAAAAATCCCTACATTATAGCGGGGTAGAGGAGTGGTTCCTTGCCAGTTTCATAGGCTGGAGACGCAGGTTCGAATCCTGCCCACCGCAATTACAGTTAAGTTGAAACGGGTTAGGTCCAATCGCCCGACTTGGTATGTGAGGAAAGTGAGGTTGGTTTGCGACAAGCTGTAAAAGCCTTCGCATTTAAAGTGGTATTGAAAAATATATTCCGCCAAGTCTTTAACTTAATTGATTTTTTAAAAAAATTATATTATAATAATAAAGGAAAGTGAAATATGAAACAAGTATTTACTTCTGAAGATTTATTAAAGATGGCTTCTGAAAATTCTTTTGTAGATATTGAATTAGAAGATCCAGAAGATGAAGAAAAGGAGAATAAAGATGAAGAAACGAAAACAGAAATACCGAAAACAGAATAACCGTCTGTAGCCAAGTGGAATGGCAATCGGCTTTTAACCGATATATCGCAGGTTCGAATCCTGTCAGACGGATTTTGAACTTGTATAGCTTAGTTGGTAAAGCAAGGAACTCTTAATTCCGAGAGCCTGGGTTCGAGTCCCAGTACAAGTATTGCGGCCCCGTGGTCTAATGGTTAGTGACTTCGCCCTTTCTTTGATAAATTTAATTACATGAAAAATATATGACAGAAAATAATCAAAAAGGATTTCTAACCGAGCTGCAATGTGAGTTATATTTTATTTCAAAAGGAATTTTATTATCTAAGCCTATTATGGCAGATAGTAGATATGACTATATTATGGAGTATAATGGAACTTTATATAAGATTCAATGTAAATCTTCTTCTCCAAAAGAAAATAAAATAGTTTTTAAAACTCATATGAATAACATTCGTCAAAATACGACTACTTATTATGATAAAAAAGATGTAGATTTTTTCTTTACTCATTATGATGGAATTAATTATTTAATTCCATATGATAAAGCTGGTAAAGGAGAAACAACTTTAAGATTTTATTCTAAGACGCCAAATAATCCTACTATTAGGTGGGCAAAAGATTATGAAGCTGATAAAATTTTAGCGGGATTGGAGGTTAAGTAGTGTAATTATTGAGAGTCAAAGAAACGGCGAAAATGCTGGGTTCAAGTCCCGCCGGGGTCATTTAAGACAGAAACAGCAAACAATTATATTATTTCAAGGAAAGAACTTTTAATTCTTACAAACCTAAAATAACCTGTCTTGTAAAAAAAGGAGAAAATTTTTATGACTGATAAAGAAAAGTTACTTGATGGAATTAAATTAATTCAATCTGCTTGTCATAATACCGCTTTTGTTGTAGAGGATTTTAAAGATGAAGATTTTACTCAATTAAAAAAGCAATATTCTTCATTACCTGCTTCAAGAGTTTCTTTTATGATTGCGGATGGTTATGAAAGAGAACCAGCAACTTTTGATTTTGATGAATTTGGAAATTTTCTCGGAAGATTTTAATATCGCGGGGTAGTAGCAGTGGAAGCTCGCCAGTTTCATAGGCTGGAGGTCCTGGGTTCGAATCCCAGTCCCGCTATCAAAAGAACTCCAACAAGAGATCCGTACATTTTGTTTTTTGTGTTTCTTTTTTCCTTTCTGTGTAGTTGGTATGTACGGCTGGAGGATGCCATCTTTTTCTAATATATCTGGAATGTATTAGAAACAAAAGAATAAACGTAGTAGCTTCTTTTACATCTAAGCCTTATGGTTTGTTTTTCTTGCTACTACTTTTTATAATCTTTTTGGTTGGGTGGCAGAGCCGGTTGAATGCGGCAGATTGCTAATCTGTTGACCGGGGTAACTCGGTCCGGAGGTTCGAATCCTCTCCCAATCGTTTATGGCGGGGTCGCATAGCCTGGTTGAGTGCAGAGGTCTTGAAAACCTCCGACCGTGATGAGCGGTCCGTGGGTTCGAATCCCACCCCCGCCGCTATGGTGGATATAGTATAATGGTTAGTATGTCAGATTGTGGCTCTGAGGGTAAGGGTTCGATTCCCCCTATCCACCCTTAATACAATGAAAGGAGGTTAAAAACATATCAGTTATCCAAAAAGTTGTACGGACTGTCCATATTATAGCTCTTGTACTTCAGGAATGTATTTAGGTGGATGTGTATTTTATACTCCAGCAGACAGACCTCTTAGTTTTATAGAGCGATTTAAAAAGTTTTTTAAGGTTTTCTTCTAAAAAAATCTTATTTTTATGCCTTATTAGCGCAGTTGGTAGCGCAGTTAATTAGTAATTAACAGGTCGTTGGTTCGAGTCCGACATAAGGCTCTATGGCGAGAAGGCGAAATTGGTTACGCAGCGGAACCATGTTAGTCTTGAAAAAGAGTATGGCGGCAAGCGGACTTAAAATCCGTGGTCATTATGACATCTAAGTTCGATTCTTAGTCTCGCCACTTAAATTGGAAAATTATGGGTATAGGGGTGGGTTTTGCGGGATTAGCTCAGTCATGGTTAGAGCAGTCGCCTTATAAGCGATGTTTGTCCTGGGTTCGAATCCCAGATTCCGCATTTCAAGATTATATGCCAGTCTTGAATATATTAGATGATATTTCTAATCGAGGGTTTAAAATAGCGTTAGTGACTTTGTTAGAAGGGTTGGAAAATGTAATGTTTTTCTGTAAAACAAGTGACTCCTGGCTTGGTTTGGAAGAGTATAAAATGCAAAAAGGGAAAAAGACGAGTATGGTTTTATATGCCAAGAGGTAGAGAAGAAACTTCCAGGGTTGTAACCTGATTGGCAATCAAAGAACTGAAATTTGATTTTTATAAAAAATTATTATATAATATATATATAATAAATGATAAATAAAAAAGATATGAACAGTTACCGCCCACCATGCTGGGAACTCGAAGGTGAAAATCCTTCCTAAGAAACCTCAGGTTTTTTAGATTGGGAGCATATCATAAGACATTTTCTCTGCAAACATTGTAAGTAGAACATACTAACAAGAAAAAGAACAATATTGGGGAATAATATTGGATGACGGTAGATTTGGTGCTGAGGTTTGGTATCCGTAAAGACAAAACCTGGCGGATGTCTTGAAATGTTTATTTATCAAGGAGGTTATTTAATATGAAAAATATTTTAAGTTACATAACTCCTATATCTGGAAAAGATATTCTTGATTGGTTTGCTTATCAGGCGGAGCATGAATCGTCTCATAAACGTGAATATGATTTTATGGTAAAGAGATGGTCAAATGTTCATCCAGATAGAATATACCGAATAGCTTTTTGGTATCCTAAGTCTAATAAATATTTTAACAAAAAAGGAACAATGCCTTTTATAGTGAGGGTCATAACTTGATTATTGATTTTTAATAAAAATTATTATATAATAATTATAGAAAGTTAAAAAAGACATAATCAGCAAATTAAAATAAAGAAAAAACATTCGACATAGAATAAATCTTTTAATGGTAATGTCTTGAAATAAACCAGTATAGCTCAGTTGGTAGAGCAATCCCTTCATACGGGAAAGGTCAATGGTTCGAGTCCATTTATTGGTATTAACTGACATACGCTGGTCGCTCCAGTAGCCTCAGTTACGTTTTGACCGTTTAGAAAGTAAAGTAAACGGCAGCCTAAAGTACACAGGCTATACTTATTTGTGAAGGGCATAAATCCTTCCGATAAATGAATTGTAACAAAAAGGTAGATTCTAAGTACCTCGTAGCGGAAAAGCTTAGCGTTACTAAGCAGAACGATAAAGCTGCTTGTAATCTTTGATGGTTGGTGAATATCGTAACCATCTGGGGTAAGATTATTAAGGCTCCAGAAGATACTGATTCTTCTAAAGGATAGCTGTCCGACTTAATAATGATGCGGGGGAGTAGTCCAGCGGCGAGGGCAGCTGACTGTAAATCAGCCACAAAGAAACACCGTAGGTTCGAGTCCTACCTCCCCCATTAAGATGGATACAGCAATATAAATAATGCGTAATATTGGGGATATTAAATTGCAAACAAATCCATCTTGTTTTGGCTCCGTCGCCTAACTGGTTATGGCACCACTCTGTCACAGTGGAATAGCACGGGTTCAAGTCCCGTCGGAGTCGCTTGGTTGACAAAACCAAAAATTGATTTTTATAAAAATTTATTATATAATATATATGTAATAAAGATAAAGAGACGCTAAAAGCAATTTCAAAAATTTGACTGTAAATCAAATCTCAAGGTGAGTATGCGTCTCGAACAATGGGGTATCGCCAAGCGGTAAGGCACAGGACTTTGACTCCTGTATACACTGGTTCGAATCCAGTTACCCCAGCTCGGATTATTAGTTATCCAACAACGCACTAACTTCGGTGAACACGTTTAAAAAACTAATCGGCTGGTTTCGGGTCGTTAAATAAGCGTGGTAACACGTATAAAGCACGAGAGTGCCTCCTCCTAAAGAGGGGTGACAGAAAACCAATACTTACCAACGTTCCAACCTAAAGTCTTGGGGCATCCGCTGAGGACAATGGTTGGTCGGGCATCATGGGAAAGGTGCTATAAATAAACTCAGAAATGGGTGGACGGTAAGGTTGTTATATGGTGCAAATTCCGCAAGAATAAGTGCTGTATTAATTAGTCATTTCTGACTTAAATCGAAAGATAGTTGGAATAGCCTAAAGTAAGTCGATAGCAAGACGAGCAGGGTTGCGATGAGTGGGCTGTACTCAAAAGGTATAGATGCTCAAATGTGTACCTCGTAATCCATAATATATGTACATGATTGCATTGGATATTTAATCAGAAATAGCCTGATTTGGTTTTCCAATATATTAGATGAGAAAATAAAACATTTACTTATACAGCAAAAGTGTACATGACTACATAGAGAAAAGCGACTTATTGTTCTGTGATATGGACACATATTAAACCCGCAAGGTGAGATATGAAAAAGTACAATTAGGTGCAACTCTAAGAGACTGCAATCTCCTAATCCCGCAAGGAAGAATGTGCTGAAAGGAAATTTATGATACTATGTAGTAAGAGTTTGCCAGGAGCCACTGAAACTGGTGTCGCTATTAGCTACGGATTAATCGTTCGTGTGATTACTTACTTCCAACGGTAAGCAAAGCTAATTATAATAGGTCAATAATCTCAGCCTAATAAAAATTATTTAGGCGAGGAAACTCGCCTTAATTTTTGCTCGGGTCACCTAGCGGCGATGGTAGCAGATTTGTAATCTGCCGGAGAAATCCCTCGTGGGTTCGAATCCCACTCCGAGCTTTGAACCTTCTTTTGGACAAAAGTAATAAAATCGAAGTTCGAAAAAACTATATATAATAACAAATATATTTGGAGGTTCAAAAATGAAATTTTGTAAAAGATGTGGTAAGCTATTAACTTCAACACAAAAAAATAATATTTATTGTTCTCAAGAATGTGCAAATTTAGCTAAAAGTGATAAAAAGATTCAGCAATGGCTAAATGGAGAATGGAATGGAATACGAGGTAGTAATCAACTTTCTTCTACAATTAGAGAATATTTATTAAAAGAAAGTAATTATTCTTGTGAAATATGTGGATGGAATAAAATAAATCCTGTTACTCATAAAAGTCCTTTAGAAATTCATCATAAAGATGGTAATTGTATGAATAATTCTAAAGAAAATCTACAAGTTTTATGTCCAAATTGTCATTCTTTAACAGAGAATTATAAAGCATTAAATAAAGATAGTGATAGAGAAAGAACTACTGTTAGAAAAAATTATTGTGTCGATTGTGGAAAAGAAATTAATCAATCTTCAACCAGATGTGTAAGTTGTTCTAATAAAAGTAGGATAAAAATAAAACCTCTATCTCGAGCAGAATTAAAAGAAAAAATTAGAAATATGCCTTTTACAAAAATTGCAGAAGAAAATAATGTAACTGATAATGCAATTAGAAAATGGTGTATTGGATATGATTTACCAAGTAAAAAGAAAGATATAAATTCTTATTCTGATGAAGAATGGGAAAAAATTTAAAATAAAAGCCGATAAGATTAAAAAGGTAATCAGTAGGTCGGGGGTTCGAGTCCCTCTACCGGCTCGCAAATCCTTTATTAAATGCGGTGAACGGCATACACAGCAATAAGGTGTAGGGCACAGCGGAAAAGGTACATGTACTGATTCCGCCGGGGTAAAGGCTTGGACCTGGGCAAGACCGCACCCACAATTCACAGTTATGTCACTGTGACACATCCGAAAAGGAGAAATTAAATGAGACGCCATGGTAGACGGCAAGTTCGCAATAGTCTACTATAATAAAGAGTGTGTGGTGTAATGGTAGCACGCGGGCTTTGGGGTTCGAGGCGGCGTTCAAATCGCACATATTCTATTAACAAAGAAAGGAAAATTAAAATGCAAGAAATAATTAAAGAAGTTCCAAAAGGATTTTATGAGCGAATACCTTGTGTTGTTGTTCCTGTTGGAGACAATGTAAAACTACTTGAAGAGCATCATAAAAATTTAATTGAATATTGGATTTTAATTAATGGATATAAACTTATGATTCCAATTTGGTTTTATGAAAATATATTTCAGTTATATGAAGCAAATGCCTTTCTTTGTACTAAGTATTTTTACTTAGATGAAGATTACAAAGAATATTATGTTTATGAAGATAAGGAAAAAATTCTATTAGTTAAGCCTTTTTAGTTAATACTTCTGTAACATTTTTGTAATAATTTCGTAACCGAAAAACTTGCAATATAGTATTAAGGAGAAAAAATGAAGAAAAATGTGATTAGAGCTGTTATATTAAGTGGTGCTTTATTAGGTGCAAATCCAATAACTGCATTTGCGGCAGAGCCTGGAGAGTATATTTATGCAGGAGCTAATGTAAATGTAAGGTCTGCTCCAGATGGAGATGGAGATGTAATTGGTAATTTCCCTTATAACGCACAAGGCGTACTATTGGAAGAAGATGAATACGGTTGGTATAAAATTCAATCTGGGGATGTGATTGGGTATGTTGCAAGTCAGTATTGCGGCGATGAACCTTTTGCGAAAGGCTACACAAAAGCTACCGTTAATTCAAACGGCTTGAAAGTAAGACAGACAAAAGATGAAAATTCCAATGTTTTAGATATTATTGATCAAAATGCTTCAATCGAAGTTACAGAGGATTATGATCAATCCGCCTGGGTAAGTGTAGTAACAGATGATAATAAATATGGATATGTTAGTGCCGATTATGTTACTCTGAATACTTATTATCCAACAGCAACAAAAATCAGTGATGTAGTTAGCAACGAGCAAGCTATAACAACAGAAAATACAGCAGAGGAAGTAAGTAATACTAATGATGTTGTAGAAATGACTCCAACTTATGTTGAGCCAAAAGAAACTTATGATTATGAAACTCAAGCAGAACCTATTGAAGATTACTCTTATGAACCAGAAGTAGAAACTGAAAATGTTGAGGAAGTATATCAAGAAGAAACTTCATATGAAGATGAAGAATCTTACGAAGAAGAAGTTCCAGAAGAGGAAGAACCTTCTTACGAAGAGGAAGTAAATGAAGAACCAATTTATGAAGAAGAGCAAGAAGAAGTAAATGAAGAACCTTCTTATGAAGAAGATACAGATACTACGGAAGAGCCTTCTTATGAGGAGTCAACTGTTTCAGATTCTTCAACCGGAGCTTCCATTGCCGCAACCGCAAGTAATTATGTAGGTTGTTCTTATGTTTGGGGTGCTACTGGACCAGATAGCTTTGATTGTAGTGGTTTAGTATCATATGTATTTAGTTCTTATGGAATTTCTGTTCCAAGAACTGCGGCAGACCAGTATTATGGTGGAACACAAATTGATGTTTCTACTGCGGTTTCAACGCCAGGTGCATTAATTTTTTATCATGGATTAGGTCATGTAGCTATTTCTCTTGGAGATGGTTCTGTAGTTCATGCTTCAAATAGCAATACTGGAGTAATTATCAGTGATGCTTATTATTCAACTCCTGATGGAGCGGCTATCTACTTTTAATTGATTTTTTATAAAAAATTTGGTATTATATATACATAAGATAAAGGAAATGATTTTTCCTTTATCGACTTACCCGATTAGTACAATGGAAAGAACGCGGCGCTACGGACGCCGAGCCGGGGGTTCGATTCCCTCATCGGGTGTCAGGAGGATTTAGATGTATTCAAAAAAAGTTTATTTCTATTTACCAGGTTTTTGTGGACATTTTAAGTTATGTGAAATGCTTGCATATGCTTATATTTTTAAAAGAGAAATGTTCTATGATAATATAGAGATTGGAGCTTTTTATGATTCTCCTAATTGTATTTGGAATGGTGGAAGGTTACTTTTAGATAAGGATTATGATTTAATTCATATTAAAGATACTTTTCAAGGATACAATATTCCAGTACGATTTACTTTTACAAATAGTCTTTTAGAAGAACAACATCTAAATGATGAAAAATGTAATTCAATTACGGAAATCTTTAACACTGGTAATAATGAAATCTTATGTAATTCTTCTATATTAGAATCTTATTTAAGAGAAAAATATAGAGATGATTATAGATATATTTCATCTATTACAAAATGTTTAAGAGATAATGCAGAACAGCAAGATGCAGAAATTTCTAAAAATTATTTTTTAACAGTCATGGATTTTGATTGGAATAATGATTTTGAATTTTTAGAAAAAATTCAAAATAAAGAAAAATGTGAAATACTTGCTGATCCTTGTTGCATTCCTAATTGTCCTAATCGGCAAAAGCATTATCAAGCAATCGCAGAAATTGAATTATATGGAAAGACAGATATTGATTTTATTTGTTCAAGCCGTGGTTCAAGATATTACGAGTTAAGAAAGTATAAAAACTATATTAGCCCGCAAGATATTGAAAAAATTTATTTACCTTTAGGTTTTAATCATTTTAAACTGGAAGGGCGGCAAATGAATGATTTAGAATTAATTGAAGTTCTTGTAGATTATTTGATAAAAGATGAATATAAGTTAGAAGTTCGTTCTAATTTACAAACTGTAAATCACCCACTTTCATAAGAAAGGAGTTTTATATTATGAAGTTGACAAAGATTTCACAGGTAGAAGATTTTCTTGCAATAGTAAACACTTGTAAAGGAGATGTGACACTTACTTCTCAGTATGGTGATAAATACAATATGAAATCTCTCTTAACACAGTATGTTGCTATTGGAGCATTACTTGGAGAAAGAGGAGATGAATTAGAACTGTTTTGTTCTTCAAAAGAAGATGAAGCTAAATTCTTAAAATTCTTCAACGAAAATCCAGCAATTATGTAAGACCTGCAAAGGTCTTTTGGATTCGGAAGTGTCATACAACGGTTAGTATGCGGTGCTGATAACGCCGTCACGAAAGTTCGATTCTTTCCACTTCCATCTTTATAAAAATCAAAAAATAAAATAAATTGATTTTTATAAAAATAAATGTTATAATAAATATATAAGTTAATAAAGGTACTCTTTCCAATCAGTTTTGAAATTTCTTCCGTCTAAAGAATGAGGTGGCGGTAAAGAGAGAAAAGACTTTATTGACCGAAAGACGAAGTCTGCAATATTATTTAATTAAAAGAATATACTGCATATACTAAAAACCTTCAGGTTCGACTCCTGATTGTATCTTGCTCTCATGGGAGAGTTTCGTCTTGAGAATTAAAAACGGAATGTGGTGCAGCTTGGTAGCACGCTTGATTTGGGTTCAAGAGGTCGTGGGTTCGAATCCCGCCATTCCGATTAATACTTGGGAAGTTAGCTTAGAAGCAGCTATCTTTTAAAGAGTGGGACTTTAAATCCAAAAGTATGAAAAACTTCAATAGAAGATAAAAGAGTAAAAGAATAGGATGTAAAGAGTTATGATGCGTCACCCCATAATTGGTAAGGACAAATCTCCCTTTGGCGTAATAGCACACCAAGTATTTATAATTATCCTATGCACGATTGATTTCTATTTATTTCAACTGGCTGGAATATTTAGAGAAATACTTGGGTATCGTTAAGAAAAGGTTTGAAGATAGAGAGTAAACTGTTTTAAGAAAATAATGATAATAGTCAGGAAAAACATTATGAGTATTTTGATAAGTACAATCGAGAATATATAACTATTAGAATGGTTCGAATCCATTCCATAGGACTTGGTGCCGCAGTCACTTAATCCAGATTGAATCTGATGGGTGTTATGAAACGGTTAAATGGACTTTGAGAAACAGCCAAACCGCCCTAAGGAGTAGGCGGTATAAAACGAATTAAACCATCTTCCAAGAGCCCCGGCTATGAAATGAGTACCGCTACTTGGTCGAGACCTAAGCCCCATGGTACTAAAGGAGCATGCGTGAATATCAGACCTTGCGGCGTTCCGCAAGTTAGGGTTAAAAAGTACCTGAAACGCTAGGCATTATATTATTTGATTTTTTATAAAATAAATGATATAATAAATATATAAAGTAAATAATAATTGCAAGGTGCTAAGGAAGTTTATCTTCTAAGGGTTCTGTAGGTTACATAGGTAATCCACCCGATTATTAAAATATAATAGACTCGGATCAGCAAATTTCTTTTAATACAGTTAAAAGGAAAACAAGAACGCCGGTAACCCGGCTCCAGCCGATGACCAATAATTTGAGTTGAAGTAAATAGGGATTATTGATAGGATTACTATTAAAACTTTACGAGTCTTGTTAATTAAAAACCTCTCTTTTAAAAATTTAAGAAATATCTTTTAAGACACACACAGCAAATTTTGCTTATAGCAAATTATTAACACTGGTTCGAATCCAGTTTTATGCTCAGGGTGCGTAAATAGCCAAGCGGTTAGGCAATAATTCAAAATGTGTCTTGAAATGATGGGGTATCGCCAAGCGGAAAGGCCCGGCACTTTGACTGCCGTATTCGCTGGTTCAAATCCAGCTACCCCAGTTTAATATTAAATCATAAAATCTTATGTGTATAGTATCTGAAATGGTACTGATGGAGATAGCTACGAAATAGTTTAGGAATAAGTAGCACGATTTAATATTTTAAAGTCTGAGTGAAGGAAGATGCTCAGCCATAGATGACATATGAGAGTCTCCCAAGGTTGTTTTTTGCTATAGCCTTGTAAATCAATGGGAAGCATGAGATTTTGGTGAGGGGCTTACACTTCACTGTCCTTGTAAGCTAAGGGCTTGACAGAGATGGTATCGAAAGCTAATTTCATTAAAAGCGTCATCTTTTAATGAAGTGAATAAACAGATACATACAGCAATTATACTGCTCATATAGGGCGCTTTCCTGCTAAGAAAGAATATTTCAGTATCTGAGTATTTTTTATTCTGTCTTTTTAAGCACACTATTTCTACAGGAACTGTTAATGAAAAGGCTTATAAATAAAAGGAGATTTGAATATGTATATTTGTCCTACTTGTAAAAGAAAATTTGAAAAAGAAGAAAGTCTTTCAAAGCATTTTCTTTCCTGTTGGAAAGAACAACATCCATCTCATGCTTCTAAATCTGCTCCAAGGAGTGAGAATATTGAAACAAGATAGGTAAATGAAGATATAATGAATTTTTTCAATTCTTTTAAGGGGTAAGAATAATGGCAGAAGTTTTAGTAAAAACTCATCTTATTGTAACAGATATACATGAAGAATATAATATTAACTGGTGCGGCAAGATTATTAATACAAAGCCAAAAATTAAAAATGGTAAACCTATATTTGCAGTTATTGGTAGTCGAGGACGCATTGAATTAAATACAACTGATATGCAAAGAGTTGAGAAATGTGCTAAATTATTAACTGCTCCAAAAGGTAGACAAGCTGTTACAAGTGATACAGCTCATATTTACATCATAGAAGAAAATGATAAAGAAACTTTAATGGGCGTTTTAACTCATAATCATGTTAAGAGTTATGCTCCAATGTTTGATAAAGTTGATTTCGTTTAAATCTTGGGGAGTTATACCGTAGGGGTAGCGGGCCAGTCTGGTCTTAATAGGAGATTTTATAGTGAATGAAATTAATAGAAAACAAATTGGAAGAATTGGATTAAGTATGGCAATAAATTATTTTACTTGTCAAGGATATACAGTTTCTCTTCCATTAAATGACACTCAGTGGTATGATTTGATAATTGAAAAAGACGGTGTTTTAAAAACTGTACAATGTAAAGCTACTCAAACTGAAAGTGGAGAAATTAGTTTGAGAAATACAGGAGGTACAAAAGGAGCCGTTTATGATAATATTATAAATCATTCTGAGCTTGATTTTTTATTTTGTGTAAATAAAAATTTAGACATGTGGTGTATTCCAGTAAAAGATATTCTTAAAACTGGTAATCGTAATAGAATAGTTTTACGAAATGCTCCTACAATAAATAATCAAGGATTTCAAACTTATAAATACAAAGTTCAAATCTTGGATAAGGCATAAAACTGGTGGCTTCGGTCTCGGGTGGTTCGACTCCATCACTCCCCATCCGGGTGCAACCTAACAGTTCCCTTTAATAACTGGCTTCGGCAAGCAGGGACTAACTGCTGCATAAGAGGTAAGCAGGCTCTTAAAAATAATAGGTATTTTATATATGCGTAGTGAATATGGCACGAATTATAAAGGTATCCTTAATACAGTCTTTTAAACAATCCTATTTAAGTTGACCATATTAAATAAAGACTTTATTAATGGGAAGATAGTCAATAAAAACTAAAGTAGTGAACCAGACCCTTGATGGATTTTTATAGGTGGGTTTAGTGCAAGGAGCATGAACAATGAACGCTTGCAGAGTAAGGGGTCGCATGAAAAGGTTTTTATTAACTATTTTTTATATAAATCTAGCTCATATGAAAAGCATGGGCTGCTCGCGCCGGACCCGAACAAGAGAACCGCAAACCCAAAACAAAAAAGCGTTTTAGAATTTTTTAAAGGAAATGGATACATTTCCTTTTTTTTACTATTTGGGCAAATATTGATATATTATCAAACTTTTTTCTTATTATACATGAGAATAAAAAGAGGGAGAAAGGAGTAATCTTTTATGATTTCAGTTTTATCCGAAAACGGAAAATCTACATATAATTTAAAAGAATATGTTGTAGATACTCAAGAAGATATTAAGAATCTTCCAACCTCTGGCATTCAAATGGGAAGCACAGCGTTTGTTATTAGTACTGGCACTGTTTATATGTTAAACAGCTCAAAAGAATGGATTGAGGTGTAATGCACATATGGATATAGTTACTTTAGCATTAGCAAAAAAATATGTTGAAGCTTCTCTCGCAGGTGCAGGAGGTTTAAAAGGTGAAAAAGGCCTTTCAGCTTATGAAGTCGCTAAACAAAATGGCTTTATAGGCACTGAATCAGATTGGTTAAATAGTTTAATTGGACCAGAAGGAGCTACTCCTGAAATTGGCGACAATGGTAATTGGTTCGTAAAAGGTAAGGATACCGGTGTTTCTGCTTCACCAAAACTAAGCTATTCATCTCTTTCTGATATTCCAACAGTAAATGGAACTAAAATTAATGGCGATTTAACAAGTTCTGACTTAGGCATAAATGTAATGTCAGATAGTGAAATCGACGAAATGTTTAAATAAGGAGGAAATTAATTATGGCAAATACTTTTGTAACAAAAGAAAATTTAACCAGATTTAAAACTAAACTTGATGAAAAATTACAAGGAAAAGTTTCTGTCGAAGAGGGAAAAGGACTTTCTTCTAATGACTATACCGCAGAGGAAAAACAAAAACTTGCGGGCTTACAAAATTATACCCTTACAAAAGCAAGTGCAGATACTCTCGGTGGAGTTAAAGTTGGTACTGGACTGCAAGTTTCTGAAGATGGTACTTTATCTGCTGATGCTGTAGATTGGGCAAATGTACAAAATAAACCAACTATTTTAACTCAGCAAGATGTTTCAAATGCTTTTTCAACTTCATTAGAAGCTGCTCATCTTGCAACAAGCGCAGAATTATCAGCAGTTGAAGCAAAATTAACTGGAGTTTATCATTTCAAAGGCTCTGTAGATACTTTTGATGCATTACCAAAAGATGCTGCTGATGGAGATGTTTATAATGTAACTGATAGTGGAATGAACTATGGTTATATTGCAGAATCTAAAACATGGGATGCTCTTGGCACTGTAATTGACCTTTCTGGATATGCTCAAAAAACTGATTTTGTAGCTATGACAAATGAGGAAATTGATGCTTTATTTGCATAATTAAAAATATTAAGCTAAGAAAGATTTATCTTTCTTAGCATTTTGCTGAAGTGTAGTTGGTACATATATAAAATGAGTTCGAGTCTCATCTTCGGCTTTGATTTTTTAATAAAAATATTATATAATATATTTATATTAAAGATAAGAGATAAAGGAGATTTAAAAAATGATGAAAACTACTTTTGGTAAAGAGAAATATCGGGTATTTGTAGACCAGAATCAGCGGAAGGTAATTGCAGTAAGTACTTATGCAGGTAAAAATGTAAAAGGCTATGCAAAGGCAGATCCAAGAGATACCTTTGATATAGAGAAAGGTACTGAGCTGGCTATTGCCCGTTGTAACGCAAAGATTGCAGAAAAAAGAGCTAAGAGAGCTACAAGTAAGGTTTCTGAGGCACTCCAGGAGCTTGCAGAAGCTCAGAAGCATCTTGCAAAAATGCAGGAATATCTTTTAGACGCAAATGAGGCTTGTAATGTAGCAAAAGCCAATGTTGCGGCTATTGAGAAAACACTTTAATATAAAGGGGCATATGCCCCTTATATTTTTAATATAGGAGGTTTCATATGCGAAGAAATGCCAGAGGAATTAGAAGAAAACAATCTATCAAAAAAGCAAAACACAAAAGATATATTGCTGAAGTAGTATATGGATGGGAAGATGGATGGTATAGAAATCTTCATGCCTATAGTAAAAATAAGGTTTTTTGTTCATGTGAATGTTGCTCTGGTCAATTTAAAACAAATCCAAAAGGACATTATAGTGCGGGCAAACGTAATTGGTGTCGAATGGACCGTCGCAGATGGGAGAGTATGGATGAGCAAGAAAAAGATTTTTCGCAAGCCTAAGCCGCAACCACCAAATTGGTTTTGGTTAGATACTGATGGCTGTTGGGATTGTAATTGTAACCATCATGGATGCAATAATTGTAAACGATTAAAAGAAATGCGTAAAATCGAAAGAGATAAACGTGAACGAAAAGAAAAACAAAAAATCCAATCTTATTATTAAGACTGGATTTTTTTATTAACCAGCAAACTATTTTTTAAATTCTCCTCAATATATATAATTATACCACATTTTTAATTAAAAAATCAATTTGATTTTTTATAAAAAATATTATATAATTATTATAGAAAAATAAGGAGATGATAAATATGAAAAAGATGTTCGGAACAATGTTAGCTACTGAAGATTATGCTTTAGGAGCAAGACGTTTATATGACAGCTTAAAAACTGTCAATAGTATTTATCAAAAAGATTTTTTTATTTTATTAGCTAGCAACATAAATATAGATAATATAAAAAAAATCTTTCCTGAAAAAGATGTTTTTATTGCAAATTTTAATCTTTTAAACGTTCCTAATTTAGACAGAGATGAAAGGATTAAATATACAATAAATAAAATTTATGCTTTTCAAGTGCCAGTAGGAATCAAATTATGCTTAGTTGATTCAGATATATACTTTATTAAAAACTGTGATCATTATTTAGATTTTCCTGCGGGTAGTGCTTACCCCGCCGCACATCCTCCTCATAGTGCGAATGGTGGAATCATTATTTTTGAAAATGATTTTCAAAGTTTCTTAAAAGGAAAGGAAATTATTGATAATTTTAATGGTGATTTCCGCATTAATGATGAATATATATGGAAAGAATTATGGCAGAATTTTTCAACTGATTATGAAAAACATTTGCCTATTGGAGATTGGTATAACAATGAAGAACAAATGCGAGTTGTTCATGAAGATGGATTTCCAAAACAATGGATGGTAAATTGATTTTATTTTAAAAATATTATATAATATATTTATAAGATAAAGAAAGAGAGAATGATAAATAAATGCAAATTGTAAACACAGGAAGTATTTATAGAATTTATGACAACAGTGTTCAAACTTCAGATAAATTACCTGCCCAGTGTTATCAGGTAGATTTTAATCCGCAAGCAGGATTCTATTTAACTAAATATGATGATATTAAAATCTCTGAAAAGATTTATGGAGTTCATCTTCAGAAAGTCCAGAAGGTATTAGGTTCTTTCAAACTTGTTAATAGAAATCTTGGCGTAATTTTATCTGGCGATAAGGGCATTGGAAAATCTCTTTTTGCTAAATTACTAGCGGCAAGGGGTATAGAAGAAGGCTATCCACTTATTATTGTGAATTGTTACTATCCAGGAATTGCGGATTTTCTTTCTTCAATCCAGCAGGAAGTTGTAGTTCTTTTCGATGAGTTTGATAAAACATTTTCTGGCAAAAGAGATGAATCAAATTCTATCGACGATCCGCAGACAGAAATGCTTACACTTTTTGATGGATTAAGTCAAGGAAAGAAACTTTTTGTAATTACTTGTAATGAGTTAAGAGGATTGAATGACTATCTTGTCAATAGACCTGGTCGTTTTCATTATCACATTCGCTTTGAATATCCAACAGATATGGAAGTAAAATCTTATCTTGAAGATCAGGTTCCAGAGTGTATGTATAGTGAAATTAATAAAGTAATTGCATTTAGTCACAAGGTTAATCTTAATTATGACTGTTTGCGGGCAATCGCTTTTGAGCTTACTCTTGGCTCTACCTTCGAAGATGCAATTAAAGACTTAAATATCATTCGTATTGAAAAAGAAACTTATAACGCAATTCTTTATTTTAAAGATGGTGGACATGTTAAAAGAACTGTTTATCTTGATTTATTTGAAGAAGAGACTATTACCATGGATTGCTATGATGAGAATGGTTTTAATTTTTATGCTTCATTTGAATCTGGCGATATAGCCTATGATTATGATAGGGGCGGCATGATTATTGATGGTAAAAAGGTTAGTCTTAACTGGTTGCCTAAATACTATGATGATAATGATGAAGAAATTGCGGCTCTTAAAAAACGTCAGGAAAGAGAGGTAGATTATATTTCTCTCCGTAGAGCTGGAGCAAAAAATCTTCATTATGCTCTTTAAATAAAAATTTGCTTTTAAAAAAAATATATGTTATAATTTATATATAAATTAAAAAAGACACTTTCTCAGCAATTAAAGAAAATGGATAATAAAATTGTGTTGTGAATGATTTTTAGAGGGTTCAAATCCCTCAAATGAAAAATAAAGTGTCTTGATAAACTATTCAAGATAAACTCCTCACCGGAGTGTGAGGAGTATTAAAAAAATTTTGGACTTTTTAAGTTAAAAGTTTTAAGTTAAATTTTATTTAGAATAGAACGAAAAAACTTAAAAAGGAGAATAGTTATGAAGAAATGGGAAAATTTTAGTAAAGAGCAATTAAAAGAATTTGTAGAACAATCAACTTCTATTGCTCAAGTAGCATCTTTATGTGGATATGCAGAAAAAAGTGGCTCTGGAGCTTTAGCAATAAGACAAATGATTGAGTATTATAATTTTGATACTTCTCATTTTTTAGATTTAAACGGAAGTTCTGAAGCTATTAAAAAATTAGATGACCAATCTGATTTTGTTTATGGCAAAGCTATTAAATCTGAAAAAATGAAAAATCATCTTATTCATTTAAGAGGTCATAAATGTGAAAAATGTGGCAATACAGAATGGCAAGGGCAATTAATTCCTTTGGAAGTTCATCATATGGATGGAGATAGATTAAATAATGTATTAGAAAACCTTCAATTATTATGTCCAAATTGTCATGCTCAAACAGAGAATTATAGAAATAAAAATATTTCTGTTGAAAAAGAAAAAAGAAATGCTGTTCCAGATGAAGATTTTGTTCAAGCACTTCAAACTTCAAAAAATATTCGTCAAGCTCTTTTGAAGTTAGGTTTAGCTGCAAAAGGCGGAAATTATACAAGAGCAAATGAAATTATTGCTAAATATAATATTCGATTAGGCGAATTATTATAAATAAAAAGGCTCCTTGGCGAAACTGGTAAACGCATGCGACTTAAGATCGCACGTCTTCGAGACTTATGGGTTCGAGTCCCATAGGAGCTATTTAACTATTCACTAAAAAATCAATAGGAGGGATAATATATGTTCTATCATATTGGTACAGTCTTCTAAGTCCTTGGAAAGGAGGATTTAGATAATGAGTAGAAGTTATAAAAAAACGCCTTGGGCTGGAGACAAAAAAGGCAAAATAAAAAAACGGATTGCAAATCAGACAGTTCGTTCTTGGCTGAAACAGCATCCAGATGTAAAACTTTCAAAAAGTGATTTTAAAAAAATTTATGAAACTTGGGATATTTGTGATTATGGATATAAAATGACTTGGGAAGAATATTGGGAAAGTGAAATTAGACATTATTATTGGTTTAAAATGAATTTTCCTGAAGCAAAGAAATCTAAGTATTGTAAATATCCAGACAAAAAAGAAACTTATAGACAGTGGTACAAATGGTATAAAATGAAATGATTTGATTTTTATAAAATTTTTTGATATAATAAATATAGAAAGTTAAAGAACTTTCCTCTTTTTAAATTTCCTCTTAAAAATAGCAAATGTTTTAAACATTTGCTAAATATGCGGGTGTGGTGTAGTTGGCAACATACGTGCCTTCCAAGCATGTGTCACGGGTTCAAATCCCGTTATCCGCTCTAAAGAGCCGTAAACTGCAAAATAATTTATATCTTTAAATGGATATTATTAATAAAATTACATACATATTAAAATATGATGATGCAATGCTTCTCAGTAGACTAAATAGGCTGGGCTCTTGATATATAAAGCAGTATTAGTAAAAAGAAGCATCTATTTAATTTTTAATGGTTTTATAATTTACATTAAGGCATAAACAGCAATCGTTGATTAAATTCAAGCAAATATTTTATTATATGAGAATAAAACATATTTTTGAAAAAGGATGATTATTATGCCTTGAAAAAAGGGGCATTTTGCCCCTTTTTTGTGCCAGTAACTCAGTTGGTAGAGTATCAAACTTTTAATTTGAGAGTCGCGGGTTCAAGTCCCGCCTGGCACACTTTTTAAAGGAGAATGAATATGAAAATTATGACATCTTATTTTTATCAAATTAGATTTTTTAAACCTTATATGATTCCTCTTAGTACAGCTAAATGGGATCCTAAATGGTTTCATAGAAACCAAGGTCAAGATTATCAATTTAAAGATAAAAATGGAGTATGGAATGGTTTAAGAGCAGAACCATTTGCGCCAGGTCCTTTATGTGAAGGATTATGTTCTGGTCCAAAAGGATGTGCAAGCACCGCAAATGATTGTATGTTTTTAAAAACATACAAAATGCAATTAGAGCATTTAGATTTTCAAAATATTCTTTCAAGAATTGAGTCTATTGGATATGCTGTTAAAGAACGAGAAAAATTCCAAGAGGAGCCAGTTGTAATTTTAATTGTGCATGAGGCTTTTGGAAATCATTGTTCAGAACGTGAACCAATTCAAGAGTGGTTTGCGGAGAATGGGTATCCGATAGAAGAGTTTCAGGCGGGGTAGCCAAGTTGGTTAAGGCGGCGGTCTGCAAAACCGCTATTCAGGGGTTCGAATCCCCTTCCCGCCTCTTAAAAATCTTAATTGATTTTTAAATAAAAATATAATATAATATATATGTAAGATAAAGAAAGGTTCTTACAGCTAAAAAAAAATATTTTTATACTGTGGTAGGTATAAACGAAAGTAAAGGGAATGCTGGTCCATATCCAGTCAGAAGTAATTCTGTAGTTTAAGTGGGAAAAATTAAAACGCTCTAACCAAAAAGGATCTTGTTAAAAATCAATTACGACCTTGTAACAAGGTTAAGAGAAAAAGGAGATTTTATCTATGAATAGTTTTATGAATGGAATGAAAGCAGCTACAAACTTCACAACAACTGAAAATGGTGCTATTACACATAAGACAACTAAGTCAGATTTGTTGGATATGTTCGCACTTGGTGGAGCATATCGTAACAGAAGCGATGATGATGTAAAAACACTTGTAAGAAATGCTTTCAGAGAGAATCCTGTTTACGCTCTGAAATGTTTGTTCTATCTGCGTGACGTGCGTGGTGGACAGGGTGAGCGTAGATTTTTCCGTGTAGCAATCAAAGATCTGGTTGCTGTCGATAAAGAAGCGGTACGTAGAAACTTGATTCATGTACCAGAGTTTGGTCGTTGGGATGACTTGTATGTATTCGTAGGAACAGCTCTTGAGGGAGATGCTCTGAAGATTATGAAAGACCAGCTTGCACTTGATGTTCAGTGCAAAACTCCATCTCTGCTTGCAAAATGGCTGAAATCTGAGAATACTTCTTCTCATGAGTCTCGCAGACTTGGAAAAGTAACTCGTAAATATTTTGGAATGACTGCAAAGCAGTATCGTAAGACTCTTTCTATCCTTCGTGCTCGTATTAACGTTCTTGAGCGTTTAATGTCTGAGAATCGTTGGGATGAAATTGAGTTCGATAAGATTCCATCTAAAGCAGGTATGAAGTATAAGAACGCTTTCGCAAGACACGACATTGAGCGTGCAAAGGCTGGAGCACAGACTTATGCGGACTTTGCTAAGGATGAAACTAAGACTGTTAATGCGGCAGTCCTGAATCCAGTAGATATCGCAAGTCAGATTTTTGGTTATGGTGGATACTACGGTACTCCAACTCAGACTGAGCGTTTGATGTGGGATAAATATTGGGCAAACCTTAAAGACTACTACAATGGTCGTGAGGAGAACGGAATTGCAATCGTCGATGTATCTGGCTCTATGAGTGGTACTCCAATGAATGCAGCAGTATCTATGGGTGCTTATATCGCAGAGCGTGGTAAAGGTCCTTTCCAGAACCATTTCATCACATTCTCCAGCAATCCTCAGTTTGTTAGATTCGATGGAGTAGATATTTATGATAAATTCCAGAGAGCACGTTCTGCCGACTGGGGTGGAAGCACAAACATTGAGGCAACTTTTGACCTTATGTTAAACGTCGCTCTTAAAAATAAAGTTCCTGCTTCTGAGATGCCAAAAACTCTTTATATCTTCTCTGATATGGAGTTTAATGGTTGTATGTCCTTTGGACGTCCTTCCAGAGAGCGTTGGAGCTATGGAAACCGTATTACCGGTGGTATTGGTGAAATCAATACTCTGCTTGAGAACATTGCTCAGAAGTGGATGGCTTATGGCTATGAATTACCAAAAGTAATCTTCTGGAATCTTGATGCAAGACAGAATAACATTCCAGCCCTTGGCGGAAGATTCTCCTATGTATCTGGATTCTCAATGACGATGGTAGAAGAAATTCTCTCTGGAGAAGATGGCTACTCTCTCATGATGAAGAAGCTCGATTCTGAAAGATACTCTTGTATCCAGTAAGAAAATTAATATGCGGACTGGAAATTTTCTTCCAGTCCGTTTCGTTTGAACAAGATAGACAAGAAAGAGACAAAAAGAAAAATGATTGGGCGGCCGCAAATAATATTCCATTAGTTAGAATCCCATATTGGGAAAAAGAAAATATTACTTTAGAAATGCTAATGGATTCTAAATATGAGGTAAAATAATGACAATTAAAGAAGCTATTGAGGTGTTAAAAAATCTTCATATTTCATTTGAAGATATAGATAAAAGAGAAAAAATTAAAGAAGCGTTAGAAATGGCAATCGCAGCTCTTGATGATGAAGATTATTGAATATGATAGAAACAATTCTTTCTGGTAAAGACGGATATGACCTGATGATGGAGAAACTTGATACTGAGCGTTATGCTTATATCAAATAATAACAATAGATTTAAGGAGTAAGATTTATTCTTACTCCTTTTTTATTTTGGACAAAAATAAAAAGAATATATTTTTAATCCTTTATAATATTAGAGAAAGATATTTAAAAAGAAAGGAGTAAAAACTACTAAAATGGATAAATTTTTAAATGAAAATGGGCTTAAAAGAATAATAAATAAAATTGATTTAAAAAAAGCTAACTTAGAAAGCCCTTCTTTTTCTGGTGTTCCAACTGCTCCAACCGCAGAAACTACTAATAATTCTAATCAAATTGCGACTACTGGATATGTTCAAAAGGTTGCTTCTAAATTATTATTAGATTCAAATAATGCGGCTCAAGTAATTGTAACAATTACTCCTGCAACAGAAGCGACTGTAACTTTAACAAATAGCAGTTCTCATGATGTCTATACAGCAACTACAGATAGTGCTGGAATTGCAATTTTAAATGTAACTTCTTATGGAATTTTTAAAATTGCATATCAATCTGCGGGAGCAATTTCTTCAATTAGAACAGTTGAAATTACTACTCCAGGAAAAATATATCAAATTTCTGCTACTTACACCACTTCAAAAGTTTATACTGTTAAGATTGATTTAAACAATTCAAATCCATTAACTTGTATAACATATGAAGATGATGCTGAAAATATGAAAAAAGGATCAGATGATTGGGATAATGAATTTATTTTTAGAGATATAAAGCCTTGTGTTTTTAAAAATGGTATAGTCAATTATTATCTTAATAAAAATGATTTTACTAAGAAAGCTTCTGGAGAAAATGCAGTTTTAGATGGCACTGATGGAGACGTTATGATAGAATTTCCAAAATTTGCTTATAAAATTTGGAAAGACCCACAAGACAATAAAATTCTTCGAGTATCAATTACTAATAATAATGATTATGCAGAACAAAATAATTATAAATATTATGCTTTTAGTAAAAGTAAAGAAGGAGATAAAGATTATTTTTATTGGGGAGCTTTTAAAGGATCATTGGACGCAGAAGGAAAATTACGTTCAATTCCAAATAAACAATCCGCTAACTCTAAAACAATTGGCGCCTTTAAGACTTGTGCCCAAAATAATGGAAATGGATATACTATTACTTCTTATTTCCAATTAATTGCAATTCAATGTTTATATTTAATTAAATATGGGAATTTAAATGGTCAAGCCGCTTTAGGTCAAGGAATTTGTGGTAGAAGTGATAAACGTGAAGAATCAAATTATGGTCCTTTGGTAACCGGAGGAACTTTAACTTTTGATGCTGGTAAAAAAATGTATTATGGAAATACTTCAAATTCTGGATCAAGTGCAGAATATGAAACTGCTAAACTTGGTCATGTTAAATTTGCCGGAATAGAAGATTTCTGGGGAAATATATGGGAATGGATTGATGGCCTTATTATAGATAGTAATTGGAATATAATTACTAATTGGGATTATAATAAAGAAAATGATCAAGAGAATTTTACTTTTTCATCTGGATTAACATCAAATTCCAGTGGTTATGTTTCTAACGTGTCAGGAACTACAGAAACCGGTTTTATGAATGTAGAATACAAAGGTAGTGGTACTACATTTTTCTGTGATTACGGTTATCTGTATTCGGATCGCGTTTTGCTATTCGGTGGTCGTTGGGCTGATGGATCGAGTGCCGGTCCTTTCTATTTGCGTGCGGCTGGTACGGCCTCTGCTGCGATTGTGTCTGTTGGCGCGCGCCTTATGTACCTATAAAAATATATTTTGGTAAAAATTTTTGTGTCATTATTAAGGCTATAAAATGATTAAAAAATATTTATTTAACAGTTATCTGTATTCAGATCACGTTTTGAAATTCAGTAGTCATTGGACTAATAGATCGAATACCAGTCCTTTCTATTTGAATGCGAATAATACAGCCTCTAATACGAATGTGAATATTGGCACACGCGTTTTTATCTATTTTTAGTTTTTGATTTTTTAAATCCAACCAAAATTTTTACCATGCCTCTTGGCAAAACATTAGCAAATTTTTGAGGAGTGTACTAGTAAAAATATTTTGAACGTTTGCTCTAAAAAGTTTTCTTTTTTACAATAAAAAAATAAAAGAAAAAAGTATAAAATAATAAAAAAAATAGATAGAAAGAAGGTTCCTCTATGCCAAAAAGGTCAGGAAACATATATTCTGATATTATTGACATAGATAATATAAAAAGAGCTCATCTAAATGCAAAGAAAGATAAAAGTTTTTATTCAGCTGTAGTAAAAACTTCAAATAATTTAGATGAGCGATCTCAAAAAATACAAAAAATGTTAAAGAATCATACATACCAAGTAAGTCCTTATAAAACAAGTCTTATTCAAGACAAAAATAAAAAAAGAATTTTATTTAAACTTCCTTACTATCCAGATCGAATTATTCAATGGGCAATTATGCTACAAATAGAACCAATATTTAGAAAAACTATGACAGATTTCACTTGTGCATCTATACCTGGAAGAGGTATTCACCAAGCTAGTGAATTAGTTGATAAATGGATAAATTCAGATCCTAAGAGAACTAAATATTGTTTAAAATTAGATATTAAAAAATTTTATCCCAGTATTAATAGAAAAATTTTAAAAAAATTATTAAGAAGAAAATTTAAAGATAAAGATCTATTAATTGAATTAGATAAAATAATTGATAGTATGGACAATTGTGATATTTCTAAAATTGATTTACCACAAGAAGAAAAAGAATTATATTTAAGACCTGGAAAGGGAATTCCAGTTGGGTCTTATTTATCTCAATATTTAGCAAATTATTATTTAACATTTTTTGATCATTGGTTAAAAGAAGTTTTACATTGTCATTATGTTGTAAGATACATGGATGATATTGTTATTTTTGGAGAAACAAAAGAGCAGTTACAAGAGTGGTTATTTTTAATAAGAGAATATTTATTATCAGAATTAGATTTAGAAATAAAATCTAATTATCAAATTTTCCCCGTTGATGCAAGAGGAGTAGATTTTGTTGGATATAGACATTTTAGAGGATATAAATTATTAAGAAAAACTACTTTAAAAACTTTTAAACAAACTGCTATAAAAATGCAAAAATATAGCAAAGAATATAAACTTCCAACAGATAAAGAATGGTGTGCTTGGGTTTCTTCTTTAGGATGGATTCAATGGTGTGATTCAAAACATTTTTATAAAAAGTATTATGAAGATAGTATTCCTATTATTAATACTTATTATTCTTTATATAAAAAGAGTAAATATAAAAAAGCGTCTTATCAATTCATAACGCCAAATCGAAAAAAGATAAATAATAAAAAATATTATAATAAGAATTGGCATAATATAATTCATAAAAAAGGAGGGTAAATATGGTTCAGTATGAAAAAGTTCGAGGAACTCAGGAAAAAGTTTTACCTCTTGAGTTAAATATAGATACAGTATATATAAGAAAAAATATTATTCAAAAGACAGATGAAGATAATAATCCATATTGGGAATATGATGAAATCCAATTAACTTTTGAAGAATATTTTAAACAAATCATACCAGAGCAAGAACAAGCAATAGGAGAATTAACAACTCTATTTGCTGAGTATCAAAATCAAATTGATTCTGCTATTGCGGAATTAACAATCGCAATGGGGGAGGGGACGAAAGATGTTCAATGAAAATAGTGGCTTAGTAAGAATTTGGGTAAGACTATTATCTCAAGAAAATAGTAGATATACTCCAAAAGATGTTCCAAACATTAGTAATTTACGAGAAGTAGTTTTATCTTTATTATAATTTTATGGGAAGGTTATTATATATAACCTTCCCATTTTTTTGTACCCATATTGCCTTTAACAGAACTTCCGGCCGGCGACAAACCTGGACTCCGTAATCTCAAAATTCAAAAGGCATTTACTATTTTTCATAGCAAAATACCCTATATTTGTTTTTTTATAAAAAATATTATATAATATATATAGAAAAATGAGAAAGAGGATAAATAAAAATGAAAGATATTAGTTATTATTGGGCAGATAAAGCTCAAAGAGCAGTTATTGCACAAGAGCATACTAAGCAAATGAATGAGCAATTTGCAAGTAAGATTGCGGAAAGCGTAATGAATAGTAAAATTTATAGCAAAGATTTTAAAGCAACAACGCCCGCAAGAAAATTAAAAGAAGCAGATATTGCTCTTGATGCTGTTGGAAGCGTTGAAGCTATTGTAGCTTGCGATTCTACAGATGGAAAAGTTGCAGTTCTTAATTTTGCTTCATATAAGAATCCTGGCGGAATGTTTATTAGAGGTTCACGTGCTCAGGAAGAGTGTCTGTGCCATGAATCTTTTCTTTACAACGTATTAAGCCAAATTCCAAATTATTATGATTGGAATGAAAAACACAAGAATCGTGCTTTGTATGAGAATAGAGCAATTTATTCTCCAAATATCAGATTTGAGCATTCTGGCATTGAAAAATACTGCGATGTAATTACTTGCGCCGCACCTAATTTTACTGCCGCTGCAAAGTATTGCAACGTAGATAGAGAAGAAAATAAAAAAGTTCTTGAATCAAGAATTCGATTTATTTTTGAAGTAGCAAAGCAGAATCAAGTTGATACTCTTATTTTAGGGGCTTTTGGATGCGGAGTATTTGGACAGGATGCAGATGATGTTGCAGAAATTTTTATCAATCTGTTAGTTACAGATTATGCAACTGAATTTAAGAAAGTAATTTTCGCAATTCCTATCATTAACGATGATTCTGTCAATTATAGTAAATTTCAAAATATGTTTGATGAGCTGTTAGAGGAGAATTAATATGAATTCTTTTACTATCACAATTACAAATTGCCTTGATTGCCCAGACCATTATATTCGTCCTATTTATACTCCAGATTCTTGGGACCATGAGGAAGGATGTTATTGTAAACTTGTTAAAGATGTAAATGGATATGACAAATTAGTTGCAGGAGACGATTGGCATTTAAGAAGATATACTGACATTCCAGATTGGTGTCCAAAATTATGACATATATCTCTGAATATTTTTATAGTAATTGCTTAATCGAAGCTATTAAAGCTAAGATTAAGCATCCTATAAAAGTAAAAATAAAATACATTCCTGCAAGATTAAATGAAGTATTTTGTCCGCATTTAATGTGGTATGATGGTGAATATACTTATGATTTTTGGGCTTGCGGGCATTTAAAGCCATATCAAATTTTATGGCATAAAGGTAGGATAAGAAAAAGCGAATATGATTATTATTATAAGTGTATAAAAACTTTAAAAGAATGGAAAGAAAGAGGTAAATAAAAATTTTTATTATGATTTATTTGTAAAATGTGGTCAAAATATAGAATTTTCTTTTTCTCTACTTTTATATAAGAGTAGAAAGATAAAAACTTTCATATTTTACAAATAAAGGAGAATAAAAATGGCACAAGCACAGCTAACAGAAGAAATTATTTTTACTAAAACTCAAAAAGAAGTATTATATGGTGCTTTATTGGGAGATGGAAGTTTAATTAAACATAAAAATGGTATAAACGCTCAATTTACATATTTGTCTAAATCAAAACAGCATGTAAGTTTTGTAGCCGAATATTTTAAAGAGTATTGGTCTGGAGAAGGAATTAAAGATACCAGCTATATAGATAAACGTACCAATAAAGAATATTTTCATTCTCAAGTAAAGACTTATACAAATTCTAGTTTTACTAAAGAATATTATCATTGGTATATTGATGGTAAAAAACATTTGCCTGAAGATTTAACATTAACACCTTTAACTTGCTTAATATGGTATATAGGAGATGGCGGAATTTGTCATAATAAACGAAGTGAGAATATTAAATTATCAACTCAATGTTTTTTAAAAGAGGAGCAAGAAAAAATTTTAATTCCTCAATTAAGTGATTTTGAAGCTACTCTTATGAAAGCTGATTTAGGAAGTAATGGTGAACAGCAATATTATATATATATTCCTCATAGAAAAGAAAAAGCTTTCTTAGACTATATTGGAGAATGTCCTTTTGAAGATTATAAATATAAATGGGAGATTGCAGAATATATTAATGCTATACCACAAAGTCATACTGATAAAGAAAAGGATTTTTGTGAAAAATATAAAAAAGGTATGACATATTATGCTATTGCTAAAGAATATGGCATTGAACCAAATATAGTAAAACATTATTTAATTAAAAATAATTTATATAAATCCCCAAATAAAAAATTGCAAAATGTTATTATTCATTTATCTGAGGATGGTAATTATATTAACATATATGAATCTGGGGCAGATGCAGCTAAAAAATTAAATTTATCTTCTTCAATGATTTCAAGTGTAAAATCAGGGAGAAGAAAGATGCGAGATAATTCTTATTTTAGGTATTATAAAGACTTTAATAAAGAAGAACAAGAAAAGATAAAAGAAAAATTTCAAGAATATTTTAAATAGAAAGGAGTTATACATCGTTATGAATAGAAGTGATTTAGCTAACAGAATGAAAAATTATGAAAAAGTTAGTAAAACTGTTCTTATGAGAAGAACACCAGTAGCGATACGTCTTTGACGGTAAGGCGTTTCATACTTTTACAAGAAGTTTTCAAAAACCCTTTGATTTTGTGCTAATGGATACAATGCAACAAACAATGAAATATTTATGTGAAAATATTCAAGGTTGCGTTTTTGGATATACACAATCAGATGAAATTACTCTGATTTTAGTGGATTATCAGAAATTCACTTCTTCTGCATGGTTCGATTATGAAGTTCAGAAAATATGTAGTATTTCTGCTTCAATGGCAACTATGGCTTTTAACAGATTCTTCGCTCAAGAAGTGGATAAATGGGGCGTTGAAACTTTTGGATATGAATGGTATGAAGGTGGTACTAATGATCCAGAAGTAACAAATTCACCAGAGTGGAAATTGTCTGAAATTTATTCTAAAGCAATTAAGAAAGGAGCATTGTTTGATGCCAGATGTTTTAACATTCCAAAAGAAGAGGTAACTAACCTAATCTATTGGCGGCAACTTGATGCAACAAGAAATAGTATTCAAATGGTCGGACAAGCTCATTTTTCACATGATGAACTTCAAGATAAAACTTGTAATATGATTCAAGATATGTTAATGACTAAATATGGTATTAATTGGAATGATTTTACAATACCATGTAAACGAGGTACCGCATGTATTAAAGTCGCAACAAAAGTAACTGAAAATATAAAAAGAGAACCACAACCTTTTGGAGAAGATAAAGTTACAACTACAATTATTGAAGAAAGACCTATCTGGGTTATTGATAAAAATATGCCTATTTTAAAAGGTGAAGACCGCAAATATGTTGATGATTTAATTTACATAGGAGAAGAATAAATGATAAGGGGATATAGCATTTTCGAGGAGGGACGTTAATGGGCTGTAATTATGATATTACAAAAGTGAATAAATTATTTAATTTGGCAGTTCAATATTATCCTAAGAAAAAATTAGCTCATGCTTTGCGGGTTGCTGAATATGCGACCGCAAAAGCTGATCGTTTAAAAATGGATATAACAAAGGCTTATATGATTGCATTGGCACATGACCTATTAGAAGATACTGATTGTCCAAAAGAGGATTTAATGTCCACTTTGGGCATGGTAGCTTATGATTCTGTGGTTCTTTTAACAAAAGACCCTCAAGAAAAATATGAAGATTATATTCATAAAATTCTTGATGCAAAAGATGATTATGCTTTCATCGTTAAACAGGCAGACATGAAAGATCATATGACTTTAACTGATACACTTACAGAAAAATTGCGGGATAAATATATTCCTGTATTACATTATTTCTTATAAGAAAGGATTCATGTATGATTTTTAACTGGAAAGAAAAAATGTTTTTAATTATTCTTTTATGTGTATTATTTACATCTTTAAATATGTTTTTTCGACCTAAACCTGCGGAAAAGATGCAAATTTTTCCATCTTATGATTGGGGAAGTGAAGAAGAAGAAATTTTAGCTTATATTTCTGCAAATACAAATGGAACTGATAAAGATAAACAACAAGCTGTTATTGATTGTTTAGATTATGTATGGGACGCAAATCATCATTTTGATATTCCTGAATATGCTTCTGCGAAATATAAATTTTATGTTGAACCAACCCAGCATGATTATGAACTTGTAAGATTGGTTAAAAAGGGACAATGGGCAACCGATGATTAAGGGAGAAAGTTTAAATACTTTCTCCCTTTTTTTGATTTTTTATTAAAAATTTATTATAATATATATAGAAAGTTAAAGGAAGGTGAGAAAGTATGGCAGACCTTAATACAATAATTAAAACTGCGAATGGTATTCAAGAGCATTATCTTGAATCTAAACAATACTTTGCTAAGAATAATATTGTAGGTATTTTTCTACAAGGTAGTCAAAATTATGGTCTTGATACTGAAGATTCTGATATTGATACAAAACTTATTACCACTCCGACATTAAATGATTTTATTTATAATCGTAAACCTATGTCTACAACTCATTTCAGGGCTAATGGGGAACATATTGACTTTAAAGATATTAGGCTTATGTTTGATACTTTCCGCAAACAGAATCTAAATTTTATTGAAATTCTTTTCACTAATTATAAAATCATTAATCCAATGTATGAAAAAGAGTGGAATAAATTGATTGCGAAAAATGAAGTTATTGCACATTATAATCCTTATTTCGCAGTAAAAGCTATGTCTGGCATTGCTCTTGGAAAAAGATATGCTCTTACTAAAGAAACAGAAGCTCATAAAGAAACATTTGAAAAGTTTAATTATGACCCAAAACAGCTTTATCAGCTTGTGAGAATTGATGAATATCTCGATAAATATATTGCTGGAGCGCCATATAAAGAATGTTTGTGTCCAGCTAACCCGCAATATTTAAAAGACATTAAAACTGGTCTTTATTCAAAAGAAGAAGCTATTAAAGTTGCGGATGAGCATATGGCTCATATTGATAAAATTTGTGCCCCATATACAAAAGACTCTGAATTTAACTATACTGATGAAGAAGCTGAAAATCTTCTTCAAGAAGTTCAAGCAGAAATTATGAAGAAAAGTATTGCTTTTGAGTTGGAGGAAAAGAAATGATTAAACAGTTTTTTGTAACAGGAGATACACATGGCTGTATGGATCGTTTTGCATGGCTTGAAATACAAAATCCAAAAGAGACTGGTATTATTATCTTAGGAGATGCAGGTGTAAATTTTTATAAAAGTGCGGCAAGGCGACATGATATTAAGATGCAACTTGAGCAATATGGATGTACATTTTATTTGGTAAGGGGAAATCATGAAGCTCGTCCAGAAGATGTTAAAGGCATTGAAGAGGTTTGGGATGATGATGTTGCGAATTATGTTTTCATTGAACCCGGTTATCCTCATATCCATTATCTTATGGATGGCTCTAATTATGATTTTCTTGGTCATAATACACTTGTAATAGGTGGAGCTTATTCTGTGGATAAATGGTATAGACTTGAAAATCATTATACTTGGTATCCAAACGAACAATTAACAGAAGCAGAAATGCAGGCTATTGAAGCAATGTATGCGGGACAAAGTTTTGATTTTGTTTTTACTCATACTTGTCCATTAAGCTGGGAACCAACTGACTTATTTTTATCTATGATTGACCAGTCTACTGTAGATGATTCTATGGAAGTTTGGCTTGATTCTTTTAAAGATAAGATTAATTGGGGTGTTTGGCTTTTTGGTCACTTTCACGCAGATAGAATGGAGCGCCCGCATGTTGAACAATATTTTAAAGCAATCGAAGATTTAGAAGAGATATGGAAAAGATGGAATGATCAAAATTATTTACTTCCAACTTATTTTAGAAAATCTCCTAATTTTAATAAAGGAAAAACTGAATAAGTTTTTCCTTTATTGATTTTTTATTAAAATTATAATATAATATATATAGAAAGTTAAGGAAAGGATAAAAAGAAATGATTAAAATTCTTAAACCTGGTGACAAATATGGTTATCGGTTAAAATGTTCAAAATGTCATTGTGTATTTATTGCATCACAAGATGAATGTCGAAATTCTATTTTTTCCTATTTCAGATGTCCAGATTGTGGAAGTATTGTTGAAAAGAAACTTTATACTAAAAAAGTAAGACTTGACTAAAGAGAGGATTGATACATTATGAAATATTTTATTGATTTTGAAGCAATGCAGTTTTCCAATTACATTATTTCTGTTGGATGTGTTCGAGAAGATGGAAAAGAATTTTATTCTCTTGTGCATACTCCAGAGAATACAAATAAGAATGTTTCTAAGTTTATTACTGATTTAACAGGTATTACCACAGAAATGGTTGAAGCAGCTCCTTCTCCAGAAGAGGTATTCAATGAGTTCTTTGATTTTTGTTTTGAAGATTGCGGCGATGACATTCCTGAATTTTATTGTTATGGGAATTGTGATACAGATTTTATCAAAGCAACCTTCCGCAAAACAAATAGTTTTAAAGCAAAAGCAATTCTTGGTTATATGAATACAGATATGAAGGATTTTGCTCCTGCTGTTAAGGTTCATTTCGGCTTAATCAAACTGATTAACCTCGCTAAAGTTTGCGAATATTTTAGAGGAGAAGAAATTGTTCAGACTCATAATTCTCTTGACGATGCAAAGATGTTAAAAGAAGTTTATGAAGGCTGTAAAAATGAAAAAGCTTCTGAAGTAGATGCAAATGTATTTATGGAGTATAAGGAAATTACAACCGACCAGATTGAATATGAAGATACTCGTTTTGATGTTTTTTGTTGTCCTACTAAAAATTTTGAAGAAGAAAGAACTAAGAAATTTGAGAATCTTAAAGAAGCAGTTGAATATGTTAAATCATATGATAAGAGCATGAGAAATAATCCGACTGTAAATGTCCACAATATTGCCAAAAGGATTAAAAAATCCTATAATACAAAGAAACAGTACAACTTCTACTATTGGAAATTTGAGGTAAAATAATGATTAAACTTTGGATTGATGATATGCGGCCCGCGCCAGATGAATCTTATATTTGGATTAAGAGTGTTTGGGACGCAGAAATGTGTCTTACTACTCTTGTTAGACCAGAAGGAGACATTCTTGAAGTTAATGAAATTAATTTAGATCATGATGCCGGTGAATATTATGAGAAAGGTGGAGACTATATTAAAATTCTTGACTGGCTTGAATGTTGCCAAAAACTGCGGGGTTGGCATATTTATGCAACTTTTAAATTTCATAGTATGAATCCTGTTGGAGTTCAGAATATGAAAAGAGTTTGTAAGGAAGCTGGTTGGAAAGTTGAGTAATGGAATATTGGAGAAGACAAAGATTAAAAGAAATTATAAAGCACATTGTAGTTGTGGTACTTATTATCGCAGTTTGCATTGGAATTATAGCTGGGATAAGGAAGTATTATGACCAATTTTATTTAAAAACTGAAGTAAGAGCAGTTGAAGTTATAAATAAAGAAGATGATGTAGATCATTCTTTTGTAATAAGCGGGAAAGTTCTTATTCCTATTACAAATCATTCATATTATTTATATGGCGTAAATAATGAAAAAGTAAATGTTTCTTCTTCTATATTTAATGCGATTAAAGAAGGAGATGAGATACAGGTACAATGTACCTATATTTACTATAAAAAAGATGATTCTTTACATAAAATAGAGTATAAATATTTAGAGGAATAAAATATGAAAATTAAAAACTTTTTTGGACACTTAAAAACGGTATGTAAACATAAATATTGGGTAGGAAAATACTGCTTTAAAATTGGTCTTTATAAGCAGGGAATTACACACGATTTATCCAAATTTTCTCCTGTTGAATTTTGGGAAGGTGTCAAATATTGGCAGGGGACTCGTTCTCCGATAGATGCTTGTAAAGAGGAAAATGGAATGTCCTTTGCTTGGCAGCATCATAAAGGTCGGAATCGACACCACTATGAGTACTGGCAGGATAACTTCGATAAAGGTGGCACCGCACTCCCAATGCCAGACAAGTATCTTTTGGAGCTACTTTGTGATTATTTAGGTGCGGGACGGGCTTATATGGGAAAAAATTTTACATATCAAGGAGAATATAAGTGGTGGCAGAATAAGATTAAGAATCCTATTGCTATGCATCCTGCGACTAAAGCTTTTATAGATAAAGTATTATCTCGTTTAGCATGGAGAGAAGAGCATAATGTTGGATATAAGGCACTTTTAAATAAGAAAAATCTCATTAAGATTTATCACGAATGTTTGAAAGAAACAGACCTTAATTGATTTACTTTTAAAATTTTTATATAATATATTTACAATAAATAAAGGAGATTAATAGGTATGCTGAATGAAAAGAAAGAAAGAGAGCTTGCTTATGTTGTCAAAGTTGACGAGATTCGTCCTATTGAAGGAGCTGACAGAGTAGAAGTAGCTATCGTAAATGGTTGGCATATTATGGTTCGTAAAGACCAGTTTAAGCCAGGTGATTTAGCTGTTTACTTTGAGATTGATTCTAAAGTTCCAGCAGAAGAGCCATTTATGTTCCTTGAGCCGAAACATTTTAAAATTAAAACTCAGAAATATTTTAAAGGCACTGTAATTTCTCAGGGTTTACTTATGAGCTTTGAAGACTTCGGTTGGGAAAAGGACGCTTATAAACTTGGTGACTTTTTAACTCAGAAATTAAAAGTAATTTATGCAGTTAAAGAAGATAATGCTCGTAAAGCATCTTCTGTGGATAAATATAAAAAGATGGCTCAGAGACATGGAAAACTGTTCTCTCATCAGCCTTTTAGATGGTTAATGCGTAGAACTTGGGGTAAGAAAATTTTATTCATGTTCTTCGGTAAAACTTCTGATAAGAAAACCGGATGGCCGGCATGGGTTTCTAAAACAGATGAAGAGCGTGTACAAAATATGCCTTGGATTCTTGAGAATAAAAATCCATGGGTTGCAACTGAAAAAATTGATGGTACTTCTACTACCTTTACAATGAAAAGAGTTAAGACTCGTTTCTTGAAGAAAGAAAAATTTGAGTTTTATATCTGCTCTCGTAATGTAGTATTTGATAAGCCGGATAAGTCTTGTTTTTATGATACCAACGTTTACGTTGAAATGGCAGAAAAGTACAATGTTGAAGCAACTCTCCAGAAGATTCTCAGAAATCGTCCAGACCTTGAATGGGTAACACTTCAGGGTGAAACTTATGGTCAGGGTATCCAGAAGAGAGAATACTCTCTGAAAGAGCATAACTTTATGGGATTTAACTTCATCACTTCTGCGGAAGGTCGTTGGGATTCTAAACGGGCAAGCAAGTTGATGATGGAGTATGGTATTCCATGGGTGCCGATTGTGGATGAAAACTTTATCCTTCCAGATACAGTTGATGAACTTCTTGCTATTGCGACAGGTGATTCTGTGATAGATGGAAAGATGCGTGAAGGTCTTGTATTCCGTTCTCAGGATGGCGTTCAGTCCTTTAAGGCGGTTTCCAATGAATTTTTATTGAAGTTCCATTCTTAAGGAATGGAACTTCTAAGAAAGGAGCAAATACTATGAGATTTTTATATCTTATAATAGCACTTTTAGATTTAGTAGTTTGTATTCTTTTTATAGTACAAGCTGTACTCGCTACAACAAATTTTAAGATTGGAACTTCAATCTTTTGTGCTATATGTTGGGGAGTTTGTTTTATTTTGAATCTAATAATGACTATAGATGACTTTAAGAAATAAATAAAAAGGAGTAAAGGAAATGGCAAAGACACGAGAAATCGCTTGTATTCATTATGTATGTAACGGAAAATGTGATTTGGGCAAAGAGGCTGACTTCTACGGTCATTGCCAGACTTGCAAAACATATCGGGCTAAGCCAGGTGGCAAGCCCGCAAGGACGGATAACCGCAGACAAAAAATGGATAGGATTTTAAGAAAGGAGAAATATTAATGTTCCATTTTAAAATCTTTTATTCAGATAAAGATCCGCAGGAAGTGGAGATTCTTTTTGATAAGAATCTCCAGAAATATCGTTATATAAATCTTACTAAGCATCATATTTGTAAATGCACTTTTGCATCAGAATTAGATGCTATTAGAGATTTACGAAAATATCCAAACATTACAGAAATTCTTTTAACAGCTTCTCCAAAGAGAAACGTTGAAGATTTTATTACTATTTTTGAAGAGAGGTTAGGAAAATAATGTTTCTTGAATTACATATTTCAAAAGATAATAAAAATTCATATCGAAAACTTTGTATTTCAAAAGATAATATGTTTAATACTTGGAGATATGTTTTTATTCCAGATTTAAATGAAGATGATTTGGAATGTCATATTGAAAGACAACAGTTTCCGAATGAAACATTAGCAATTAAAGAACTTTTAAATATTCCAGGGATTGTAGGAGTAAAAGAATTAGTTACATTATCGTCAACTTATAAAGCTTTTATACCAGTAGAAGATTTTGTAAAAGAATATTATAAAGGAGAGAATTAAAATGACACTTGATACAGTTATGAAAGAGATGGTTACCGCAATGAAGGCTAAAGACAAGGCTCGAAAAGATGTTATTTCCAGTCTTGTTGATGCTATTAAAAAGGCGGCTATTGATAAAAATTGCCGAAATAACATTTCAGAAGACATGGTTGATGCAGTTATCTTAAAAGAGCAGAAAACCGTACAGGAAATGATTGATACTTGCCCTGCTGCAAGAACAGACCTTTTGGAATCTTATAAGTATAGACTTGAAGTAATTAAAGAATTTGCTCCAACTCTTATGACAGAGGATGAAATTCGAGCTTTTATTAATGAAGAGTTAATTGAGCTTACTCAGGTTGTTACTGAGCCTATTGGACCAAAAATGAAAGGTATGGTTATGAAAAATATTATGCCTAAACTTAAAGGCAAAGCAGATGGAAAACTTATTAATAAAGTTCTTACTGAACTTTTGAACCAGTAGGAGGTTATATATGTTTAATAGTCCCGATGGAACAATGTTCAGATTTAAAGATGGTAAGTCTCTAAGTCATTCTATCCCTATTTTAAATAGAGAAGAAACTATTGATGAATACCTTGACAATATTAAAGTCAACCTTCTGGACAAGCAGAAAACTATTGAATATTTGAGAGAAAAGATAGATAATTTTGAAAAAGAAGCATACACAACTAAAGAAATGCAGGATATGAAGAGACAAAGAGATGCAGCATTGGCTGATATGTGGAGAGGTTTTCCGATTACTGAGAAGGAAAGTGTAGCTATCAGAGATTGGAAAAAGAAACATGATACTGAGGTTCATGGAAACCCGCATGGATATCATGGTTGCTCAGGTGGCGGATATACATATATGTTTTATCCAACAAGTATTGGTACTGTTGGATCTTGTAGATGTGATATTTGTCATCAAAAAGCAATGACTGCAGCCTGTGCGCATGGATCTTATGATAGGAATGTATACCAGGCTGAAATGAAAGAAAGAGGTGGCACTTTTGACTTTCAAACATTGGATTAAAAATATTATCTTTTTTATTCTATTTATCGTAGTTTGTGTGACAGGTGCTATTTTAAGCACTAAATTTAATGAGCCAAGTCATATCTATATAACAGGTTTTATTTTTGGCGGGATCGCACAAATTATTTTAAATATAATACATTATTAACGTAATGCCCTATCAAAAAGATAGGGCATTGATTTTTTATAAAAAATATTATATAATATATATATCAAATGAAAGAGAAAGGAAAAATAAAAATGATTGAATTTGGTGGTTGTGATAGATGCGAATTGGAAGACGCTTTAGAGTCTTTAGCTTATCAAGTTCTTCAGTATCAAAATCCTGGATGGTATGAAATTCCAGAAGACGAAATTGTTGCTTTATTAAAGAATGAAGGACTTTTAGTAACATCCTTTTAAATAAACAACAAATAATTATTATAAAAGATATGAGGTGTAAAAATATGAGTCATGTATATTGTTGTTCTGATCTTCATGGTCAGTATGATTTATGGGAAATGGTAAAAAATATTGTATATGCAGACAATAGTTTTTGCTACATTTTAGGTGATTGTGTAGATAGGGGTCCAGAAGGATTCAAAATTTTAAAAGAGGTTCTTGAAGATTCTGAACATTTCTTCTTAATCTGCGGCAACCATGAACAGATGTTTGCAGATTCTATGCGGATAAAGCATTGCACAAGACTTCATTGTGCTAATGGTGGTCAATCTACTTTTGATGAATGGAAAGCAGATGGAAGTGATAGAAAATACATTGATATTATCGACAACTTGCCTAAGTGGTATCGTTATGATAATAAAAATGGAGAAGTTGTAATTTTATCTCATTCAGGTTTTACACCTGGCCCGCACTTAGGATTTCCAGAGTTTGAAGATGATTTTATTTGGAATCGAGAGCATTTTGATGATGAATGGGATGAAAAAGGTGGAATGGATAATGTAATTTTTGTTCATGGACACACTCCAGTTCCCCTTTTAGGTCATTATTGTTATGAGTATATGTGTAAGATGAGCGGAAAGAAAGCTTCTCCTGGAGCATATTTCTATTGCAAAGATTCTGCGGGTAAAGCTCATAAAATTGATATTGATGGAGGATGTTTTTTTACAGGAAATTTACCATTAATTGATTTGGATACTTGGGAACAAAATGTATTATTTGACGTAAATAGCATTTTTGAGGACTAATAAAATGACAAGATGTGATAAATGTGTAGCTCCAAAAGATCTTTGCATTAAATGCAGAGAAAATCCTATATATGCAGAAGTACCTCAGTATTCTCAGTTTCGGGCATACAATCCGGTATGCCCAAGAGGATATAAAGATTGTGTAAGCGATCCTGCTTATCTTAAATGTTATCATCCAAAATGGTATCAGACTTTATATGGAGATTTAACTCCTGTTCAAGCTCTTGAAGCTACTAATGGATGTATGGATGCTGTAAGAAAAGATCCTGATGAACATTTTTATTGTTACGATGATGAGGATAAGTAATATGTAAATTGATAAAATAAAAAAAATATAATATAATATATATAGAAAGTAAAAGAAATGATAACAAATGGATATGCTTTTGATATTGATGATCCAAGCTTTTCAGAAGCTGTAGATAAGGCTTTAAGAAATATAGGTGATATAATGGATCATTGGGCTATTGTTAGAAATACAGAAAAAAAGCTAAAGGAAAGGAAAGAAGAAAATATGTTTGATTTTGGAAATATGTTTAATGGAATGTTTAAACCAGTAGCAAAAGGTTATTGCAAAATGGGCGCTAATGGTAAGATTGCCATTAAGGTGCAGAATGGCTACAAAACTTTCAATGTTAAGACAATGAAACTTACAAACTGCGATAATTTCGCTTTTGATATGGATGGAGCATTTTGGGTAGTTCCTACATTTAAAGTTGCTGTTGGTGACATTATCCTGGTTAATAACGAGCCAAGAGCAGTCATTGAGGTAGGAAAAAATTCTATCAAGACTTTCAGTTATAAAGACTCCACTATCCAGGAGACTATTCCAGAGCATCATGTCTTTATGGGAAAAACATACTGCTATGGTAAGATTTTCAGTCCGTTTATGAATATGACTAAGGATAATGGTTCTATGTCTTCTATGATGAGTATGATGATGATGAGCCAGATGTTTAATGGAAATAACACAGGCGGTTCTATGAACATGGGCGGTATTAATCCTATGATGTTTATGATGATGGGAAATGGCGGAAACATGTTTGAGAATATGTTTGAGGGAGCTTTTGATTTTGGTGATGCTTCGGTAGTTAGCACAGATGATGATGAGGAGGACGAAGACTAATGGGTGGAGGAAGTTGGACAACTAAAGCATTTAGTGATTATACATCTCATTCAAGAGGAGTTTCTCTTGACGAGTTTGATACAATGGCTTTTTCAGCACAGGAGTTTTATACATCTCGTAAACTTGACGCAGCTTTAAATCCAAAAGGAGTAATGCGTGAATGTTGCGATTCTGAGGAGCATCCGCATACAGTTCCAGTTATTCTGGCACTTGATGTAACTGGTTCTATGGGCGGCGCCGCAGTTCAGGTTGCTAAGAAGCTGAATGAGATTATGACTGATATTTATGCAGACAACTCTATTAAGGATGTTGAGTTCTGTGTAATGGGAATCGGAGACCTTGCTTATGACAGAGCGCCAATTCAGATGTCTCAGTTTGAATCTGATATTAGAATTGCAGAGCAGCTTGATAAGATGTATTTTGAAGGCGGCGGTGGTGGTAATAGTTTTGAGTCTTATACAGCCGCTTGGTATATGGGATTAAATCATTGTAAACTTGACTGCTGGAACAGAGGTCAGAAAGGCATTATCATTACAATGGGAGATGAAAAGCCAAATCCTTATTTACCAAAATGGGGATTAGCTGAATGTACTGGAGATTCTCTCCAGGGAGATGTTGAAACAGAAGATTTACAGAAAGAAGTTTTTGAAAAATTTGATGTTTACCATATCTCTATTGATGATAATGAAAGCTCTTATAAATGGTTATGCAGTAGACACCCAGACTTTGATGAGTCTTGGAGAAAACTTGTAGGAAATGACCATTACTTTGTATCTGGTTTAAATGGTCTTGCAAAGATTATTACAGATATTGTAATTAATCATGGAAGTAAAACAGGAACAGCTTTTGAAACTGGTCCAGTTAAAATTGATATTAATGACAATGATACAGCTTCTTCTGAAGTGAGCTGGGACATTTAAAATATAAAAGGAGGATAATAGTCCTCCTTTGATTTTTTATTAAAAATATAATATAATATATATAGAAAATTAAGGAAGGTGTTTTTTATGAGAGTTTATATTTATGCAACAGAAGGTACTTATCAGGGATTACATGGAATCTATAATTGTCAAGTTGTAGAGGTAGATGATATTGAAGAAGCCAATGATTATGGCTATGAAATGGCTTATAATGTTGCTGAATCTTTTGGGTTAAATGATGAAGATGAAATTGTTGAGCAGGAATATAATTGGATTATTTATTCTATTAAAGACTCTGTTAAAGAAACAGCCGATGAACTTGATGTAATTTGTGCGAGAATGGGCTTTGAAACTTTTGTAGATAAATATTGTGATGAAAGGTTAGACTAAAATGAAAGAAAGTAAAATTGTTATTGGAGCAAACTTTGGAGATGAAGGAAAAGGTCTTGTAACAAATCATTTTTGTGAAGATGCTCTTAATCGAGGTTTAAAACCAGTAGTAATCTTTCACAATGGAACGGCTCAGCGTGGTCATACAGTTGATTATACAACTAAATTGCGGCATGTCTACCATCATTTTGGAAGCGGCACCGCAGAAGGAGTTCCAACTTTTTTTGCGAAAACCTTTTTTATTCATCCTATGACTTATACAAAAGAGTATTATGAGTTATTGGAACAGCATTTATTTCCTTTGAATTTAAAAGGATACGTTGATCCAGAAGCAAAAGTAATTACTCCTTTTGATATGATGATTGATCATATTACAGAAAATTGGATTGCCGAGCAGAATGGTGAAAGAGAATATGGTTCTTGCGGCTTTGGCTCTTGGTGTGCTATTGAGGATAGATATGGCGATCCTACAATGAAGACTCATTTTACAGTTGCTGATTTTGCAAGCTGGACAGATGAAGAATATCTTTTCCATATGGAAGAAATTTGGAGAGATTGTCTTGTAATTCTTTTTAAGCGTGGAGTACAGCTTGATAAAATTACTACTTACAGAGAATATTTTGATAAACATTCCGTTGGTAGACAGTCTTTAATTTGTAATTTTAGAAGTGATATATTATTTTTCCTTGAGAGAAATGAAATTATCACTTTTGACAATCTTTATCATAAGTTTGATAGTTTTATTTTTGAGAATGGTCAGGGATTAGGACTTGATTTCTATTATGATGATGTTTGGCATACCACTTCCCGCACAGGAGTAACATATCCTTTTGAGATTTTAGCAGATAAAAAAGACATTTCAGTTGATGCTTGCTATGTAATGCGTTCATATGTAACCAGACATGGGGTTGGCCCTATTGAGCAAGAAGCTCAGAAAAAAGAAATCAATACAGAGATGTTTGATAAAACAAATGTACATAATGATTTCCAGGGTGGATTAAGATATGGTGTAATGAAAAAGAGTGATGTAATTACTCGAATCGATAATGATTTTGAAAAAGTCAAACTTGATACAAGATTTTCTAAAAAAATCATTATTACACATTGTAATGAATACACTCCGCAAATTGAAGGAGACTATTATAGTGACAATCCTTTTGGAATAATGCAGAGGAGATAAAAATGAAGAAAGAAATGAAAGACGTTACATTTGATGAGTTCTCTGAATGGGCCAATAAACGAGCTTGTGATGGGCAATGGTCAATGCTTGATGCTATGATCAGTGCAGAAGCAATATCAGAAGTCATGAAAGTTAAATCTATATTTCATCGAAAAAAGAAAAGAGAAGAGGCTTGGGAAAAAATTAAGGCTGAAAATTTTATGTTAGATGCAGAAATTGATATTTAATTGATATTTTATAAAAAATATTATATAATATATATAGAAAGTTAAGGAAAGGATTTTAAAAATCCTTTCCGATACTCAATAAAATATCTTAATTGATATTTTATAAAAAATATTATATAATATATATGTAATAAATAATTAAAAGGAATTGATACTAATGGGACGAAGAAATGGAAAAATGATAATCAATGATTTTTATTGCATGAATTGCGGTCATAAAAATATGAGTTTACCACGTCGTAATAGTCATCAACATGGTAGATTTCATAGAAAGAAAATGTACTGTGTATTCTGCAAACAAGAAGTAAACCATATTGAATGTAAATCATATGAGGATGTTCTTGAGTTTAAAGAAAATTTTAAAAATGGGGTGTATAAAGATGAAGCACAAGATTCTCTTTCTTATGTGCGGACCCGCAGGATCGGGAAAGACGACTTACGTCAAGAAGGAAATGGCACAGGCAACGACTTACAAGTGTGTACATGTGTCAAGAGATGAAGTAAGAGCTGAATTCTTAAAAGAAGATGATAAAAACATCTTCAAGTATGAAGATGATGTCTTTGATGAGTTCTGCAATAGAATTAAAAATGCTTTAAATGACGCAACTGATGATATTGCAGTTTTTGCAGATGCAACTCATCTGAGTGAAAAAGCAAGAAATCGAGTTCTTGATAAGCTTGATTTGGATGGAGTAGATATTATTCCAGTTGTATTTAATTTACCGCTTGCTCAAATTCTTGCTCAGAATGAGAATCGAAAAGGAATGGGACGTGCTTATGTTCCAAGAGGAACAATCAGAAGAATGTTTTATACTTTTGATAAGCCAACTTACAATGAAAAATATACCTACAAACATATTTTGATTGTAGGAGATGCTGATAAGGAGTATGTAGAATGATTTATGTGACTTCAGACCTTCACCTGGGTCATGATAAAGGTTTCATTTATGAGCCAAGAGGCTTTCCGAATATTGTTGACCATGACGAAGAAATTATTAAAAGATGGAATGAGCTGGTGCAGCCAGAAGATGAAGTGTATATCTTAGGCGACTTGATGCTGAAAGATAATGAACATGGACTCGAATGTTTAAAACAGCTAAATGGTAAAAAGTATTTTATTATTGGAAACCATGATACAAATACAAGAATTAATCTTTACAAAGAGAATGATCTTGAATGCCTTGGATATTCGACAGTTTTAAAATATAAAAAGTATAATTTTTATATGAGTCATTATCCAACATTAACTGGTAATGTTGATGATTCAGGATTACATCATATGACTTTAAACTTATTTGGTCATACACATCAGAATGTTAATTTTTATGAAGATAATTTCTTTATGTATCATGTAGGAGTTGATTCTCATAACTGTTATCCAGTTTCACTAGATACAGTTATTGAAGATATAAAAAATAAATATGAGGAGTGTAAAGATATGCTATGAGCCATTTAATTGGGTATAAGAGTTATGACGGCTCTACAAAAGAATCCCAAATTTTACGAGATTTAAACAGTTTTGCTTATGACCCGCAAGAATCAAGTGGGTATCATGGAAATTTAACTTTTCATAAAAATGCAGTTTATAAAAATAAAACTGAAGCTGTTCAAAAACTTAAAAGTTTGATAACAACACCATATGATGACCATGCTGTTCTTTATAAAGAAAACGGCAAAGAATATTGGTTAGTAAAATATGAGTATCATTGTTGAACCTTGAAAATTAAATAAAATATTATATGAGAAAAAGGAGTTAAGCACATGAATATTTTAAGTTCAATTCTTCCATTTATCCCTGTAATTATCATTGCAGTGGCGTTGATTGTGATCCTTGCGACAGGATATGTGAAGTCCTCACCTGATGTAGCTTACATCATCTCTGGTCCGCACAAGAAACCTCGAATCTTGATTGGTAAATCCGGTATTAAAATTCCTTTCTTTGAGAAACTTGATAAATTGTCTCTTGGTGCGATTCAGATTGATGTGAAAACTCGTACCGCCGTTCCAACAGCAGAGTACATTAACGTAAAAGTTGATTCTACTGTTTCTGTACAGGTTGGAAGAACTGATGAAATGATTGCACTTGCGGCTCAGAACTTCTTAAATATTAAACGTGAAGTAATTGCAGAAAGAATTAATGACCTCTTGGAAGGTAATATCCGTGAGATCGTTGGTCAGATGAAACTGACTGAGATGGTATCTGATAGAAAAGCGTTTAGTGAAAAAGTTCAGCAGAATGTAGTTCCTGATCTTGCCAGATTCGGACTTGAGCTTGTTTCTTTTAATGTTCAGAATTTTTCTGATGAGGGCGGTGTTATTGATAACTTAGGTATTGATAACGTTGAGCAGATTAGAAAGAATGCAGCAATCGCTAAGTCTGATGCACAGAGAGAAATCGCTGTTGCTGAGGCAGCTAACGCAAAGAAATCTAATGATGCTAAAGTTCAGGCAGCCGAGGAAATTGCAGTTCGTAACAACGAGTTCGAGATGAAGCAGGCAGACCTCAAAAAGACTGCTGATACTGCAAAAGCTCAGGCTAATGCGGCACAGGCAATTGAGGAAGAGAAACAGCGTCAGTTAAGAGACGTTGCTGCTACTGAAGCAGATATTGCTCGTCAGGAAAAGCAGATTGAGTTGAAAGAAAGAGAAGTTGCTATTAAAGAGCGTGCTCTGGAAGCTGAAGTTAAGAAAACTGCTGAAGCTGAGAAGTATGCAGCACAGCAGAGAGCAGATGCTAAATTGTATGAGACTCAGAAGAAATCTGAAGCTGAGTTGTTCGAGAGAACAAAACAGGCAGAAGCTGCTCTTGCAGAAGCACAGAGAGATGCAGATGCTAAGAAAGCTCTTGCAGAAGCCGTAAAAGCACAGGGTGAAGCTGATGCAGCTGCAGCCAAAGCAAAAGGTGAAGCAGAAGCTGCTGCTATTAGAGCTAAACTTGAAGCTGAGGCTGAAGGTCTTCAGAAGAAGGCAGAGGCTATGAAGCAGTATGGTGAAGCTGCTAAGCAGGACATGCAGTTACAGGCACTTAAAGTCTACTTCGAGCAGTTACCGGCAATTGCTGAAGCTGTTGGTAAAGGATACACAAATGTTGATAAGATTATGATGTTCGGTGGAGACACCTCTAAGCTTGCTGGTGACATCATGACCAATGTAACTCAGGTATCTGAAGGACTGAGTGAATCTCTTGGAATCGACCTGAAGACTCTTCTTGCTGGTTTCATGGGTGGTAACTTAGCCGCAAATAAAGGCGTAACCATTAACGCTGATACAGTTGTTGCTCCTACTGAAGAGTAATTAACTGGGAGGAGCTTTTAAGCTCCTCTTTTTTTATAAGAAAAGGATTAAGTATGGAAATTATTTATTTTGAAGTTAATGATTGGAGCGCAGGAAGAGATTTTCCAGATTGTGAACCATTTAATACTTTGTTAAGTATTGATAATTTAACTTTTAGAAAAGAGCAATGGTTGATTGAAAATAAAATTATTGTGGTTGAAACAATAATTGATATGTCATTAAATTATTGCGTTACAGCTCCAAAAGAATGGGTTGAGAAAAACTGTCCTTGTATTTTAAATTCTAAATTTATTAGAGAGCCAAATGAAAATAATGAAGTATTCGGAAGATTTGGTTGCCCTTTTAAACCTTATACTGAAGAAAATTTAGGATACTGGTTTGCGGGCTGGGATGAATTTGAACACTGGGAACCTAAACGAGAAGATAAAATAGAGTCTTAAAAGACTCTATTTTTTTGTGCCAGAAAATTCGGGCTCGTAGGCGCCCTCAGCGGTCGTTGCCGCTTAAAAATCGCACCTACCAATTTTTTTTAGCAAAATGTCCCCTTTTTGATTTTCCCTTATTTTTGTGATATAATATTTTTATATAATATAAGGAGGACTTGATATGAAACAAGAACCTAAGTTCTACTGGGATGATACTACTAAAACTGCAACTTGCATTTTAGCAGATGGAAATAATATATTTACAGGTATTGCCAGTGTACATCCAGATGATATGGATATGGCTAATGAAAAGACTGGATATCAAATTGCTTTGTGGAGAGCAGAAATTAAATATTATACTCATATTCGTGATAATGAGTTAAAGCCAGCTCTTAAAGCATTAAAAAAAGTATTGGATGAAATGAAGTATAGTAAAAAGTTTAATCCAAAATCTTACGAAAATAGATCTTTACAAAGAAACTTATATCAAATAGAATCTGACTTAGATACAGTTCGTGATTTGTTAACTAATACTAAACAAAAACTTAAACAGTATATTTCTGAAAAAGAAAAATTCTATCAAAAAATTAGAGCCAATAGAACAAAAAAGGACGATGTAGGACAAAAACCTTCAATTTAATCTCTCTATTTTCAAATATATATATAAGGAGTTAAAAAGGAGGAATGAATGATTCAAAACTTAATATTTTTTATTTTAGGAATAATTTTTATTGAATTAATAATTCCTGTAATAGAGGCTCTAACAATAGTAATTGTCACTGCTTTAGAGGTTGCCAAAGGTAAACTAAACATGACAATTTCTAAATATAATATACAAATCCAAAAGATGGCAGAAGAACTTGAGCCAGAAAATACACACGCCATTGGGTTTGTAGTACAAAATAATGAACCAGAGGAAGAAGAGGAAGACGAATGAAATTTTATGACACATGTGCATTATTAGATAACTTTGAAACTATGCCAGAAGAGAAGTTCATTATATCTTCTATTACATTAGCGGAACTTGAGAAGATTAAAACATCAACTTCTAAAGATTCTGAAGTTAAATATATTGCAAGAAAAATCCTATCTTTTTTAAATGCGAATCCAGCGAAATATGAAGTTGTATTATATAAAACATTTTTTATTTGTCCTTTTACTGAAAAAGGATTTGAAGTAAATAATGATATTAAAATTTTAGCGACTGCATATTCTTATTTCAATAATTTAAAAATAAGTGAAAGAGAAAATTTTTTCTTTGTAACAAATGATTTAACTTTAAAAGTTACTGCCACCGCATTTTTACCAGTACAATGTATTATGTCTATGTATCCTCCAAAAGATGATTACAGTGGATATAAAGAGATTACAATGGATGATGAAATGATGTCTGATTTTTATTCTAATCCTACTGAAAATATTTATGGTTTAAAAGTAAATGAATATATCATTGTAAAAAACCAAGATGGGAAACCAGTTGATTCTGCCGTATGGACAGGTTCTGAATATCGCCATACTCAATTTAGAAGCTTTAATTCTAAATGGTTCGGTGAAGTTAAGCCACTTAAAGGGGATATTTATCAGACACTTGTCGCAGATAGTTTTACAAATAATAAAATAACTCTGGTAAAAGGACCTGCGGGCTCAGGTAAAACATACCTATCTCTTGGATACTTAATGAGTCAATTAGAACGTGGTAAGATTAATAAAATTATTATTTTCTGTAATACAGTTGCTACAAAAAATTCTGCTAAATTAGGATATTTACCAGGCACTAAAGATGAAAAACTTTTAGATTCACAAATTGGAAATGTTCTTGCAAGTAAAATAGGAAGTCGAATTGAGTTAGAAAGATTAATGGATGAAGAACAAATTGTTTTACTTCCATTCTCTGATATTAGAGGTTATGATACTACTGGAATGAATGCTGGGATATATATTTCAGAAGCTCAAAACCTTGATATTACACTTATGAAACTTGCTTTACAAAGAATTGGTGAAGATAGCATATGTATTATAGATGGAGATGAAAAAGCGCAAGTTGATGATATTGCATTTGCCGGAAATAATAATGGTATGAGACGAGTATCAAAGGTCTATCGAGGCGAAGATATATATGGTGAAATTGAATTAAAAATGATTCATCGTTCTAAAATTGCTAAAATTGCAGAAAAAATGTAATATAAACCAGAAGAGATTAATATCTCTTCTGGTTTTTTTATTTATAATGGAAACATGTTAAAACCTTTGAAGAAGACATTTTGGAAAAGGAGGTTTATATAAATATGGCTTCAATTGAAAAAAATATTTGGGATTATCTAATTAAAGAAATTAATAATCCATATGGTGTTGCCGGATTAATGGGTAACATCTATGCTGAGTCTGGTATGATTCCAAATAGAGTAGAAGTTTTATGCTTAAACAGATTAAAAGAACATGGTCAAGTATGGAATGATTCTACTTATACTGCGGCAGTTGATAATGGAAAAATTTCAAGAGAAACTTTTCTGCATCCACTACCTAATAAGCAATATGGATATGGGCTTTGCCAATGGACTAGTCCAGGTCGTAAAGCAGGATTATATGATTTAGCAAAAATGAAACAAGCTTCTATTGGTAATGAATTAATTCAATTGCAATGGCTTATGACTGAATTAAAAAATAATTATTCTACAGTTTTATCAACTTTAAAAAATGCAACAAGCGTAAGACAAGCTTCTGATATAGTCTTAACTCGTTTTGAATGTCCTGCTAATACAGGTGAAACTGTTAAAGCAACAAGAGCTAAATATGGTCAGAGGTATTATGATGCATATGCATCTAATAAAGGAGGGAACTCAATAGTGGCAAATTATAATCAATATATTAATTCTACTGGTACTCATTATATTTCTAATTCAGGTTCAGATGAAAATGGTGGATATCATAGTGGAAGAGCTGGTGACCAGACTGGTAGAGAATGGTACTTACGTTCTTGGTATAATAGACCATGGAACTGCGTATTAAGATATGAAAAAGACCCAAGAGTTGGTCAAAAAATGGCTGAATTAAGCTGTGCCGCAGCTCTTAATAATTTAGTTGGTTATGACCAATATGAAAGAGATACTTATTGGGCTCATTTAAAAGCATCTAACTATGACCCTGCTCAAATTACTATCGCATGTGAAGCAGACTGTTCTGCAGGTGTAATTGCTAATATTAGAGCAGTAGGATATTTACTTGGCATTCCAGCTTTACAAAATATTAGTGCAAGTTACACTGGTGATATGAGAGCCGGTTTTAAAGCTGCTGGATTCACTGTTTTAACAGCAGATAAATATCTTTCTGGATATGATTATTTACTTCCTGGAGATATTTTACTTAATGATGCCCATCATACAGCAACAAATGTTACAAGAGGGCGTTTAGCAGCTAATTCTAACTCACTACAACAAAGCCCAGCTCCAGAAAAAACTAATACTACTTATGTTGGAAAAGGAATTGGTACTGCAACTGCAAAAACTGAGATGAATATTAGAAGTAATTCCAATACAAATAGCTCTTCTTATGGAACTATTTCTAAAGGAACTAAAGTAGAAGTATTAGAGATTTTATCTAATGGTTGGTATAAAATTGTATGGCCAGGTGCTTCATGCGGTTATGCTTATACTTCTAATTCTACTAAAACTTATTATTCATATGTAGCTAAAAAGAAAGCTCCTACAACCACTAAACCAAAACCATCCAGTAGTAAAAGTATGACTGCAAATGAGGGCGCAACTGACTTTAATAAATCTCTTGCAGGTATATATCGTACAACAGCTGATTTAAATATCCGCCATGGAGCAGGTACATCTAAGGCTCTTATGGTTACAATTCCAAAAGGAACAAAAGTAGCTAATTATGGATATTACTCAGTTAGTAATGGTTGTAAATGGCTGTATGTCCAATTCACATATAAGAACGTAACTTATACAGGATTCGCTTCAAGCACATATTTACGTAAATAATTATGACTAAAGAAGAACGTGATATAACTATTAAAGAACATCGCTGGCAAAGAGAAAAAGAAGTTCTTGAAAGAAAGTATAAATTAAAACAAGAAAAAAGAGAATTTAAAAAACAATTCCTTCCTAAAATATCTACTTCAAAACTCCTTATTATTTTCTTGTTTATAAATTGCACAATTATAGAACTTTTCACAGGCTTTGTAACTTTAAAAAGCCTTGATTTAACAACTCTTACTATGGCGAATCCAGACTTTACTCCATTAGTAGCATTAATAGGTGCGGTCGTGAGTGAGGTCGTAGGATATGCGGTCTATGCATTGAAGTCCGCAAAAGAGAATACCGCAGGTGGTATTACATATGAAGCAGCAATGCGTCAAATTGATGAAGATAAAGCTAAAGGATAATTGATTTTTAACCCTAAAAGAGAAGATTTTCTCTTTTAGGGTATTTTTTTTTGACCGTAACTAAAATTTTAAGAATTGATTTTATTATTTTTTTATGCTATAATATATGTATGATAAGAAAAAAATGATGATTTTAAAGTTGAAAGGAGATTTATATGTCTGAGAACTATGGTGTAAAAGACATAAAAACTTTGGAAGGTATTGAAGCGATTCGATTACGTGCTGGAATATTTGTAGCAACATGTCTACTAGATAAATAAATATTTGTTTCACTGATTTTGCCCCGGAATTGGTCCGGAATGGAAAATTTATTTTTATTAATTTTTATGATATAATAGAAAGATAAGGTGAATTTCTATGTATCAAATTTATAAAATAACTAATCAAAAAAATGGAATGGTCTATATTGGTTCATCGATTGAAGTTGAACGTAGATGGAGACAACATAAAGAAGCATCTATTAACGAAAAAGATCATCATTATAATTATCCTTTAATGGTTGCTTTTAGAGAATTTGGTATCGCAAACTTCACTTTTGAAGTGATTGATACTTTACCAACTTGGGAAGCAATGATTGAAGCAGAGCATAATTGGATTCTCAAAGAAAATTGTGTTGTTCCAAATGGTTATAATCAAACGGATAAAACTGACAGCCCCATGTTTGACCCAGCTATTGCTAAGAAAATGAGTGATACCAAAAGAGAGAAATATGGAAAGCGAGTTTGTGAAATTGACTCAACAAAAAATATTCTTAATATTTGGAATTCTTTAGCTGAAGCTGGTGAAGATACTGGATTAGACCGTTTTAAAATTAGTAATGTTTGTAATGGAACGAGATTAACAACTGGTAATAGAACATTTAGATTTTTAGATGATGAAAATCAAATTATTGAACCAAAAGCAAAGGTGAATCAAGTTCAAAGTAATAGAATTACAAAAACTAGCCGTAGAGTTGGAGCATATGATAAGGATAATAACTTAATTCAAGAATTTGATAGTCTTCAATTAGCTGCTCAATTCTGTGGTGGAAATTCTTCAACAATATCTGCTGTATGTAGAGGAAAAAGAAATTCTCATAAAAATTATATTTGGAGGTATTTAGATTGAGTGAAGAAATTTTATTAAAAAAAGGAAAAGAAGATTACGGCGTAAAAGATATTAGAACATTAGAGGGCATAGAAGCAATTCGTATTAGGCCTGGTATGTTCATCGGTAGTGTTGGACCTGCTGGAGTTAGACATATTACTCTTGAAATTATTTCCAATGTAATTGATGAATACTTAAATGGATATTGTACAAAGTGTAATATTGAAGTAACAGAAAATGATGTTGTAACAGTAGTAGATGATGGACGTGGTGTTCCTTTTGGAAAAGCAGCAGATGGTTCAGAAACTCTTGAAAATATTTTTACTAAACTTCATACAGGAGCTAAATTTGATAGTTCTGGTAAAACTGGATATAATACATCTGGTGGTATGAATGGTGTTGGTGCAAAAGCAACAAATGCATTGTCTGATAAATTTATTGTCACTTCCAAAAGAGATGGTAAAATTGCAACAATGACATTTGAAAAAGGTGAAAGAAAAGATTTTAAAGTTGAAAAGTATGCGGGAAAAGATACTGGAACAACTATTACTTTTCATCCTGATATTGAGATTTTTAAAGAGGGAATTTCACTTGATTATGAAGAATTAAAAAGACAGATTCAGGAATTAGCATATCTTTCTCCTGGATTGACTTTTACATTAAAATATAAAGACAAAGCTGAAGATGTAATTGTTTCTCAGAATGGTATTCTGGATTATATTCAAGATTTGAATAAAAAGAAAAATGCTATTACATCTGTTTTTTATGCCGAAGCTTCCGAGGATAGAATTGGTGTAAAATTAGCAATGCTGTATAACGATAGTTATACTGATACTTATAAATTATATACAAACTCAATTCCAAATACAGCTGGAACTCATCTTACTGGATTTAGAACTGCATTAACTTCTGCAATTAATAATTATGCAAGAGAGAATAAACTTCTTAAAGAGAAGGACTCTAATATCGTAGGTGATGAGTTAAAAGAAGGTCTTGTATTAGTTCTTTCTTTTGTGATGCCAGACCCAGTCTTTTCAGGTCAGACAAAAGAGAAACTTGATTCAAGTGAAGGACGTACAATGGTCCAGAAGCTGGTATCAAAAGAAATCACAATTTGGCTTGACAGCCATCCTAATGACGCAAAAGCAATTATCAATAAAGCTTTATTAGCACGTGCCGCAAGAGAAAAAGCTAAAAAAGCTAAAGAAACAGTTCGTAAAGCGGATATAAAGAAAAGAGCAGTAATGCCTGGTACATTAGCAGATGCAAGTTCTCGAAATAGAGCTTCTTGTGAAGTATTTATTGTAGAGGGAAAATCTGCGGCCGGTTCAACAAAAGAAGCCAGAGATAGAGCTACCCAGGCTGTGTTCCCCGTTCGAGGTAAGATTCTTAACGTATTGAAGGCAGACCTCGCGAAGGCATTAAAGAATGCAGAAATTGATGGTATGATTACTGCTTTTGGACTTGAAATTAAGGATGGAAAAGTAATTGTAAATAAAGATAAATTGCGTTACGGTAAAATTGTTATTACAGCCGATGCGGATGTTGATGGTAGTCACATTAGAGCATTGTTCTTAACCTTTATTTGGAAATTTGCTCCGCAGTTAATTGAAGATGGATATATTTTTGCGGCAGTTCCTCCACTTTATAAAGTTACGCAGGGAACTAAGATTACTTATCTGAAGGATGATGCGGCTCTTGAGGAGTTCAGAAAGACAGCTAAAAAGTCTTTTGAGCTGGGTCGTATGAAGGGTCTTGGCGAGATGGACCCGTCCGAAATGGCTGAAACAGTTATGAATCCAGAAACCAGAACTCTTAAACAGATATGTATGGAAGATGCAGAAGAAGCTGCTAAAACTTTCATGGGATTGATGGGTGAGTCAGTTGTTTATAGAAAGAAATTTATCGAAGAGAATGCGTGGAGAGCAAATATTGACGTATAATGATGCAATGTATCTGGCCGTTGGAGTTGAAGACGGCTGGATACGCGTAACTCCAAAAGTGTGGAAAGAATATTTAAAAGCTAAAGAGGTTATTAAATGGAAACAAAAATATTTGAATTTGTACCAGAAGAGTCAGAACACTTTGAATCCCAATTTTTAAAATGGTATGACGCGGGCAAGCCTAAAAATAATTTTAATGAGGCTTATAATTATAGTACAATAACTCAATTTCTTATATGGGAGTATGGATTATCAGATGAGTCATATGATAAACCTCGTAGATGGAATCAAATTGTAGAAGGAGTTGTTTGTATTAATGGACGCTATTTTTCTGTTTGTTATGATAGAGGTTTAACAGAAATGCAAGAAGATGATTATGACTTTGATGATAATATTATTGAAGTTGAAAAACGCACAGTTTTAAAAGAGGTACCAGAATGGAAGAAAAAAAGATAATTGAATTAGCTGGAGATTTTTCTCAAAAACCAGACATGGCCGCAATTACCAAAATAACTCCTATAAAAGATGGTGATAAAGTGATTTTACATTTCGATATAAAGAAATATGATTTAGATATAGATACTATTGCTCAGCAATTTAACCTATGGCAGCAATGTTTTCCATATAATGATGTAATTGGAGATTTGTGTAATACAGGCATTGAAGTAAAAGAGTAAATATGATATTTTATACAGACGGTTCTGCGAGTCCAAATCCAGGTCCAGGTGGTTTTGGAGTTGTTCAAATAGATACAGAAGGTAATATTTTAAGTACATATTCCAGTAGACAGGATAATACGACTAATAATGAACAAGAAATGAAAGCTATTCTTTATGCAGCCTGTCAAGGAGTATTAGCTAAAGAAGACGTATTAATTTACTCTGATTCTGCATATGCAATTAATACTTTTTCAAACTGGATGTATAATTGGGAAAAAAATGGATGGATTAAAGGAGATGGAAAAGTACCTGAAAATTTAGAAATTGTGCAGGCTTTTTTTGAAGTATCCAAAATGATTGAAATCACTTTTGTAAAAGTAAAAGGACACTCTAAAAATCCATTTAATGAGCTGGCAGATAATCTGGCAACTGGCAAGGTCAAACCTGGTAACTATTTGACAATTTAATTTTTTTATGGTAATATATTATATATGGATAAGAATAAAGAACAATTAAAAAAACAATTACTACAATTTGTTAAATCAGTTGAAGAACCTATAACAAAAGAAGAATATGATAAATATATGAAAGAATATCATAAACAAAATCCTCTTTTAAATACTGGTTCTGGTTATTTATATGTTCCATCAGAAGATGTTGTTGTTAGTGCTGATTCAATTTATAATTTTATAGAAAGAGTTATAGATGAAAGTTTGATGGATGTAAAAATGCAATATTATAAAGAATTATTTGATAAGGGAGAGTTTTAATGAGTGAGAATATTATTCAAGTAAATATTAAAGATGAAATTGAACAGAGTTTACTTGATTATGGAATGAGTATCATTTCAGATCGAGCTTTACCTTCAGCAGAGGATGGATTAAAACCTGTTAATAGACGTATCTTATATGATATGTTTGATAAAGGTTTTATGAACAATAAGAAATTTGTAAAGTGTGCTCAGCCAGTCGGAGATACAATGGGTAGATTTCATCCGCATGGTGATAGTTCTATCTATGGTGCATTAGTATGGATGTCACAGGAATGGAACATGAGATATCCACTCATTTCTTGGCATGGTAATAACGGAAGCCGAGATGGTGATGAACCGGCTGCGTATAGATATACAGAATGTAAGCTTTCTAAACTCGGAGAAGAAATGCTTGCTGATATTAAAAAGAATACAGTAGATTGGATGAATGCTTATACAGATGAGGAGCAGGAGCCAATTTATTTACCTGGCCGCATTCCAAACCTTATTGTAAATGGTACTTCTGGAATTGCATGGGCAATGGCTTGTTCATTTGCACCGCACAATTTATCAGAAGTTATGGATGCAGCTATTTATCTTTTGGAAAATCCAGAATGTGATATTAGGGAACTCTTAAACTATATTAAAGGTCCAGATTTTCCAACAGGTGGATTACTTATTAATAAAGATGAACTTGAGACAGCTTATCTTACAGGAAAAGGTCGTGCAAGATTAAGAGGTGAATATACAATCGAATCTTCCAAAAGCGGAGATAGTATTGTTTTTACTTCAATTCCTTATAAGGTATCTAAAGAAACATTAACAGTCGAGATTGATAAACTCTGTGAAGAAGGAGAACTTAATGGCGTAACAGCTATTAGAGATGAATCCAACAGAGATGGTGTACGTTTTGTAATTGAACTTGGTAAAGGAATATCTGCGGCACCGATTATCGCAAAATTATTCAAATCTACACGTCTTGAAGATACATATTCATTCAATCAGGTTGCGCTGGTTGATAAAAAACCAAGACTGCTGAATATTAAACAGCTTTTAGAAAATTATATTGAGCATCAGAAAGATGTTCTTTTAAGAAAGACTAAATTCGATATTGAAAAAGTACAAGCAAGAATTCATATTCTTGAAGGATTGTTAATTGCACTTGAAGATATTGATAATATTATTGCTTTAATTAAGAAATCTGCTAGTGCGGCTGCCGCAAAAGAAGCTTTAATGAATAAGTATAATCTTAGTGAAGCACAGGCAAAAGCAATTCTTGATATGAAATTGAGTAAATTGGCTCGTTTGGAATCAGTTGAAATTCAGACTGAAAAAGATAATTTACTTAAAAAAGAAGCTGAATTAAATCAGATTCTTTTAAATCCAGTTCCAGAGATGAAAAAAAACTTCACAGAGATTAAAACCTTATATGGAGATGCTCGTAGAACCACAATCACACAGATAAATGTCACAAAAGAAGAAAAAGAGATTGAATATGTAGAACCTGAAAAATGTGTTGTTGTAATGACAGAAGATGGTTTGATTAAACGTATTCCTTCTACTAGCTTTAGAACTCAGAGAAGAAACGGAAAAGGCGTTAAAACACAAGGTGATGTTGTTAAAACTACCATCCGCACAAATACTATTGATTCTCTTATGGTATTTACAACAAAAGGAAAAATGTATCGTATCCTTGTAAATGATATTCCAGTAGGTACAAATGTATCTAAAGGTCAGTCAATTAAGTCTTTAATTGCAATGGATACTGATGAAGAACCTAATTTAATTTATTCTATTTATAGAGATACTGATGCAAAATATTTATTATTTGTAACAAAAAACGGAATCACAAAGAAAACCTCCTTAGAGGAATATACAAATACAAAGAAAAAGACTGGAATTATTGCTATTAATCTTAAAGAGGATGATACATTAGTATCTGTAAATCTTGTTAAAGATGAAGATTTAGTCCTCTTAACCTCTAACGGTATGGGAATTAAGATTAATTCTGGAGAGATTTCAGCTTCTGGTAGAGCAACAGCAGGTGTTAAAGGAATCACTTTGAAGAAAGATGATTTTGTAGTTGCTGCATTACCAGTTCGTGATAAGACAGATTACATTGCAATCTTTTCATCTAAAGGTCTTGGAAAGAAGATTGAAATGGATGAATTAGTTCTTCAGAAACGTGCGGGAAAAGGTTTGATTATTTATAAACCAACAGATGAAACAGGAACAGTTATTTCTGGTGCTTTAGTTGCGGACGAGGATAATATTCTTGTTGTTGGCAAATTAAGTTCAATTTGTATTTCCGCAAAAGACATTCCTCTTACAAGTAGAATTGCAACAGGTAATCAGTTAATTAAAAATGGTGAAATTACTTCTGTGACAAAAATTTAAGTGGGATTTATTTCCCACTTATCTTTTCTAAAAGGAGAATAAATAATGGATTTTTTAGATGAAAATGAAATGTATAATATTATTCAAGTTTTGAATGATTGGACAAAAGCGTATGATGAAGGAAAACCAAAAGTATCAGATAAAGAGTGGGATGAATTATACTTTAAATTAAAAGAGATGGAAAAAGAAACAGGTATTGTTCTTCCTAATTCTCCTACAAATAGTATTTCATATGAAGTAATATCTGAGTTACAGAAAGTTAAACACAATCATAAAATGTTGTCTTTGGATAAAACTAAAGACTGGGATGAATTTATTGGATATTTTGCTAAGCTTAATCCATTTAAAGATGTTTGCGGAATGCTGAAAATGGATGGATTAACCTGTAGTTTAAAATACGTCGATGGTAAACTTGTATCTGCGGAAACCCGTGGAGATGGAATCATTGGCGAGAATATTCTTCATAATGCCCGCACATTAAGGTCTATCCCGCAAACTATTGATTATAAAGATGAATTTATAATTGATGGTGAAGTAATTTGCACATATAAAGATTTCAAACCTTTTGAAGATGAATATAAAAATCCTCGTAACTTCGCATCTGGAAGTATTCGTCTTTTGGACGCCAATGAATGTAAAAAGCGTAACTTAACTTTTGTAGCTTGGAACGTTATAAAAGGATTTGATGAAGAAAATTCTTTTATGAAAAAACTTGAATCTGCAAGAAATTTAGGCTTTACTATTGTTCCATTTACTCCAAGTTTTGACTGGGATGCAAGAGAATATCTTATTGAATTGGCTAAGACTCTTGGCTATCCAATAGATGGATTAGTTGGAAGATTTGATGATATTGCATATGGTCAAAGTTTAGGAGAAACTATACATCATGTTCGTGCGGCATATGCTTTTAAGTTTTATGATGAAGAATATGAAACTACTCTTGAAGGTATTGAATGGAGTATGGGTAGAACTGGTGTATATACTCCTGTAGCTATTTTTGAACCTGTCGATGCGGACGGTTCTGTTATTTCAAGAGCAAGTTTACATAATTTAAGTGTCTTAAAAGAAGTTTTAAAAACTCCTTTTAGAGGACAAAAAATTAAAGTAGCAAAAATGAATATGATTATCCCGCAAGTTACATGGGCAGAACATCCTGAACATATTGAAGCTAAATATCGTATTCGCATGCCGTTAAGATGCTCATGTTGTGATGAACCATTAACTGTTAAAGAATCTGATTCGGGCGTAGAAAATGTATATTGTCCAAATCCAAATTGTGAAGGAAAATTATCTACTCGGTTAGACCATTTTGCAGGCAAAAAAGGTTTAGATATAAAAGGAGTTTCAAAAGCTACTATTGAAAAATTAATTGATTGGGGCTGGATTAATTCTATTGGAGATATCTTTGAATTAAAACAGTATAGAGAAGAGTGGATTAAGAAACCAGGATTTGGTGTAAAATCTGTTGATAATATTTTAAATGCAATAGAAAAATCTAAAGAGGTTTCTTTGGATAAATTTATTGCGGCTCTTGGTATTCCATTAATTGGAAATAGTGTAGCGAAAGAACTCACAAAATATATTAAGTCATATTCTGATTTTAGAGATAAAGTTAATAATAAATTCGATTTTGCTCAATTTGAAGGCTTTGCAGATAGTAAGACTTTAGCTATTTGGAAGTTTGATTATTCTGAAGCAGATAGAATTTATAATAATTATATTTCTATTCCAGAAGTAGAAGAAGTTGAAGAATCTGCGGCACAGACTCTTGATGGTGTTACAGTAGTTATTACAGGTAAATTAACTATGTTTAAGAATCGTGCGGCATTGCAGTCTGCTATTGAATCTGCTGGTGGTAAAGTAGTAGGTTCTATTAGCAAGAATGTAAAGTATCTTATTAACAATGATATAAATTCAACATCTTCTAAAAACTTAGCAGCAAAAAAGCTTGAGATTCCTATTCTTTCGGAACAGAATTTCATACAAAAGTTTTTGACTTAATTTAAAAAAAATGTTATAATTAAATTGTAATAAAGATAAGGATAGAAAAAAAATATGAATAAGAAAGAAATCAAGAATTTAGCTAAACAAATCGCAAAAGCTGAATCAACTATTCAGAATTCCACTGATCAAAAGGAAAGAAAATATGCGATGGATACAATAATTGCTTTATCTAGTAAGCTCTCCTCATTAGAGGAAATAGAACGTGTCGATGAGATGGTTCAAAAAATTTTAAAAAATAATTCTTGACTTAAAAATATTTTTTTGATATAATAATTACATAAGCTAAGAGAGCTTAGAAAATTACACAAACAATAAAATTATTTAATTAAAGGAGATTTGTTATTATGGCAAAAATGAAAGAAAATTCACGTAAAGTATTTGAGTATTTAAAGACTATCGGAGATGCAAAGGTTACAGCAGCAGATGTAGCAGAGGCACTCGGAATTGAGAAGAAACGTGTAGATGGAATCTTTACTTCCGCTATTCAGAGAAAAGGTCTTGGAGTTCGTACTCCTGCAGAAGTTGAGCTTGAGGACGGAAGTCATAAGGCAGTTAAGTTCTTGTCTCTTACACCAGCTGGCATGAGCTTCGACCCAGACGCTGAAGATGAAGCTGAGTAATTAAATTATTTTTGTAATATAAATTAAAAGAGATAAGGTAATACTTATCTCTTTTTTTAACAAAATATGATTACTGTAATTATAGCAATTTTTTGTCTTATATTGGGGGCTGGGTTAGTATATCTGTTTATGCGACCAAAAGTCAAAGTTACTCAAAAGGAAGATAAAGAAATTCTTGAAAAGAATAAAGCCGTTCAATTTGAGTTACAAGCAATGGAGCAAAGAACGGATTACTTAAAAGAACAATATAAACAAAAATTGCAAGAATATAAACAATTAAAACAAGATGTTGATAAGGAATATAAGGCTTCAGAAGAAAGTGTGAAAAAATATTATCAACAAATGCTTGATTTTTATAAACAAAAATTTCATACTGATACAGAAGAAATTTATGCTATTTTTATGGACACAAAACATAGTTTAGAAGATAGTTATGAAGAATTAGCTAAAGATTTAGTACAGGATTATTTGGACAAAGAGCAAGAAAGTATCCAAAAGATAAAAAAATTAAATGAAAAGATTCAATTTGAAGAGTCTCAGTTAGAAGATTTGCGGCATAAGGTAGAGGCCGCAGTTGCATATGATAAACGCAATGAAGAGAATAAGAATAAAACTGATTTTTACAAATTAAATTTAACTCAAGATGATTTAAATGAAATTTGTGAATTAAGGAAAATTATTTCTCATTTTAGAAATCCTGAACCTGTTAATAAGGTTATATGGAAAACATATTATGAGAAACCCTATACTGATTTAATTGGTAGAGTAATTGGTTCTGGTGTTCATTGTGGTATTTATAAAATCACAAATTTACAAAATAATATGTGTTATGTCGGACAGAGTACGAATATTGCTGAACGTTGGAAACAGCATATTAAGCGTGGATTGGGCGCAGATACTCCGACCCGCAATAAACTTTATCCTATTATGCAGACTGTTGGAGTTGAAAATTTTTCATTTGAAATTATTGAAGAATGTACAAAATCTCAATTAAATGATAGAGAAGATTATTGGCAAGATTTTTTTAAAGCAAAAGAATTTGGTTATAGTATAAAATAAAGGAGAAAATTGTTATGTATAGAATTATTGATGGACGAGGAACAGGAAAGACTTCTCGATTATTTTTACTTGCAAAAGAAGCCGGTGTTCCGATTATTTGCCAGTGTCCGCAAGGTATGAGAGAAAGAGCTTATTCTTATGGAATAACTGGCATTGATTTTATTAGTTATCAAGAAGCCCTTACCGCAGGAGACATATCTGACACAGCTAAAGATGTCTTTGTTGATAATATTGAACAATTTTCTTATTATATATTAATGAAAAATCATTTTAAGTTGAAAGGATTTACAGTATCAAATGAAGATTAAAGTATTTACAACTGACCAAAAAGGTTATATTACTTTAACGCAGAAAGAGCTTCAAGAGCTTTTAAATGAAGCTTATTGGGAAGGTTATAACGAGGGAAACAGACCTATACAAACTTATCCTAATCGTCCAAATCTTTACTATTGGACTACTGCGGCAAACGGTAATGTAACTTTGTTAAACAATCCAGATGTTACAACTAATGATAAAATTAGTACACCAAAAGTAACAACTACTACTGGAAGTTTATCAATTAAAGCAGAAGATATGAAACCATATTCAATTAGTTATGATACAAAAACCAGAGGTAAATAAAGAATGAAATTTGAAAATATAAAAGTTTATAATTTTGAAAATGCTTTAAGAGGAATGAGAAATCCAAAAAATTCTTGGAATTTAAGCGATAGCTATTTTGGACTTATCAATATAGATGATGATGAGCATGATTATGAAGTTGCTGAAGAGTGGGTTCAGAAGAAATTTCCTAATTATCCATCTGATGCAGATAATGAAGCTCTTATGGCTCAAGAGGAATATGATAGATGGCTTTTAAATAATGGTATTCTTGAAATTAATTTTGACCATCAATTGGCTAATGTCGCTTTTATTGGTCCGAATGATATGAAGCTTGCTAAAGCTCTTATTAATGGCGGTTCCGAGCATAGAAAATTTTTAAGACAAATTATGGTAACAGTTGACATTACAGCCCCACTTTACTGGTAGAATTCTTTCTGCCAATGAAATACTTTGCTCGCCTATCAGCGAGGGTTATATTTTTATAAAATATAGCTAACGGGGAACCACCCATTGGAATCCCGTGGGAAACTAATTATAAAAAATCGTGTCAAACTTATTAAATTATACTTGGATACTTTTTAGATATAATAGAATGATAAAAAGTAAGGAGATAATTTAATATGGAAAAACAAACAAGAAAATCTAAACCAAGAGTTGATTTAACAGGTAAAAAATTTGGTCGATTAACACCTCAATATTATATAAAAGGTGGTAAATGGCATTGTATTTGTGATTGTGGTAATGAAGTAGATGTAGATACAAGAAATCTTAACTCTAATCATACTCAATCATGCGGATGTTTACAAAAAGAAAAAGCCGCTCAAAATGTTGTTGATATGACTGGTTATGAAGATGATAATTTTAAAGTTCTTGAAAGAGATGGCTCATCTCCGCAAGGAATCGCCTATTGGAAGTGTATTTGTAAGCATTGTGGAAATATTTTTACAACAAAAGGAAGTAATATACGTTCTGTAGGTATACAATCTTGTGGATGTCTTCATTCTTTAGGAGAACAAAAAATTACTAAAATGCTTATTGATGGAAATTATGAATTTTCTACACAATATACTTTTTCTGATTTAAACGGTATTGGTGGAAAAAGATTAAGATTCGATTTTGCAATATTTTCTAATGGAGAATTAAAAAGTCTTATTGAATTTAATGGATTACAACATTATTTAAGACCTGAAGGAAGTTGGGGCAAAGAATGGGATAATCTTATTGAAAATGATAAGAGAAAAAAAGAATATTGTGAAAAGCATAATATTCCATTGAAAATTATTAAATATGACCAAAATTTTACTATTGAAGATTTAATATAATTAGAACCTGTAGAGACTATTCCCTAAGCCTTTTGGGCAGGGAAGTAGAGCTACTATTGATACGTAGTCTAATTTTAGGTAACGAAGTTAGTTAAATGTCGAAATGGTATCCTCCTTTATAGAAAAAAGGGGTAAAAGATAGTCCACAAATGGGAAGGAATTTGATACTTATAAAGTAGGTACTACCGCTAATTCAACTTCTACAATGCATAAACTCACAAGTAAACCAATTACTTTAGATTGCTTTGAAGTCGGAGATTACAATGAGGAAAAAGCCACTTATAATAGAGATGGACAAGATTATATTTTTCCAAATATGCTTATTGAATATTTAGAAGAACTTCGCTATCAATATATTACAACTAAAGATAAACGCTACTGGAAAGAACTTGTTCGTTGGTTACCAGAGTCTTGGCTTCAGACAAGAACTGTCACAATGAATTATGAAAATATTCTAGCTATGGTTCATCAGAGATGTCATCATAAACTTACAGAATGGTCTGGAGATGGCGAAGAGTTTATCAATGAAAGTTTCATTAAATTTGCTCATTCTTTACCTTATTCTGATGATTTTATCTTTATAGATAACAATACAACAGAAAGTAAGTAAAACAGTATTGATTTTTATTTAAAAAAATGTTATAATATACTTATAAGATGAAAGATGAAAGCGAGTTAAAGAGAATGAGTAAAAAAGAAAAATTTATTGAATGTATAGATTCATTATTTGCAGATTTAGATATGGCAGATATTGACCCAGATGTAATTGCTTATTGGGAGGCTTTTAAAGGAAAAGGTACTTCTGATAAACCATTATTTACTGATAATGGAAAAATGATTTTAAAATATATGCAGGAGCATGTTTCTGATATGCCAATGGGTAAAGCAAAAGATATTGCAGAAGGAATGTTTGTTTCTTCAAGAACTGTATCTGGTGCAATTCAGAAACTTGTTAAAGATGGATATATTGAGAAGATTGGGTCAGACCCAGTTGTCTATGCTTTAACAGATAATGGAAAAACAGTTAATATTAATGACTAATTAAATAAAAAGAATAAATATAATTAAGGAGAATAGAATAATATGAAGAGTATGGTGAATCGTACACATTTGGAAGGGTTTATTTATGAGCATGACTTACAGTTAAGAGAGTCTGGTGCAAATTCAAAACATCCAGGAACTAAATTTATCATGGGTAATCTTAGTATTGCCACTGATAATGATATGACAAATATTGTACCTGTTCATTTTACATATGTAACAGCAACAACTGCAAAAGGAAATACAAATGCAACATTTGGTATTCTTAATCAGATTATCAATGGAGAGCTTGGTTCTGTAATGGAACATGGTAAAGAAAATGCCGCAAAAGTTCGTATTGATTCTGCAATTGGTTTAAATGAGTTTTATTCTGATAGAAATGGTGAGGAACAGCTTGTTTCTGTAAAAAGAAATGAAGGCGGATTCGTTCATACTTGTGTTGATTTGAATGAAGACGAGAAAATGAGAAATACTTTTGAAGCTGATATTCTTATCACAAATGTAAGAACTATTGATGCAAATGAAGAGCAGAATACTCCTGAGAAAGCTATTATTAAAGGTGCGATTTTTGACTTCAGAGGCGCAGTTCTTCCTGTTGAATTTTCAGCAATTAATCCAGGAGCTATCTCTTATTTTGAAGGACTTGGCGCATCTGCAAAAGAACCTGTATTTACAAAAGTAAAAGGTCGTCAGGTGTCTGAAGTAATTACTCGTACAATTACTGAAGAGTCTGCATTTGGTGAGCCTTATGTAAGAACAGTTCAATCCAATAGAAAAGATTGGGTTATTACTTGGGCTCTTCCAGATCCATATGTATGGGATGATGAAAGCACAATTACTGCGGCAGAGCTGACTGAAGCTCTTGCTAACAGAGAAGTTTATCTTGCTGATGTGAAGAAACGTCAGGATGAGTATAAGGCTTCTAAAGGACAGGCAGCTGCTCCAACTTCTGCAACTCCTGCAAAGGGCGGCGGCGCATTTAACTTCTAATGACAGTTTCTGAATTAATTATTTTACTACAATCGTATCCAAAAGATGCGATTGTAGTAAATGATATGGGAATTATATCAAAAGAAGATATTTATATACAAAATGAATTTTATAATGGTGACAGTGCAAATCCTAATTGTGAAATTTTAAAAAATGTTGTAAGAATTGATTAAAATAAAAATTGCGGGTGGTCGGATGCCAATGCCGCAAGAAGGAGAAAAGAATGGGAATTAATTTATTAAATATTGAGCCACATAAGGTTAGTAAAGATTTAAGTGGATATATCACTTATATCTATGGAGCTCCTAAAACAGGAAAAACAACTTTAGCAGTTCAAATGCCAAAAACACTTTTACTCGCTTTTGAACGTGGATATAATGCATTACCTGGTGTAATCGCTCAGGATGTTACTTCTTGGGGAGATATGAAACAGGTTATGAGAGAGCTTAAAAAGCCAGAAGTTAAGGCTAATTTTGATGCCGTAGTTGTTGATACTATTGATATTGCTTCTGATTTTTGTCAGAAATATATCTGTCAGCAAAAAGGTATTGAAGCTCTTGGAGACCTTGGATATGGAAAAGGCTGGACTGCTTTTAAAGATGAATTTAATGATGTATTTAGAGGTTTAACTCAGTTAGGATACGCAGTATTTTTCATCGGTCACCACAAAGAGCAGACAATTACAAATGATGATGGAACAGAAAGAATTGTAATTCGTCCTGCGCTTAGTAACTCAACAAGACAGGTCATTGAAGGTATGGCTGATATTTATGGATATGCTCATCAGTCTAATAAGAATGAAATGTCTGTATTAACACTTCGTTGTCCAGATGATTCTATTAGCTGTGGTGGTCGTTTTAAATATATCGCAAGTGAGTTTCCAATGAGTTATGATAATCTTGTAGAAGAAATCCATAAAGCCATTGATAAAGAAGCTCTTGAGCATGGTAATCAGTATGTTACAAATGAACGTGAAAAGCCTGTTGAGAAAGAGGAATTAAATTATGATGCATTAATGAATAAGTTCCAGGAGTTAGTTGGTAATTTAATGCAAGCTTCTGAAGCTAATGGACCTAAGATTACGAAGATTATTGATAAATATCTTGGTAAAGGTCGTAAAATTGCAGATGCAACTCCAGAGCAAGTTGAGATGATTAACTTAATTGTAACTGAGATTGAAGATGAATTAATGCATAGCTAAGATATATAATCTTAAAGTCAATCCAAGTTATATTCTTGGATTGACTTTTTTATTGAAAAATGATATAATATTATTATAGATTAGGAGAAAGGAGTAAGAATATTTGGCACATAAAGTAAAATGTATATATTGTCATCAAACGTTTGATAGAGATAAATATTCTTTTGTTCAAGTCTCACCAAGAAGATATGCTCATACTGAATGTGCAAGTAAAGAGCAAAGTCGATTAAAACAAGAAGAAGCTGATAAAATAGCTTTAGAAGAATATATCATTAAATTGTTGGGCGATGACTTTATAACTCCAAGAGTTAGAAAACAAATAAATACATACATTGAACAATACCAATATACTTATTCAGGAATTAGAAAAGCTTTAGTTTATTTTTATGAGATAAAAGGTAATTCTACAGAAAAGGCAAATGGCGGCATAGGTATCGTTCCTTATGTTTATAAAGATGCTTTTAATTATTATTATTCCATTTGGGAAGCGAATCAAAAAAATCAGGATAAAGATGTTCAAGAGTTTGTTTCAAAAGAAAAAGTTATAAAAATCGAACCCCCAAAAAGGAATTTGAGAAAACGGAAATTATTTGTATTTTTAGACGAGGAGGAAGCTGAAAGTGGCGAGTAAGTATGTCGATGTGACTGCAATAATGCATGTAATTGGATGTGTTTATAATAATCCTCAGATTTTGGAGTTTGAAGATAAATATACTATTACAGATGAAGATTTTCCAGATGAATTTCATAGAACTGTATTTGGTGCTATTTATAAAGTTTATGAACTTGGAGCAAAAACTATCACGTTAGAAAACTTAGCGGATTTTTTAAGTTCAAGACCAAAATCTGCGGCAATATATAAGAAAAATGATGGTGATAAATGGCTATTAAAAGTAGCTGATATCGCATCTCAGTTGTCTTTTGATTTCTATTATAACAGATTAAAAAAGATGACATTATTAAGAGCATATGATAACTATGGAGTAGATGTTTCTGATATCTACGACCCAGATAATATCTTAGATATAAAAAAGAAACAACTTCAAGAAGACTTGTTAGATAATTCTTCTTTAGAGGAAATTGCGGATAGGGTTGACCGTAAGATAAGCGATATTCGTTTAAAATATGTTGATGATACTACTGGAGAAGCTATTCAAGCTGGAAAAGGTGTTTTACAATTAATCCAAAAATTTAAAGATCATCCAGAAGTAGGAGTTCCTCTTTATGGAAGATTAGTAAATACAGTTACTCGTGGAGCAAGATTAAAGAAGTTTTATTTACGTTCTGCGGCAACTGGTATAGGAAAGACTCGTTCAATGATTGCGGATGCTTGTAATATAGCTTGTAATAAGATCTATGATGAATCTTTTGGATGGATTAAAAATGGTACATCTGAGCCAACGTTGTTTATTACAACAGAGCAGGAACTTGAAGAAATCCAAACAATGATGTTAGCTTTTCTTTCCAACGTAAATGAAGAGCATATCATTAATGGTGAATATGAGGGCGATGAAGAAGAGCGAGTCATTAAAGCTGGAGAGATTCTTGAAAGTAGTCCATTATATGTAGAAGAATTACCAGATTTTTCATTGAAAGATGTTGAAAATGTAATTAAGAAAAATATTCGTGACCATGATGTTAAATATATTTTTCACGATTATATTCATACCAGTTTGAAAATTTTGGAAGAAATCACAAAAAGAAGTGGTGGAGTAAAACTTCGTGAAGATAATATCTTATTTATGTTATCAAATAAATTAAAAGATATTTGTAATCAGTATGGAGTCTTTATTATGTCTGCAACGCAGTTAAATGGAGACTATCAAGAAGCTAAAACTCCTGACCAGAATTTACTTCGTGGTGCAAAATCTATTGCTGATAAGATTGACTATGGTTCAATTTTATTAAGTGTTAAAGAAGAAGACATTGATGCTCTTGATTCAATTCTTTCTTCAAATATTTTTGAAAAGCCTACTATTAAAATGTCTGTTTACAAGAATAGACGCGGTAGATATAAAGGAATTATTATGTGGTGTAAAGCAGATTTAGGTACTTGTAGAATACAGCCTATGTTCTGTACTACATATGATTATGAACTTATTAACATGGATGATATAAAAATTATTGTAGAGAAAGGTGCTTGGGACGATGATGAAGAGTGAAAAAAATTATAGTGAGAAAAATTATAAGGTAAACAATTTTACAAAGAAGAAAACGAAAAAGAAAGAAAGTAGAGTAGCAAAAGTTGCTCGTCAGTATGTAGCTCCAAAAGAAATCAGAGCTGGCATGCAGTTTGAATATAAAATGCCTATTCCTATGTATGAGGACATTCTTAAAGAGTGTAAGAAAGATGGCGGCGAAGCTCAGGTATATCTTTGCAATTGGGTAAATGAGCAGTTTGGATTGCTTGGAACTTGTGTAAGAGTTATCCCAGGTTAATATTATGGATAAGCAAGAAATAACAATTCTTCGACTTATGGGACAGGATAAATTCGTTGCTGGCAGAAAATTAACTCTGTCAGCAGACGAATATAAGATAACCGGTCCAATGAAAGAGTTTGAAGAACAAACTGGAATAGATTTGACCGCAATAACAGATTTAACATTCTTTTGGCCAGAAAGTGAAAAGTAAATGATTAATTATGATAAGAGTGAAATTAGAGAAGCTTTAGAATTAGAAAATATATTTGAGTTATTGCAAGAGTGGGGAGGAGACCCAGAGTACACTGGCTTTGGAATCCTCTCTTCTACTATATGTCATAATGAACCAGGAGAAGGAAGTCGTAAACTATATTATTATAATAATTCAGGTTTGTTTAGATGTTATACTGGTTGTGATAGTTATTTCGATATTTTTGAATTAACCAGAAAAGTTGCTAAGATTCAATGGTCAGAGGAATATGACCTAAATGATGCGGTGCGATGGGTTGCAAGAAGATTCGGTATCGCAGGAAGAAATGAAGATGGTTCTGAATCTGATGATAAAATTGAAGATTGGAAACTTTTAGCAAATTATGAAAAAATAAAAGAAATAGAATTAAAAGAAAATAAGATAGAATTAAAAGAATTTAATACAGACATTTTAACACGATTTAATTATAATGTTCTTATTATGCCTTGGATAAAAGAGGGAATAACTAATGAAGTTATGAAACTTGCTCAGATAGGTTATTATCCAGGAGCGGACCAAATTACAATTCCACATTTCGATGTTAATGGTAGGTTTATTGGTTTAAGAGGTCGAACTTTAATTACGGACGAAGCTGAGATATATGGAAAATATAGACCTATGCGAATTAATAAGTTATTATATAATCATCCTCTTGGAATGAATCTATATGGTTTAAATTGGAGCAAAGATAATATTAAAACAATGGGAAAAGCTATTGTTTTTGAATCTGAAAAATCTGTATTAATGTATGCAAGTTATTTTGGTTGGGATAATAATATCTCAGTTGCTTGTTGCGGTTCAAGCTTGTCCGCAAGGCAAATTCAATTATTAAAAGATGCTGGAGCAAAAGAAATTATTATTGCTTTTGATAGACAGTTTCAAGAAATTGGAGATAAAGAATTTAAACACTTAACAAGAAATCTTACAAGAATTAATGACAAATATAAGAATGATGTAAATATTAGTTTTATATTTGATAAGAATATGATTACTGGATATAAAGCAAGTCCAATAGACGAAGGATCTGAAAAATTTCTCACATTATTTAAAGAAAGGATTTTATTACGATAGTAGATGAACCTTTTAACCCTAATAAATACCCATTAAGAGACTATGCTAGCTTTAGTATAGAAGTGCCTATTCATGGAGATAGATATGGCGCCAGATGTAAATTTTCTCGGGCGCATAGGGAAGTATTAAATATTATTGATGCAAATACGATTAGTTTTACTTTTCAAGATTATTGGGAGTTTAATGAATTTGTAGGTATGTTAAATGAAATGAAAAAATCCATTGAAGAAAAAGCTGGATATGGAAAAGAGGTTAGTTCAGTAAATAAAATTGATTTTGATGATAAGGGAGTGTAATGGACAAATGAAAGGAGGTTGAAATCAAATATGGATTATCAACTTAAAACGCCATTGCTCCCAATTAAAAATGAATATACAGTGGTAGAGCGGGTATTTGCAATAAGAGGAGTAGATCCAAAAGATATTCCTCATTATCTTAATACAACTAAAGAAGATATTTTAGACCCTGGTTTAATTATGAATATAGATGAAGGAGTAAGAATGTTAGCAAGACATATTAGCCAACAGGATAAGATTTATATTCAAGTAGATAGTGACTGCGATGGTTTTACATCTGCGGCATTCCTTATTAATTATTTAAACCGATTATTTCCAGGATATACTCAAACAAAAATTTCATATGGATTACATTCTGGTAAACAACATGGACTTTATGAAGAATTTATTCCAGATTTTATAAATGAAGATTATAAATTAATTATTGCACCAGATTCATCAAGTAATAATTATGAAGTACATAAAAAACTTAAAGAGCTTGGAATTGATGTATTGGTTATTGACCACCATGAAGCTGAAAAAGTTTCAGAGGATGCATGTGTAATAAATAATCAATTATGCGATTATCCAACTAAATCTTTATCTGGTGTAGGTATGGTTTATAAATTTTGCTCTTATTTTGATTCAATCATGGGAACAGATTGGGCAAATTACTATCTTGATTTGGCGGCACTTGGAATCATTGCAGATATGATGGATATTAGAGATTTTGAAACAAGAGAAATTATTAATCTTGGTTTAGCATCTGTTGAAAACCCATTTTTTAAAGAAATGGTAAAAGTGCAAGACTATTCCATTAGTAGAGCAGGAGGATTATGTCCATTTGCAGTTAGCTTTTATATTGCGCCGCAAATAAATGGAACTATTCGTATGGGTTCTGCAAATGAGAAGCTTATGCTTTTTGAATCTATGTTAGATTTTAAGGCTTATGACCAAATTCCTTCTACCAAAAGAGGATGTAAAGGCCAGTTTGAAACTCGTGTAGAGCAGGCTTGCCGAAATTGCACAAATATTAAACGAAATCAATCTAAAGCTATTGATGCAAGTCTTCAAACGATTGAAAGAATTATAAAAGATAAATCTCTTGAAGAAAATAAAATTATTGCGGTTAAGCTTGCTGCTGGAGCAATAAATAAAAATTTAACTGGACTCATTGCAAACCAGTTAATGGCTAAATATAATCATCCTTTTCTTATTCTTATGGAACATCCACAAGAAGACGGTAGTATTAGCTTAGAAGGTTCTGGTAGAAGTTATGAAACCTCTAATTTTAATGATTTGAGAACATTTATTCGAGATAGCGGTTATGCCAGTCTCGCAGAAGGTCATCCTAATGCATTTGGTGCAGCCATTCCAGAAGAAAAGTTCAGTGATTTTATTCAGTATTCAAATGAAGCTTTAAAAGAATGTTCATTTACTCCATGTCAGAAAGTTGATTTTATCTGGGATGCAAATGACTTTAAAGCAAATGATATTATTGATTTAGCTGAATTAAATACTATTTGGGGACAAGAGCTCGCGGAACCGATTATTGTAATTAAAAATATCAAAGTAACCAAAGATAATTTATCTTATATGGGAAAAGGTGGTAGATGTCCTTCATTTAAAATTACTTTACCTAATGGAACAAGCTTAATTAAGTTTAAAATTACTGATGAAGAATTTGATTCATTACTTCCTACTAATGCTATTGGTAGTAAAAATATTACAGTTATAGGAACTTGTGCAATTAATGAGTGGAATGGTCGTATAACTCCTCAGATTAAAGTTAGTGATTATGAAATTACAGGAGAGACTAAATATTATTTTTAAAATTATATGGCGTATATAATGTACGCCATATTTTTGTACCCATATGCGAGAATAGCAGGTCTTCCGGCGGTGATGGGTCCTAACAACCGTAATCCAAAACAAAAAGTGGTCTTAGAAATTTTTCACCAAAAATGCCTTATATTGATTTTTTACTTAAAAAATGGTATAATATTTATATAATCAAAAGGGATGGTATATATTATGACAAGAGAAGCTGAAGAATTAAAAAATAAATTAGACGTAACAGTAATTAATAGAGACCAGTTAAATAAAATTTTACTTGAAAGACTTAATTTTGCTTTTGATAGTTTATATTTTCGATATGCTATGGCTATCAAAGAACTTAGTGAATATAAAGAAAGAGAAGCATTAAAAGAAGGTAGACATTTTTCCCGTAAAAATTGGGAAGAGAGTCAGTGTATGCATTTTTATAAAGTATTAGAGGAGATATTAGAAGCTCATGCAGAAGATCACCCACTTCGATCAAACAAATAATAACTCAATTAGAGCTTTTAAATTAACTAAAAGCGATATATTCTCAATTTCCATGAAAACGTATATGAAAAGTTCATATTTATGGAATGGAAATTTTAAGATAATGGGATTTAAAAAAGAGCGAGTATGTTTATATTGGCATTATCATAGAATTCCAACGCCATTTAAGCAGCAAATGATCAGATTAATGTATATGAAAGAGAGTAATGAAATAAATGGAATTAACTAAAAAACAAGAAGAAGGATTGAAAATTGCAGTTGAAAGATTTCACAATAATGAAAAATATACTGTGATTTCTGGCTACGCAGGTACTGGTAAGTCCACCCTTGTAAAGTTCATCATCGAGGCTCTTGACGTCGAACCAAGCAAAGTCGCATATGCGGCTTTTACTGGCAAGGCTGCAGAAGTTCTCCGTAAGAAGGGAAATAAAAATGCTTGCACTTTACATAAATTACTTTATGAGCATATCCCAAGACCAGGCGGAGGTTTTTTTAGAAAACCAAAAACTACTATTGAATATAGTATTATTGTGGTTGATGAAATTTCAATGGTTCCAGTAGACATGATGCAACAGCTTTTTAAACATAAAGTGTATGTTATTTGCTTAGGAGACCCATTCCAGATTCCTCCAATAGAGAAAGATAAGGATAATCATTTACTTGAGCATCCTCATATTTTTTTGGATGAAATTATGCGGCAAGCTGCAGATTCTGAAATCATTAGATTAAGTATTGATATTCGAGAGATGAAACCTTTAGAGTTATTTAAAGGAGAGAATGTTCAGGTAATTGACCAAAAGGATTATGAAGCTGGTATGGTTCTTTGGGCTGACCAGATTATTTGTGGAACCAATGCCGCAGTTGAAGAAATTAATACTTATGCGAGAAATCTATTAGGAAGAAGCCCATTTCCAGAAGATGGAGATAAGATTCTTTGTAGACAAAATTATTGGGATGACATTAGCGATAATCACAATGCTTTAGTTAATGGAACTATTGGTTATCTTAAAAACCCTAAAAATAAATTTGTTTATTTCCCATATTGGATTAGAGCTTCAGTCCCATCGGTACAGGCAATTCAATGTGATATAGAAACTGAATCAGGGGATTTATATAAAGATTTATACTTAGATAAAACTATGCTTACTCATGGAAGTAGATGTCTTGATGATAGAGATATATATAAGATAGGTAAATATCGTGAAAGAGTTGGAGATTTAGTTCCAAAATGTTTTACTTATGGATATGGTATTACTGGACACAAATCTCAAGGTTCTGAATGGGATAAAGTTTTAGTTCTTGAAGAAGCTTATCCAAGAGTAAGATTAGAGCATGCAAGATGGCTTTATACTGCGATAACCAGAGCATCTGAAAAAGTAATTGTAAGGAGAAAATAATATGAATGTAGTTACAATAGATTTTGATATTATTATGGAACCAAGTATTAGTTTTTATAATAATATGGTGGATATTGAAGACCCAATGAAAGATTATGTAGATAAATTTTCATTTCTTACAAATATCCCTGCCAATTTATATATTTATGATTATCTAACTCGCTATATTGTACGTGCGGCAAAGCAAAATCAAGAAATTTATTTTGTGAATAGCCATGATAAAGTAATTGATATTCTTAAAACGATTCCTCATGATGAACAGATTGATTTATATAATATTGATCATCATCATGACTTAGGATATGATATGGAGTCTGCGAATTGGATGCGCCCAATGTTTAAATATGATTTAAGTAATTGGGTTAAGTATGCAAGAGATAAGAAGTTGGTTGATACTTTTTATTGGGTTCATAATGAAAATTCTGACCCTTATCCAAACGAGGCCGCAAGATATGTTACAGAAGATTATGTCTTAAAAGACTTTAATTTAGAAGATGACAAATATGCCCCAGATGTTTTAATTATTTGTTCTTCTTTTGAATGGATTCCACCAGTTTATCAACCATTGTTTTATTCATGGAATACTATCTGTAGCGAAATCACAGGAAAAGAATATCCTTTTGACAGTATTGAAAAAATATGATATAATATTTATATAATTGAGAATAGTATAGATAGAGGAAAATAATAAATGAGCAAAAAGTGGTTTAATTGTCATAACCATACAGAATATTCAAACTTACGTCTTTTGGATTCAACCAATCACCCAAAAGATTTAATCAATAAAGCAATCGAATTAGGACTTAGTGGTATCTGTATAACTGACCATGAAGCCCTTTGTGCGCACGTTGAAATAAATAAAATTGCAACAGAATTAAGAGAAACAAATCCTGATTTTGTGATTGGGTTAGGAAATGAGATTTATTTAACTGATACAAGAAATCATGGTCAGAAATATTATCACTTCATTTTGATTGCTAAAGATGCAATCGGTCATAAAGCGTTAAGAGAGTTAAGTTCTACAGCTTGGTATTATTCATATATGGATAGAGGTATGGAAAGAGTTCCAACCTTAAAAGATGAATTAACTGAAATTGTAAAACATTATAAAGGTCATTTAATTGCAACAAGTGCATGTATCGGCGGAGAATTATCTTCATGGTCTTTATTATATGCAGAAGCATTAAAAGTAAATGACCAAAAGATGGCAATAGATTTTCAGAAAAAGATTCAAGATTTTATGGATTTTGTTTTGGATTTATTTGGAGATGATTTTTATATTGAATGCGCTCCATCTAATAAAGAAGATCAAATGACTGTAAATTCTCAGTTATTTAAAATCGCAACTGCATATAATGTTAAAATGGTTGTTGGAACTGACTCTCATTATTTAACAAAAGAAGATAGAATGGTTCATAAAGCATATCTTAATTCAAAGGGTGGAGAGCGTGAAGTTGATGACTTTTATGAATTTGCAAGACTTATGGATAGTGATGAAGTAGAAGAATTATTATCTCCATGTTTTCCAGAAGGATACGTAGATGTAATTTTTGAGAACACTTTAGATTTACAGAATAAAATTGAATATTATAGTCTTTTTCATAAGCAAGATATTCCATATGTAGAAGTTAAAGATTATCCAAAAGTAAGAGGATTTAAACAGTATCCACATTTATCTGCGATGTTAATGGATGATGATATTCAGAATCGTTATTGGGTAAATGAGTGTTTAAATCAGCTTGAAAAACTTGAGAAAATCAATGATAAACGTTATCTTGATGAGCTTGAAGAAGAAGCACGAGTTAAAAGTATCATTAGTGAAAAACTTGAAACAAATATGTTCTGTTATCCAAATACACTTCAGCATTATATTGATATGATTTGGGATTGCGGTTCAATGGTAGGTGCTGGTCGTGGTTCCAGTTGTGCCGCACTTAATCATTACCTTATGGGAATTACTCAGTTGGACCCTATCGAGTGGGATTTACCTTTCTTCCGTTACCTTAATGAAGAGAGAATTGAACTTGGTGATATTGATATTGATATATGTCCATCTAAGCGTCCAGAAATTCTTCGTAAGATTAAAGAAGAGCGTGGAAAGATGTTCTATGATAATATCATGGAATGGGCGAAGAAAAATCTTGGATGTACTCTTGTAGCAACATTTGGTACAGAAGGAACTAAATCTGCAATTCAAACAGCTTGTAGAGGTTATAGAAGTGAGGATTATCCAGAAGGAATTGATGTTGATGAAGCTCAGTATATGAGTTCATTAATCCCAGAGGAAAGAGGATTTTTATGGACAATTAAAGAAGTTGTTTATGGGAATCCAGAAAAAGGTCGTAAGCCTGTTAAGACATTTGTAAATGAAGTAAATAAATATCCAGGTTTATTGGATATTATTGTAGCTATTGAAGGTCTTGTAAACCATAGAGGTTCTCATGCATCTGGTGTAATTTTATTTGGAGATGACCCATTTGAGCATAGTGCTTTTATGAAAACTCCAAAAGGTGAAATTACTACTCAGTTTGATTTGCATGATGCAGAATATATGGGATTAACAAAATATGATTTTCTTGTAACTGAGGTTCAAGATAAGTTGGTTCAAACTATTCAATTACTCCAAGAGGATAATGAAATTGAGCCAGAATTAAGTTTGCGGGAAGTCTATGATAAATATTTTCATCCTAATGTTTTACCTTTAAATGATCAGAAGATTTGGGACGCATTGGGTAAAGTATCTGTTATTAATACTTTCCAGTTCGATTCTCAGGTTGGCGCGCAGGTTGCAAAGAAATTAAAACCTCAGAATGTATTGGAAATGGCGGATGCGAATGGTCTAATGAGACTTATGGGCGAAGATGGAGAAGAACGCCCGATGGATAAATATTATCGTTTTAAACAAAACATTCAGTTATGGTATGATGAAATGACAAAATTTGGTCTTACCGAAGAAGAGCAGAAAACTCTTGAGCCTTACTTTAAGAGTTCTTATGGAGTTCCTCCTTCACAGGAACAGTTAATGAGAATGTTGATGGACGATAAGATTTGTCATTTCACTCTTGGAGAAGCAAATGCGGCTCGTAAGATTGTTGGTAAAAAACAAATGAATAAAATTCCAGCTTTACATGAAAAAGTATTGGCACAAGCGGCAAGTGAGAAGCTTGGTCAGTATGTATGGAAATGTGGAGTTGGCCCGCAGATGGGTTATTCATTTAGTGTTATTCATGCACTTGCTTATAGTTTCATTGGTGTTCAAACGTTATATATTGCAACAAATTGGAATCCTATTTATTGGGATTGTGCATGTTTAATTGTAAATAGTGGTTCACTTGAAGATAATAATGAGTTAGAGATTGATGAGAATGATGAATCTGAATCTATCTCTGTAAAGAAAACAGCTTCAACTGATTATGGAAAAATTGCAAAAGCGATGGGTGAAATTATATCAGCCGGAATTAAAATGAGTCTTGTTGATATAAATAATTCAGGTTATGGATTTAAGCCTGATGCTAAAAATAATCAGATTCTTTATGGAATGAAAGGTTTATTGAATGTCAGTGATGCAGTAATTGATGATATTATCAAAAATAGACCTTATATTTCACCTAAAGACTTTTTATTAAAAGTACATCCAAATAAACAAGCAATGATTTCACTTATTAAAGGTGGAGCATTTGATACAATGATTGACCGCAAGATTTGTATGGGTTGGTATATTTGGGAGACTTGTGATAAGAAGAAACGAATTACATTACAAAATATGGGAGGTTTGATTAAATATAATCTTCTTCCAGAAAAAAATGAACAGCAAATTATGGCGAGAAGAGTTTATGAATTTAATCGTTATTTAAAATCTGTTTGTAAAATTAAGGGTGATACAACTAATTATCATATAGATGATAGAGCAATGAACTTTTTGATTGAAATTGAACATGATGATTTATTAGAGGGTTATTCTTTAAATATGAAAGCATGGGACAAAGTATATCAGAAATGGATGGATGTATTCAGAGAATGGATTGCAGAAGAAAAAGAACAGATTCTTCAGAACTTAAATGAAAAAATCTTTAAGGACGATTGGGATAAATATGCTCAAGGAACTTTATCAGCTTGGGAAATGCAAGCATTATGTTTCTATTACCATGAACATGAATTATCTCATGTTGATACTCAAAGATATGGTTTTGTTGATTTTTATAAACTGCCGCAAGAACCTATTGTAGAAAGGACATTGACAAAAGGTGCAAAGCAAATTAATATATTCAAATTGAATAAAATTTGCGGAACTTGTATTGCTAAAAATAAAACTAAAAGTACAGTAACTCTATTGACAACTTCTGGAGTAGTTAATGTTAAATTTAGAAAAGAATATTTCTCATTATTTGATAAACAGATTTCTGAAAAACAAGAAGATGGAACTAAAAAGGTTCGAGAAAAATCTTGGTTCAATCGAGGAAATATGATTATAGTAATGGGCATTAGGTCAGGAGATGATTTCATTTCTAAGAAATATGCTTCTTCTAATGGACATCAATTATATAAGATTGATAAAATTAATGAAGATGGAAGTTTGGAAATTAGAAGTGATAGATACCAAGGAGAAGATGTTTTTTAACATCTTCTCTAATATATCAATAAAAAGGAGAATAAAGATATGAGTCAAGTAGTAAAAAGAGTTTGTGATTTATGTGGACATGAAATTACAGAGAATTTAGACACTGGTAATATTAATTTTAATTATGCAAATTCTATGGGTTATATGTGTAGTCATAATATGGATATTTGTAAAGAGTGCGCTCCAAAAATTGTTCCTGCTCTTCATAAAACTTTAACAGATTTGTTTAAATTAAAAGAGAATGATAATGAAGTTTCTGATTTAAGCACATTCTTCCAAAGAGAAAGTATTATGCAAGAAGAGATGAAAAAATATCAGGAAGAGATAGATAAGGCAAATAATCCAGGCGTAAATACTACACCAAATGGCGACACTAATGTAGAAGAATCAACAGGTAAAGAGGAAGAAGCAAGCGTATGATAGGTTCTTATAAAATTCTTGCCATTATTGGAGAAGCTGGTAGCGGAAAAGATACTCTTATGCAAGAGGTTTTAAAAGTTAATCATAATCTCCATGAGATAGTTAGTTTTACAACAAGACCTCCAAGAGAAGGAGAAAAAGACGGAATTAATTATCATTTTATTTCTGGTGAAGAATTTGCAGAAAAGCTTCTGGCAGGTGAAATGCTGGAAGCTGCCTGCTTCAATGACTGGTTTTATGGAACCGGTTTTGACTCATTGCGCTCTGATTGTGTTAATATCGGAGTCTTTAATCCAGAAGGAATTGATAGTTTAATGGCTCATAAAAATATTGAGCTTGTAGTATATTATGTAACTGCTAAAGATAAGACTCGATTATTGCGGCAGTTGAATAGAGAAGAAAATCCAAATGTTGATGAAATTATTAGAAGATATAAAGCTGATAAAGATGATTTTGCTGATTTGGATTTTCATTATAATGAAATAGTGAATGAAGACAGAAAAGATATGGACTTCAATGTGAAAGTTGTATCTGTCGCGGCACAGCGGTTGGAGGACAGGATTAAATAATTTATCCATCGCAAAAACCATATATAGTGTTAAGACTTAAAAAATTTTACTAAATATAGATGGAGGGATACAATATGTTAGAAGTTCAAAAACGAAATGGTGATATTGTCCCATTCGATAAAGAAAAAATTATTGACGCAGTAAACAGAGCGATGATTGAAGTAGATAAAATCCTTTATGAAACAGATACTTCAAAAGACATTGCCACTGAAATTGAAGAAATGGCTAAACGTTCTAAGACAACTATTTCTGTAGAAACTATTCAAGATTGCGTAGAAGATTTATTGATGCAATCTGAAAGAAGAGATGTTGCAAGAGCGTATATTCGTTATAGATATAAACAAGAAGCAAAGAGAGAGCATGAGGCAGTTTTTGTTAAAACTTATAGCGAAAAATTGGAAGCCCGCAATGTTCAAAATCAAAACGCCAATGTAGATGAACATTCTTTTGGCGGACGTATGGGTGAAGCAAGTTCCGTTATGACAAAAAAATATGCTTTAGATTATATTGTATCTAAAATGTCAAGAGATAATCATTTAAACAATGAGATTTATATTCATGACTTAGATAGTTATGCTGTTGGAATGCATAATTGTTTGTCATTACCTATCGATGATTTACTTAGAGACGGTTTTAATACTCGTCAAACTGATGTTCGTCCTGCTCAATCTGTTAATACAGCTTTTCAGCTTTTGGCAGTATTATTTCAATTACAATCATTACAACAGTTTGGAGGAGTATCTGCTACTCACTTAGACTGGAGTATGGTTCCATATGTTCGTAGAAGTTTTTATAAACATTTCTTAGATGGTGTTAAATATTGTCAAAAAGGTCAGATGCTTGGATTATCCGGAATTTATGAAGATTTTGATTTGTCTAATGCAAAAGAGATGTGGATTAAAGATGATGCTTCTATTAATGATGATATATTTGTTAGAAATGAAGCGGCTTATCAATATGCCATAGATATGACGACAAAAGAAACTTATCAAGCTGTAGAAGGAATGTATCACAATCTTAATACATTACAATCTCGAAGTGGAAATCAGTTACCTTTTACTTCTATTAATTATGGTACATGTACTTTACCAGAAGGAAGATTGGTAACAGAAGCTTTATTAAATGTATCTATTAAAGGTATTGGAAAGCTTCATAAAACTTCTATTTTTCCTTGTGGAATTTTCCAGTGTATGAAAGGAGTCAATCGTGAAGAAGGAGACCCAAATTACGATTTATTTAAACTCGCATTACGTTCAACCGCCACAAGACTGTACCCAAATTATGCTAATGTCGACTGGTCTGGAAACGCAGGATATGACATCAACGACCCTCGTACCTACTTCTCTACGATGGGATGCAGAACTGCCAATGGGTACGATATTAACGGTTTTGGTCAGTTAAAAGATGGACGTGGAAATATTTGTCCTGTAACAATTATTTTACCTACATTAGCGATGGAAGCTAAACAGAATTTTATGTCTCAATATGCTTTAACTGACGAAGATGCAAAAGAAGCTTTTGCAGTTGAATATTTCATGACTCTTTTAGATGAAAAAATTCATCAGGCAAAAGATATGTTAATTGAACGCTTCGATTGGATTTGTTCTCAGGATGCTTCTGCTGCAACCTTTATGTATGAGAATGGTACAATGAAAGGATATATTCCAGAAGAAGGAATAAGAAGTGCATTGAAGCATGGAACTTTAGCATTAGGTCAGTTAGGACTCGCTGAGACTCTTCAAATTCTTATTGGTACAGACCACACTACTTCAGAAGGAATGAAACTGGCTAAAAGAATTGAACAATTATTTAAAGATAGATGTGCGGAATTTAAAGAAGAATATAAGCTTAATTTTGGAGTATACTATACTCCGGCCGAAAACCTTTGCTATAAAGCTTTAAAGAATTTTAAAGCAAAATATGGTGTAATTGAAAATGTAAGTGATAAAGAATTCTTTACTAATTCAATTCATGTTCCAGTTTGGAAAGAAATGTCTCCATTTGAAAAGATTGATATTGAATCTCAATTAACTGGTTATTCATCTGCGGGATGTATTACTTATATTGAGTTAGATTCTGGTATTAAAAATAATCTTGAGGCATTAGAGCAAATTGTAAATTATGCTATGGATAAAGACATTCCATATTTTGCAGTTAATGTACCAAACGATACATGTCTTGAATGCGGTTATACAGATGAATTTAATGATAGATGTCCTATTTGCGGAAGCACTCATATCCAACAACTTAGAAGAGTTACTGGATATTTAACAGGAAATTATAAAACTGCTTTTAATCTTGGTAAGCAAGATGAGGTGGAACGTCGCACTAAACACGGGGGAAAAAGAGAATGGGCGCAGATAAAACCTGGCACGACAAAGAAGAATACTTAAAACAAGCAAAGGAATGTAGATATTGTAGAGAATTAGATGCAGATGATACTTTATATATGGCAAACAACTGGGATGGCGGAATAGGATTTGAATATATCAGACATATTAAATATTGCCCTATCTGCGGCCGCAAGCTTTTTGATTGGGAGGAATAATTATAATGCGTTATGCAGGAATTATTAAAAATGATTTTTCTGCCGCTCCTGGAACAAGTGTAACTTTTTTTACACAAGGTTGCCCTCACAGATGTGAGGGTTGCCACAATCCAGAGACTTGGGATTTTGAAGGCGGAGAAGAGGTTACTCATGATACTATTTTAGAGGTTATTGAAGCTATTACTGCTAATGGATTACATCGTAATTTATGTATTATGGGAGGAGAGCCTCTTTGTCCAGAAAATCAATTTTTGACTAATTTAATTATTAATGCTGTTAAAGAAAAACTTCCTGACACTAAAATTTATTTATGGACAGGATATTATTTAGAAGATTTAGATATGAGTAATAATAGAATTAAATCAATACTTGAGCAAGTAGATTGCCTTATTGATGGTCCTTATGATAAAACAAAAAGAGATGTTTCTTTATTTATGAGAGGTTCATCTAATCAACGAATTTTATATAAGGGAACTGATTATTGATTTTCTAAAAAAAATATGATATTATATACTTATAAATGATAAGGAGATTAAAAATGGAGCATATTAAAGATAATAAAGAATTGGATAAAATTAAAGAGCCAGAAGATGGCCAGATTGTATATAATGAAACAGATGATAGTTATTTTATTTATAAAAATGAAAAATGGTTTCCAGTAGAAGCTCAAATGACTTCTCAGGGACTTGAACTTAATTTATATGAATTAAATAGAAGTATTATTGAGCAACTTCCAGACTATGAAGATTCTCAGTGGGAAGGCGCTGAAAAGATTTTTGGAGACTGGTTAATGGAGCAATCTTCTACATATTATATGCTTTATGGTAGAGAGATTAATTACTTTACAATCTTTAAGAAAGGGAATATCGGAGAGTCAGATTTCGCAACATTCTGGGATGGACTTAAAGAATGTTTAACTGCGCTCGGTACAGTTCGTTCTATCAATGTTAATAAATTAGAGGATGGTAGTGCTTCTTCTATTGAAATCTGGATTAAATATAATGGTGTAGTTACCTGCATGTATTTATTTAATTACGATGAAGGTATTGTGACTTATGAACAATAATGAGATTGTATGTTTTATTGATATGTTCTCTATTTATCAAAAAGTTCAATATAATGATGGTCAAGAAGAGCAGGTTTCTTTAGCAAATTTACCTGACTTTTTGCCGCAGGTTTGTTCAGCAGAGAATATCAGTAAAATTCATTTATATGGTGATGCTATTTTTTGTAATGGCGTTGCTGATAAAATTAGAACAAGTGAAATTACAACATATGGAGAAAATAATTTAGAAATCGAGGTAAATTAATTTATGAATAAATATTTAATTAACAACACATTAGTATTTAGAGTTCCAACAGTAGAAGATGCTTTAGCTTTAAGAGATGAACTTTCTGAGAATCCTTATGGAGAATTAACAAACTTTAGTTATACAACTAAATATATCAAAGCTAAAGGTGAGATTATTGAAGAGTATCAGCTTGTAAAAGCTAAAATTGAATTTACTCCAGAAAAAGATCCAGAGCAGCATATTAATGTTACTTATGAGGAGGGAATCTAATTTGGCTAAATTTGAGTTAATTAAAAAATTTAAAGGCGAAAATGATTTACTTCCTAAAAGAAAAACGGTAGAATCTGCAGGATATGATTTTATTGTAGCAGAAGATACAGTAATTCTTCCATATCATTATCATTTCTCAAATCTTTCACAGAGTGTTTTTGAAGAGATGACATCTAAAAAGCTTGAAGAAAAATATCTTGAAAGACCTATGACGCTTGATGAAGTTGCTACTTTTACAAAACAAGCTAAAGCAAAACCAACATTAGTTCCAACAGGGGTTAAAGCTAAACTTGATTCTGGTACATACTTAGAACTTTCAGTTCGTAGTTCTTGTCCGCTTAAATATTGGTTAGTAATGGCCAATAGTGTAGGAATTATAGATGGTGATTATTATAATAATCCAGATAATGAGGGACATATCTTTTTTCAATTAATTAATTTTTCCCCTGTCCCTATTATTTTAAAGAAAGGTGACTGTATTGGTCAAGGTATTATTAAACCTTATTTAAAAACTGAGGATGATAATACGGTTGATTTGCGGGAAGGCGGTTTTGGTTCTACAGATGCGGCAAGTCAGCCAGTACTGCAAGAAGTTTAATGAGTCGATTACTCGCATTAGACCAAGCAAGTAGAATTTCAGGTTGGGCCTTCTTTAACGAAGGTCAACTTGAAGCTCATGGTAAATTTAATGCTACTCAAGAAGATATTGGGGAAAGACTTTTTTTTATTAAAAATGAAGTAAATAAACTTATTGAAGAATTTAATATTAATGAAGTAGCTTTTGAAGATATTCAACTTCAAGGAAATGTTACTAATAATGTTCAAACCTTTAAGGTTTTGGCAGAAGTGTTCGGAGTTATTTATGAATTAGTAACAGAATTAAAGATACCAAATAGTGCAACTTTAGCAAGTGTATGGAAGTCTGCATTAAACATAAAAGGGCGTACTCGTCCTGAGCAGAAAAGAAATGCTCAACAATATGTTCTTGATACATATGGAATAAAAGCTACTCAAGATGAATGCGATGCAATTTGTATTGGGACATATATTGTTAATGAAAAAGCAAGAGAAAAGATACATGACTGGTCTGATTAAAGAAAGTATTTTCTCTTTTTTTTCATTTCTTAAAAAGGAGAGAGAAAAATATGTATACTTTAATTATAAATAATGGCGAATTACAATGCCATATTAAAAGCTTTACAGAAGGCTTAGAGTTAAAAGAATTACCAGATAATTCTGGTAAGAAAGAAACTACAGCGGCTTTATATATTACCACTTATATTTCTGCAGATAATGGCGAAAATATAAATACTTTTGATAATATTAGTTTAGTAGATTTTCTTCCATATTTTAGAGTTGATAATTCTATTAAGAATATAACTATTAAAGATGAAGAAAAAATTGTTTTTGAAACTACTAAATATACGTCTATCTCAAATGCAAAAGGAGATTATGACCAAACTGCTGAAATACCAGAATATTATATAGATATTTCTTTTCAAACAAATCCAAGACTTTAAAAAGAGGTGATTGAATGGCAAGAATAGTATATACAGGTCAGCCAATTCAAGCCTCTACTATTAATGACTATTATAATAGATTGGATGCTATTAGAACTTGGAATGGTAGATATTCTGCTATTTCTAATCGAGGAAGCGTTGGTAGTGGTGTTAGAATAACCAGCGCACAAATTATGAATGAAATTTTTAAAAATGTTGTAGATACAAAAAATACTGTTTCATTTGTAAGTGGCGTTTCAATCTTAACTCCTATTGGAGTTAGTCAAGGCACTTCCGCAATTGGAAAAAAGTCCATGGCTCAAATTGAAAAAAGTATTGGAATGATGGAACAAGCTTGTCGAGAACATTTTTCAAGCAATCGTGGAGGCTTTAATAGTTCTAATTATGGTGTTTTTGGTAGCTTTAGTTCTAATAGATCTGGACATAATGGCGCACATAGAACTTCTAATGATACCAGTTTTAATGTAATTGGTAATAATTCTAATAGAAGTGGCTATAACAGTGGCCGTAGAAGCGGTTATTTTGCTTCTAATAAAAGTAGTAATAATGATTCTAATAGAAGCGGTTATAATAATGCGTTTAGAAATGGACATCATAATACTTTTAATAGTGGATTTTTTAGTTCTAAATGGGCAACTAATAACGGTTCAGATTTTAGTTCTTTTGGAAGTAATAGTTCTAAATTTTCAAAAGTTCATAATAGTAACCACAATGGATTCCAAACCGGAAAATATCATCATCATTTCTCTTATTGGGTATTTAACTGGGCCAGTAGTGGAAGTAAAGACGTTCAATTAACAGGTAGTGCCATTAAAAGAGGTAACTTCGATGGTCATAACGGTTCTAAATACTCTGGAAATGGAAAAAACAGCAGTAATAGAACTACTGTTAATAATGCTAAAAGAAGTTCTTTCCATAAAGGTGGATATACTGCAAATAATGATACTAATTATACAGGACATACAACTGGTTGTTCTGGAAATAATTCTACTAATTTTTCTAGTGTTGGTGCTCAATGCGTAGGAGATAATGCTTCTAATTATTCTGGAAATGCTACTGGATATACAGGTTTCTTTACTTCAAATTGTCCAAGTAATTTTAGTACAAATGATTCCAGTGTAAATACTTGTCCAAGTAATTTTTCTGGAGTAAATAGCAGTAATTTTAATTCTGTTAATACTGGTAATTTTAGTAATGTCGATAAACGATGCTTTGTAGTTCACAGTAGCTATACTGTAGAAGGCGTTGATTTTTAATATATTTTAAAAGAGTAAAAGGAGTTATTAATGATAGAAAATAATGAAAAAATTTATTTTACAAATATAACTTTATTTACTACTGCTTTATGTAATCTTAATTGCGGATATTGTTATATTTGTAAAGATGCTACTGGATGTTTAAAACAAATAGATGATGATTTGGCTAAAGATTTTGAAAATGGAAGCCAAATTAAACAAGTCTATGATGTTGATCCAGAAGCAGATAAACATATTAAGCATATTACTTTATGGGGAGGAGAACCTTTTCTTCATATGGAACGTTTTATAGATCACTTTGAAGAATATACAGAGGCTTTTCCAAACTTTAATGAATTAGATACTTCAACGAATTTTACTCTTCCAAACCAAGTTGAATCTTTAAAAAGATTATTTGATACAATTATTAAATATTATCATGGTAATCAAAAATTTCATTTTGATCTTCAGGTCTCAATTGATGGGCCTGAAGAGATGAATGATTTGGGAAGAGGTAAAGGAGTTACTCAAAAATTCTTAAAGAATTTTAGAGATTTATGTGAATTAGAATTTGATGATTCTAAAATTGATTTATATGTTCATACTAAACCAACTTTTTCAAAACCTACATTTCATTTTGTAGATACACCGGAAAAAGCATATGAATGGTTTGAATTTTTCGATAGAGAAATGTATCAGCCTTATAAGAATAGAAAAACTCGAAAATGGTGTTTCTTACCATGTCTTTTCAATTATGCAACTCCAGCAGAATGGACAAAAGATGATGGACTTGAAGTGGCAAAGATTTATCGTTCAATCCAAAAGGTAACTCCAAAAATAAAACAATTAGATGGATGGATTCCTAATTATGAAACTTATATTCCAAGTGTAGAGTTCTTATTAGGACGATTAAAAGATAATAATTCATTTAATAAGAAAAAATGTTTGGATTGTTCAAAGCCATTCTGCGGCGGAGGATGCGGTTCATTTTCACATGTAGTAGTTCCAATTCATGATGGAAAATATACTATGTGTCATAGAGGTATGTTTGATGATTATGTAGATTATCATAATAATATGAAAGACCATGCTGATATGAATGGACTTGCCGCAAAATATGTTCAAACAAATAATGAATCAGCTTGGATTTATGATAAAGATCAGTTCTTAAATCTTAAAAAGACTTTTGACAATCTTATCCTATATCCTCATCAAATTTTTTATACAGATTATGTTAAGTTTGTATATGAATATGCAAAAGCAGGTATCATTGATGAGAAATGGACTGATATGAGTAAAATTGATAAAACGATTGCTATTTTTGTTGATAAATCATGTTGTTTACAAGATTCATATATTATTACTGGCTCTTGGATAACATCAAATCCATTAGAAATCCCATTATGGTATAATGGAGCTATGGATGTAGTTGAAGAAGAAATTGACAGAGTAATGGCGGAAAGAGGTATTGTATGACATTTCAAGAACAGCAAGATTTACTTTTAAAAAATTATTTATTCAGATATGATAAAGATGAAAATTCTGTTGAATTTATTATTACATCTATATGTAATCAAAAATGTGAGTATTGTTATTTATACAGATATGGCGATGAAATGTATCCTCCAGAAGCCAATAAGAAAGAAAATATTCTTAGAAACTTAGCTCTATTATTAGATTGGCTTGACGAAAATGATTACCAGTATACAACTTTTGATATTTTCTCAGGTGAGTTTTTTCAAATTCCTTATTGGGAAGAGATTTTAAATGTTTTTTATGAACATCAAATAAATACTCCTAACGTTCCAAGAAGAGATTTTGTTATTCCTACAAATATGTCTTTCCTTATGGATGATGAAAAGACTGCAAGAGTTGAATATTGGATGAATAGAGTTAGAGATGACGTAAAACATTTCAATGGCTTTTGGTTAAGTGCTTCTGTAGATGGACCAACAGAGTTAGAATCTGTTGAAAGAGGACTTAAAAATGGTCAAATAAAGCAAGATGAGTTTTATGATAAATTTTTCAAGTTTATTGCAAAGTATTCTCTTTCTTGTCACCCTATGATTACTAGAGAGTTTGTAAAAAATTATAAGCGTAATTATGATTGGTGGATTGATAATATTATTAAATATAATGTTATCTTTAAAAAAGAAAATGGATGTGAAGTATATTCAATTCCAATGATGTTAGAGGTCAGAAATGCGGAGCAGTGGGATGAAGAATCTTTAAAGGATTATAGAGATTTCCTTTTTTATGTAGCAGAGAAAGACTTAAATACAATTCATAATGGAGATTTAACAGATTTTGCATATCATATGGCAGATAACTTCTCTGATGGAATGATGAATATTGGAAAATATAATCATGTACAGCCATATATATTAGCTCTTCCAGAAATTCAACATAAATTGCCATGTTCAATTCAAGGTGGTTCAATTTTTAGAGTCGGAGATTTAGCAGTTGTACCTTGTCATAGAACTTGTTATCCTGATAAAGTTTATGGTTTTCTTGAATTAAATGAAGATAAAACTAAGATTATTGGAGTTCGTGGAGAAAATCCTATGCTTGCATATAAGATTAAAACTCTTAATCAAAATCGTTCTTTTATGAAATGTGCGGGCTGTCCTATTAAAAGTTTCTGTATGAAAGGTTGTTTAGGAGCGCAATATGAAGATAGAAAAGAACTTTTCTGCGCTATTGATGAAGTATGTGAAATGTTTAAAACTAAATATCGTACTGTTAATGATATAGCTGAAAAATATGGCGTTTATGATATTATTCTAAACGATTTAAAAATTCCAAAAGAAAGAAGGGAGTTTATAAAATATGCAAGAGATATTATCAACAGATACTTGTATGACTGATGAAGTTTCTATTTTTGATTTAGCTCAAGATATTATGTTTAAGAAACAATTTGCATTAATAGATGATTTAGATTTCAGACTTGGTAAGCTCAAAACTGCGGATGATGTGCTTGAGTCAACCAGATTAAAAATTTATTATATCTATTATTTCATGCTTGATAATAATGAAAAAGAGTATTTTACTCATATAAAAAACTTTATTATCTTGTCTAATAATGATTTAATAAAGCGAATTAAAAATACTACTGTTGAAGGCTTCTTTGATGAAGATGAGAATACGATTGAAGAAATATGTTTGAATAAGTTATTCTTGGTTCTATTAAAAGAATATGCTCCAGAGCTAAAATATACAGATTATAAAGATGATGTTTTATCTAATATGAATAAGTATATTTATCTTTTAAATGAAACTTATTTTGATGATTTCAGCTTATTTCAGGATAATGTCTTATATGGAATTTGTATTGGAAATTCTGTAGTTGATTATAAAAAATTCTTGACAGCTGCAGAATGGGATAGATTCCAATATAGTATTTATCATTTGTTTTATAGTATTCAAGAATATCCAACAGACAATGAAATATTAGATATTGAAAATCGTATTGAGAGTAAGGTAGACCTTCTTTATGTAAAATAATAAAGAAGTAAAGAGTAAAAGGAGTATAGTAAATGATTTTTATATTGCCATCTATTTATTATAATTTTGAAGATAATGTTAATATTTTAGATATGTATAGCAATACAGTAAAAATCAAAGGTATCGAGGGCAATTTCCCATCTAACATTATGTGCGGTGGGATTAATGCCTTAGACACTAGATATTTTGCACTGTATGATGATATTGTAGATTGCGTAAATAGTTATTCAATACCATCTAAAATGTTATTTGTTGATTGCGGCAACCTCTTCCTTAATGAGAAAGAATATCTAAATCGTTTTGATAAGATATTATTTGAAGAATGGGAAAATAATGATTCTGCATATTATGAAATTGCAGATTTTAATTTGATTGATTATGTAGTGAAACGTTATCCTAATATTCAAATTGCATTACATCAAAATGCTTTATTGAGATATAATTTAAAAGAGATTCAAGATAAGATTGATAATTGTAAAAATATTAAATATATAATCTTACCAAGACGTTATGCTCATTTAAAAGTAAAAGGCGTACAAAAAATTTACTTAATGAGTTTTACAAAGTGTAGAGATTGTGTAAATTATTGCGATTGTTTATCTGAAGAATCTCATTATATACTTGAATATAGCGGTCATTCTACTTTTAGAAATTGTACTAAAAGATTTTATAAAGATGATAATGAATTTTTTGAAGAATATAGAAATATTCCAAAAGATTTCTCATATGTTCTGTTTGATGACATCATTCCAGAAGATGCAAATGAAAGCTATACATTAATGATTAATTTATTTGAGAGAGGGCTTAAAAATGATTTATTATAATTTATCCGGATTTTACGAACATTTTACTTTAAATAAATTTATTTTGGAATTGCGTGATACTAATCCTGAATACTTCAGAGACGGAATTAAAATTGGAACCTTCTTTGGTAACTTCCCATTTTGCACTTGGGATGGCGGCAGAAACTTTCCATTTTATCGCCAGATTACAAAAGAAGAGATTGAAAAAATTAGAGACTTTTATAAGTTCTATAATATTCCTCTGAGACTAATTTTTACTAATTCCGCAATTGAGGAAGAGGATTTATATGATCCATTCTGTAATCTTCAAATGAGATTGCTTGAAGATGGCAATAATGAGGTTGTTGTAAATTCTCCTCTTTTGGAGCAATATTTAAGAGAGACATATCCAGATTTTAAATATATTAGCTCTACAACTAAATGTTTAAATAAAGAAAAATTCCTTAAAGAACTTCAAAATCCAGATTATTATCAAGTTTGTTTAGATTATAATTTGAATAAAGATATGGATATGCTTGAGAATATTCCTCAAGAATTACGAGGTAAATGTGAATTTTTATCAAATGCAATTTGTCATAGCCATTGTCCTATTAGAAAATCACATTATCTCGATACAAGTAAAACTAACTTGACATATGGTAAACATAAATACAGTATTACTGCAAAATGTCAGATTCATGGTGGCATTAATGATCCTGATACTCTTGGAAAACAGAATAATTTAACTTGGGAAGATATCCAAAAGTATAACAGTATGGGATATAAATACTTTAAATTTGAAGGAAGAACATTACCAAGTGCAGATATTTTTTCTAATTATTTATATTATTTATTTAAACCAGAATATATCCCAGTTATTGTAAGTAAATCTTCATATGTGCCAGGAATATTCTTTAACAATCCAAATTCTCAGTTCTATTTAGATATGGTAAAAAGAACTGATGCTTCATTAGAGGCTGATAATGGTGTATATGCAAATGAATGCGTAATGAGTTGGCCATTCTAATAGAATTAACCCTTCTTGTTTTTTAAAATCTGTAGAGAGAAAGTTTAAAAATGAGGAGGGTTTTTAACTATGCTGGAAACAATTGGATCAATTGTCTTAAAGTATTGGGTTGAATTTATTTTAGGTTTAATTGTAGCTGGCGGCGGTTTTTTAATAAAACGTTATTTAAGACTTGAAAAAGAAGAGCGCCAAAGAGAGCAAAAAGAATATTTTGATAAAATGCTTGAAAAAATTCAAAGTGAAAATCAACATGTATTAAAATCTTTAGAAAAAGAACATGATAAAATGAATCAAAATTCTGAAGATAAATATAATGAAATTAATACTAAAGTTGATAAAGCTTTAGAAGCGGGCAGAGAAGAATCTAAAGCAGATGATGCTGTTCTTGAAAAAAAAATTTCTGCGATGGAAAAAAATATTACAGCTTTGACAGCGGGTGTTTTATCAATGCAAGGAAAAGAGTTTAGAAATAATTGTAGAAAACTTTTAGCTGAAGATCATGTTATTACTCTTGATGAATGGGAAGAATTAGATGCAGACCATACAGCCTATAACGGATTAGGTGGTAATCATAAAGGTGACCATTTATTTTCATTAGTAAAAAAGAAAGTCGAAGTTGAATTTGCAGAAGATCAACGTCCAAAAGAAGAATAAAAAAGAGGGGATAGAATTTAATTCTATCCCCTATTATTTTTTATCTTAGAAAAAATCTTATTAGTTATATCAATTATCTCTTGTCCATAAGTAGCGAGTAAATCGGCTAATAACTCCTCTTGGTCATAAGTTAATTGAATATCATAACTAAACATTGCAGCATGTGTTATTTCATGGCATAAAACTTGTTTAACTTTTTCGAGAGAAAGTTTATTATTAATATAGATTTTCTTTGTATCATCAACGCAGGCTCCAGCGTCTCCACCGAATCCAAATCCATTATCATTTCTATTGGATCCAGTAGCTGCGGCGATGTCGGCTAAACTATAGCCATTTGTTGCGTTATTGAACATATTAATGTCCTCCTTTTTAAAATATATTATTTAATCCCAAGCATTTGCTTAAAGGCATTAAATTCTTTATCAAAATCTTTACCATTTTGACTGCATATATTTCGAGCGATTTGTTCAATATCTGCACTTCTATTCTGCTTTGCTAAAGACAATAGATTAGCTCCCATTGGAGTATTTTGCATTTGTTGCTTTAAAATATTCATTACTAACTGTTGAGGATTCTGGCCTCCTTTAATCATTTGAATTAATTGCATTGGGTTAATATTCATTGGCATAAGAATTCCTCCTAAAACTTAATATCTTCTTTCTTGACTGGTTGCGGCGAAGGAACTGAAGGAGTAGCATTTTGCGGCGCTTGTTCTGGTACCTGGCCCGCAAATATAGCTCTTATTTTTTCCATTTGTTCATTAAATTCATCTCTTGTTATATACTCTGTCATTTGTGGCTGTGCGGTTGGTTGTTGTAATATTTTTAATTCATACACATTAATTGATGCGGTTCCATCTAAATTGATTTGTTTAGTATAAATTTGTTTATTCGCTATATCTGGAAAAATAAAAATAGAGCCATCAAAGTCTATTGGAATGGCTTTAACCTCTTCAATGGAAGAAACTGGCCTGCCTTTTAGGTACAAAATACCTTGGTTTTGCATTGGTGGTTGCTGTCTAATAGGTTGTTGATTCTGCGGGAAGTAATTGTAGTTGGGATACATTTTTTAATCCTCCTTCTTAAAATTATTTTTCTTTCTTTCCTTCAATAGTATGTAAAATTTTTACTAACTATCTTAATATGAAAAGTCCAGTCTTTTTTAATCTTTTTTTGTACTACAAAATTAGACAAAAAAAAATAAGGGGTACAGAATATATATTCTGTACCCCTTATTTTTATTTAGGTTCAATAGTTGTTTTATTTTTATTAACAGCAGCTTCAATTTGTTTTGTAATATATGTATTCAAATCGCCATAGATTGCTGTCAAGTATTCTTTCGCTTCGTCATTCAAGATAGAAAGAACTGCAGTTAAGGTCATATTAAATGCCTTTTTCTGAGCTTCGGCATCGAATTTTCCTTGGGCTTTTAAGCTATCTACATATGTTTGATTTGTGGCAATTACACAATCAGTAATTGTCTTTGACAACATTGTAATATATTTTGCGGCTAAAGCATTATCATTTTGCTTGATTAAAGCATCTTTTTTTGTTGCGATATACTGTACTAAGTAAGCTGTCAAAATTCCTAATAATGGAATTACACATACCTCAAAAATTTGTGATAACATTTGTAAGAAATTTTCCATAATTATTCCTCCTATTTAACTTTAATCCAAATACGACCATTTACTTTTACATTACCTGTTCCCCAAACTTCATAATCTGGAATCTCTGATACTGTACCAATAATTCGATCTGGATATTCTCTGACCTCTTCACGAGTCATTTTTGAAATAGTTCCATTAGGTCCAGAACAAACTGGGTCACCAGCTTGATATGAATCTCTATCTTCATAAGGATAAGCAAGTACTCGACCAGATACAGCAATAGGAGTTTTACACTCTTTAGCTTCACCAATGGCGAAACCATATGTATCTGATACAATATTACCGCCTGGTTGCATTCTCTTAGAAGATAATACTAAATCACCTCTGCCAGTTTCAATAACAACATGACCAGGTTTTATATCTTTTTGTTTAGATCGTCTAAATTCTGCATAGTCATTCCATACTGCACCATAAATACCTCCATTAGATGATATGCGAACGTTTGTATTTAATGTATTAGTTCCTGCTGTGTAATTAGCATCAGTGCCATATACAAAATATAAATCATCACTTCCAGATAATATTCCTAAAGACCAAGCGCCAGAAGGAGTTTTTAAACCATAATGTCCTTGATAATATGATCCAGCAGATGCTGTAGTTGCATTTTTACTAAAAAATGTACATTCATGAGTACCTGTAATCCACATCCCGCCTTTTATAGTAGAATTGGATAAAGTACCAGTCATAGTATCGCCAGTTTTTAAAACGTATCTACCATCTAATGTATAAGTATAATTATCAACATCTAATACTTGAACCCATTTAGAATTTACAACATTTCCATCTCTGACAATTTTATAATAAATACTTTTATCATTAAAAGGAATTGCAACATCTGTATAATAATTATTTGATTGATTAGTATGTCTGTTTCTTAATATGTACCACCAAGCACTTGATGGAGTGTCATTAGTATCTGCGGCAGCTCCAGCAGTACCTGCTATATTTAACCAAGTTAATCCACCTACATTTCCAGAATTTGTACTACTATTTTCTCCTAGTATACCGTAAAAACATGATTTATTTGGTATAGTAAGATTTCCATCTATATAAGAAGCTCCATTAACTCGTAATCTATAACCAGAATCCCTTGAATCATATTGATACCCAATATTAGTATAATTAAACCATGAATAACCATTTATATTAATAGCCCAATTACTGGCTCCAGAATGAGAACAAATGTCTTGTGTAAAAACCCAATTAGAATTATCTGCATTTCCAAGATATAATGGTTGTGTAGAACGATTCATTACACGAGTTGCACCAGATAATTGTCCTGCAACATCTGCGGTTCCATCAAAAGGTTGTCCCCAAATATTTCTGGTATTTAATAGTTTAGTTGCTGCATAGCTACTATTTGGTTTATCAATTGAGGCAGTTACATTTTCTAAAGTAGTAACAAAATCAATATTCCAATTATAACACCATTGTTTATATTCACAATTACTATGTCCAACAGTAACATCATGAATTTGAATTTGTGGGTAACTCCAATTAGTTGCAACATCTCCAATATAAATTACACTATTGGAAGCTGTTTCTCCATAATAAACTGGTAAATTAGATATTGACAGATTTCCATTATGTCCTACAGAATAAGCAGTGCAATTATACCACGCACCATCTTTAAAATGATATCCTTTAACAGTATATTCACAGCTTGTATTTGTAGAATAATTATAAATAGAAACTTTAAAGCTTAACATTGTCCTAGAGCGTCGTTGTGGTAAAATAATTCGTAAATATCCTGTTTTTTTAACATCGGCTGTAGTAACATAACTTCCTCCATCTGGAAAGGCAATAAAATTATCTCGTCCTGTTGCGCTAAAAGCTGCATAACCTTTATTGTTAATAGAAGCAACATTAGTATTACCAGTTCTAAAAATCCATCCTCTATTAGAGGTACTATCCATAGTAAAATAAGTTGCCCAATCATTGCAAACAGCTCCATGAGAGTCAAATGTACCGACTCCTGCAAAAGCAATTCCATAAGTAGGAAGTGAACCAGTTCCTCCATAGCCACCTCCATATAAAGAAATACCTTTTCCAGTATTAGAAGCTGTATTTAAAATTCCAATGTGAGTCGCATATAATGTGTCAGAAAAATATCCAGTACCAGAAACCATTAAACGATGATTTATATTGGCATCTGTACCTATTCCAATTTGACCATTTTGGTTAATTCCAATAGCAACTACATCTGCATTACCTTGATTATCGGCATATAATCTTAATAAATTACCTATCCCAGAGCCAGTTCCAATATATTTTAATCCATATCCAACATATTGCTTAGTAGAAGTTCCAGAACTAATTTGCCATAACCAGTTATCAGTATCATTTCCGTTCATCCAAATTACTGGATTTTGATTATTAGCAGTAAAGTTTTTATAAATACCACCTGAATTCACAAGAGGCTCAATAATTCCATTATCTCTAATAACCAATAAATTTTTCCAACTGGATGCAGTATCTTCACTTTGTTGAAAAGTAAATACAGGAGTATTTGCAGTTGAGTCATCTGTTGTTAATAATCTTTGTCTATATGTATCTGAATCCCAATAAATACTTGTTCCTGCCCCAGTCATATATATATCATTAGCTACTCTTATATTACCTTGAAATAAAGAATCACCTTTAACATAAAAAGTATAACTTCCTACAGGAGAAGTATCTCCAATAGATACTTGAGTTGAACTGGCATAATGATGAGAAGCTTGTATTGCATTAGCTCCATTAGTCCATACTAATCTATTTGCGGTTTGTCCATATAAATTAAGATTAGTTACATAAAGGGTTCTCCATGCTAATGCTTGTGTACCTAAATCATATGCATTAGTTTGGTTAGGATTTACATGGCTATTAAAAGTAAAATATCCTCCACCCTCTTTAACAAAACGCATATTTCCATTATCAGAAACATCTGTTTGAATATATCCATATCTTTTAGAAGAGGTATCTCCTTTTGCAGCATACCATCCAATCCAGTTATCTCCAGATAGATATTTTTGACCAAACCATCCTGCATTAGCTTGAATATTTGCTGTACCAGTATCACTACCAAAAATAAAAATTGAAGGAATTTCTTTAGAATCTTTTTTTCTGTACCCAAAATAAATTGTATTAGAAGGATTTGTTCCACCAAAGTTTATTTCATTATTAAATTCAGCATAAACTTTCATAGTACCAGCATCTGAAGTAAAACCACCTGAAGCTTTTACTCCGCCAGTAGTATTTATAGAGTCAGAATCTGTATTTTCTACAGCAAATTTTTTTTCACCATAAATTCTAACATAGCTACTATCTTTCATATAAATACCGCCACCATGAGCGGAATTTTGCCATCCTGTAGAAGGTGCATTTGAGAAAAACCAGCCTGAAGAAGTAACATTGAAAAAATTTGGATTAGTCTTTGCATTAGCTGTTGTAGAAACTTTAACATCTGCCCAATAATAATTATTTATATAAGAGGTATAATTTGAAGAATCTAAAACTGTACTCCAAGTTTCATCCCAAATAGAGACACCTTTTTCGCCAGCTTTTGCGCCTCTTATTGCAATATGCGGTTTAGCATCTGCAGTAATCGCTAATTGAGCTCCCCATCCAGAACCATCCCAACCAAAAGTCAAAACATGTGAATCTCCTACTGGAGGCTTTCCCGTTTTTGTAATTGAACTGGCTAATGAATAAGTTACTCTACTTTGATACTGATCTGAATTTATCTGATAATTAATATTTTCTTGTCTATTACTTGGATTTAAAAATAAACTATTTGCTCTACTGGCTACAGTCGCACTATCCGCATTACCTTGAAATCTTGTAGATTGAATTAAATTAAAACCAGAAATACTGGCTGGTAAATATAAATCTACTGCGGAATCAGATAAATTAGTCGCAGTACCACTTCCACCTTTAGTTGCATCAGCAGTAGAAGCAATCTTAAAAGTTACATTATGGTCTAATTTTGCGCTATCGCTTGAATGACCACCAATTTTACTTAAATCATAAGTTTTATCATTAGCACCAGTAATAGTAAAATACCAAACTGGAGCATCACCATTTCCTCCTGCAAATCTAACACCTGGTTGATTATATCTGACAGATATGATACCTTTTGTATCAACTCCACCAAAAGCAATACCAGCACTATAATCAGGCAAAAACCAAGCTGGAGCTTTAACATTTCCTCTAATAGATTTTAACCAAAAACCTCCGCCATTCTGATTTCCCAATCTTGTCCATTTTAAATTAGTATCATCATTTGATAAAGTTACAGTAAAATCTTGATGCGCTAATCCATGAGAGTGATTAGTTGATGTATTTATTTCAATAGTTTCACCGTCTTGAGAAATAACTCCTGTTCCTATTACAGAACCAGTTATTTTAATTGGTAAACCAGAAAATTTAACTCTATGGACAGTTCCATTTTTAGTGGCTTTTTTACCATCAACAATAGTATCATAGTATATAGAACCATGATTATTTTCATCTATAACAAAATAAATCATACCATTTGTTAATGGTTGATTTGTTGTATTAAAGTCCTTTTTTAAACCTTGTTTAAATTTAACATAATTTGCCAAAAGGAAAATCCTCCTTTCTCTCTGAGTTAATTATATCATAAAAACGACGTTAAGTCAATTTCATTCTATGATATATAAAAACTTGACCAAAAATATTATTATAATTTGGCCTATTAAACAAAAATAAGGGGATAAGACAAAATGTCTTATCCCCTATATATTTAATAAGCGTCTTGCCAAAATATATCCATTTGCTTATTAATTTGATCAATTCGTGCGATTAATTGTTCAGTTACAGTATATTCTTTAGTGTCAAGAATTCTCTGTACTCTGTCATTATCGCCTTCTTCATCTAAGTTAATATCTACTACTAAACTTTGTTTAATCTCAGTTGTAGTTTCGATTGTACTCAGATTATAAGTTAATTCAGATTTACTACTATCTATACTGTAAAATCGAATTGAATATTTTACTTTACCTGCGGCCGCAGCTACTCGTCCACTAATACACCATGGAATTAGCAACTTATCTTCATCAATAAAAGTATCTGCGTCATAAAAAGGAACTACATAAAGTCCAGATTTTCCTTCCGCATTTTCATATTGAATTAAACAAGTTGTATTAATTAAATCCATATGGTCATAATATCTATTTAATTTAAAATAGATAATTTCAGAACGGTGGTCAGCCTCTACACCAAGAGAGGCTGGCCCATTAATTGTTCTTGTAGACAAATCAACATCATAAATCGTTTCTGTAGATGGAATTAAAACAGCTAAGCTCGGCTTATTTTGATCTTGAATACGATAGAGTAAATCATAATATTCCTGCATATTAGTAACCATGCTTAACCCTCCTTAACTGTTTTATTAATCTTGAGTAGAAATTACTAAGAAGAACTTAGAACATCTATCTGCTGTTGTTCCATTATATGTATTTCTAACCATGCAATAATAATATCCGCCTTCGTTATCTTTTGGTTTAAAGATTGACTGAGTTTCTCCCTCAATAGGAATATCATTATCAAAGGTGTAATTTCCAAGTGCCGCATCTTGAACGTCTTCATCAATATTACTATTTGTACCCTTATAGTATTTATACCATTGATATGTAATAGTATCAGCATCAGTTCTCATAAGACCTTCGCCGCGTTCTTTAGCTAATGAATAATCTACTTTCAATCCATAGTTATGAGCAATTGAATAGTCAACTTTTAATTCAGTCTTTTTAGGAGTATCTACTACTGGATCTCCATGCCCATCGAAACTTGAGATTTCAATAGTAACAGGACTTGCAACATGAGTTACACGACAATTTCTTGTCTCTTCAGTTGAAGTTTCGTTGTTGATACTATTAGTAGCAACTACTGCATAATATCCATCTCCAACTGCTCCAGCTTTATCAGTTGCATCATTAGAACCTACAATTGTATAAATTGGATTGGTAGCGTCCGCAATTCTCTCCCAAGGAGCATTAATATCAACACTTGTAACAAGATTTGGTTTATCTTGATTATCATAGTGTTTAGTTTGAACTTTCTTCAATTTGCCTTCATCATCAAAAGCATCTTTTACATTCTCTGGTTTAATCTTATACCACTGATATGTAATAACACCGCTATCACTCTTACCAGTCTGAGTTGTTAAAACTCCTTTGAATTCTTCAGCTTCTTTAAGAACCAAAGATTCATCAATGTCTTTAACGATAGTAACTTCGCTTGGGTGGAAGATTTGACAAATAACACTTAATGTGCTTTCACGACTCTTTCCTACACGGTTTGTTGCAACAGCTACATAACGTCCAGTAGAAGTAATCTTAACTTGAGATTTTCTTTCAAATACACCTGTTGGAGTAGCCCAATCTACAGCTCTTAAATCTTCTTCTGTCATTAATTCATAAGCTGGAACTCCATCTTCTGCAGCAGTAGATTTATAATAATATTTAGTATCACTCTGAGCAGTATCAGTAGTTTGAACATAAATATTTTTAGCAGTTAATAGACCAATATATTCATTTGTATCAATATCATACATTCTCCATACGTAAGATAAAGTACCACCATCTGGGGAAACTGCTTCAACTTGCTGCATAGTATAACCAACTTCTGTAGCGAAGGATACTGTTTCTGCAAGATTCTCGATAAATACAGGAGGCTGAGCCTTTGTAGTATCTCCAGTAGCAGTAGAATCTACTAATCTTTCAAGAACTTTCTTATCATCTTCATCAAATACATTTTCACCATCAAGCATCATTTGCGGAATGTTGAAATCTAATGTAGGCTTAATAGATACAGTTGCTGTCTTTGTTGATAAAGAATAAGTAAGCATATTAGTAATTTCATCTTGGATATAGAATCTAACTGCGAACTGTACGTTACCAGCATATTTAGTGATGTCGTTATTTAAACACCATCCAATTAAAATCTTACCAGGATTACTTGTTACATCAGCAATATAAGGTGCGGAAATACCTTGAATAGTATTACCATTTTCATCTTTTTGACTTAATTGCCATTCAATATAAACGTTACAGTTATCTAAATCTTGGTTATCATAAAAACGATCTACTAAGAAATAAACAATTTCTGAAATATGGTCACCTTGTACGGATACACCATTTTTAGCAAATGTTTGAGGAACAGAAATTTCTCTTGTATTAGCATCAATTTCAAATACATCTTCATCTAATGGAAGAACTGTATAGATTTTATCAATTTCAGCTAACTCAACGATACTACCAAAATACTCAGCAAGAGATGTAATACCATTACTTGGTTCATAGTATGTTTCTGTTGGGTCAAACGCATTAGTTGCTTGGACATATTGACCGTCTTTTGTTTTTACAAAATACATTCCTTCTCCGAATTGGCTTTCTTCCAAAGGAACTTCTACATATGTAAGTTTTAACTCGCCAGCATCACTTAAAGCTTTTGTAGCTTTTGAGAAAAGACGATTATATTTTGCACTATTCTGACTATTTACATAGGTAATCATCTATTTTATCCCAATCCTTTCTTAGAATTTTAAAAAGAGGAAAGAAAAAACTACTTCTTTCCTCTTTACTTTTTCTTTCAAAAGATATGAAAGAAAGAGATTTATTTATAATTATTTTTGGCCAACTTCTCGCCATTCATCCAGTTCATCCTCTGGAATAGTGACGCTTTGGACAAAAGTCTTACCATCTTTGGTAAGACTTTTTCTTGCGTCCGCTACTAATCTATATTTACGAATATAGTAAATATCTTCAAGATGAACTGTACTTGTAATTGTTCCATTAGTACCTAAATAGGTATACAAAACAGTTTTAGTCATCTTTTTAGAATCCTCCTTATTTGAATTCAATCATTGTTTCAGGGTCTACATACATTTTAGCCAAAGATTTTTTAATCAGTGGCTTCATTTGTTCAGAAGCACCATAAATAAATGCTTTAGCCTCTGGATCAGTAATCATAGCTTCACTATTCTGTGCAAAAGAATTCTCTTGAATAGAAGTCAATTTACTATTTTCAGTTTCAGTACCGATGTATAAAAACTTCAATGTAGCTGTACACATGATATACATGAAAGCTGAATCTCCAATTGTTTTAACGCTTGGAGGAATAATAATTGTAAAGTCTCCAGAAGGAGCATCAGCAAGAGCCTGGTTAAATGCAAAATTACCAATCTTCTCTAACTTGTTTGGTAAACCAGTCCAAATAAGGTTTGAACACATTCTAAATGCCATAGCTCCAATTTCAATTAAGTTATTTGGAAGATAACAATATTTCATTTGAGAGCAGTTCTGGAATGCATTTTCTTTAATATATTTCAAAGGAGCATCTTCATAGAAGAATACATGAGTTATTCCTGTCTGATTAGAAAACTCTTGAATTATACTAATATCTGCGTTTCCATGGACTTTATCATTATGCTGTTTTGGAATAGTAATTTTACCAGTTAAAGAAACACCAGGTTTAATACGTATAGAATAAGTTTGGTCTGTTTGCCAATTAAATTCAAAATACTTATCATCAGTAGGATTGTCATAAACATTTTCAACACTGAATGCCGCATAGAATTTTAAGTTTTGAGTAGCTTTAATTGTTGTTAAATCTACAATAGGAGCTAAAGTTGCGGAACCGTATATATTATTTTCACCAGAAATTCTTCTTGTATATCCTAAGAATCTATACTTACTTGTAATAGGAAGACTATCTTCTTTTGGATTTTGAACAAGATAATTTGGATCATGTAATGCGCTTCCATGAACAACAGAATATCCAATCTTATTTCCATAAGTATTTTCAATCTCTCTCTCAGAACCATCATCGTTTACAAGATAGAATCTTACATCCCAATGGTGGTCTTCGAATACAGCATAAAATGTGTAATCAGTTTTATCAGCTAATAATTGTTGAGTTTCCCAATTATGGATTGCGCTATTACCTAATAAAGTAACCCAGTTTGTATCATAAGACTCAATTAATCCGGTTCTATCAGGAGTTGTAGACCATCCAATAAAGTCTTGAGAAGGCTTTAATGCATTAATTCTTGTCTCACTAAAAGCAGATTCAGTTCTGTCTTTTGGATTTGTGAAGAAAATTCTTGGATTTGTCTCAAATTCATGTAAACCAATTTTATCTGTACCAATTAAGGTTTCTGTTGTTGTAGCAACTCCAGTTAAGGAATCAATTGTTTTATCTTGAATTACGAAACGTGCTGCAAAACCTTTAGTAACTTTCTTAAAGAAGAATGTTAAATTAGGATAATTCTTAACTAACAAGTCTTGAATTGCGCTTTCTTCAACTGCGACTTCATTGTTAATGTAAATGTAGCCAGAAATTGTAGGAACTTTTGTTCCACTGGAAACACCAACGAAACTTGTATTAGTAATTAAATTCTCAAGTAATTGTGTATCTTTGATATCAACTGTCTTCATAGTTCTATCATATTCATACATCTGGTTATTATTAATATATTGAACCCAATCTCCAGGATGTTGTTCATAATCTTCTGCTGTAAAAGGAACTAATCCAAAGTGACCATCATCTCTAAAGTATTGAGAACTTGCGTTAAATGTAGCTTCTGGGTCATCTACTAATACATATGGACTCCATTGAACATCAGTCATATTAATCTTTCTCTGCGCACCCAAAGAAGCGGTTGCCGCATAGAATTTATTTAATAATTTATAACTATTATATCCTAAGCTTCCACCTATAATATTTAAAGTTGTTAAATTAGATTTTCCTTCTCCAACAGCCTTATCAGTTAATCCTTCGATATAAAGTCCTTTTTGAGCTACTAAATCTCCGCTCGGATTATTCTTATCTTTTTCTTCTGGAACTTTATAAGTTTCAATCAGATCAGTTAATAATCTTGCTTCAGTTAATTTTAAAGCTGCGGTTGAAGCGCTTAAATGCAATGTATCAAGTGCAACACCATCAGCAAAAGTAACCTGAGTAATATTTGAACCAGTATCTCTAAAGTTCTGTAATTTTTCACTTGCGGATAAATCAAATGTTACGTTATTATCCTTAAAGGTAATGTAACTTAAATTGATTTCTTTAACAAGTGGCAATCCACTTGAACCAGTAATAGTCCATTTGTTTACGTTTGCATTTTTATAGTGATTATTTTCTTCATCTACTCCATCATATCCAAGTTTTAAATCTGTAATCTTAGTTGCATTACCAGATAACTCGAACTCTTGGAAGTAAAGTTTACTTAAATCACCAAGTGATTTCATTTGATCCAAACCATAGATATAGTACAACTGCTCTTTATAGTTACCAGATTTACGAATACCATTTTCAAGGTCTGGAGTAGTAAATTTAACTGGGGTTCCAGTATATTTCATGGAATCAAAGTTTGCGGTATCTGTTCCAACAGTAACATACATTTTACGAACAGGTGTCATTGATAACCAATATTCACCATCGAACATATGTTTCTTTTTGCCTGTAGATAGATCATAATATGGTTCATTAGTAATAATACCTTCTGCACCATTTGTTGCAGTACCTTCAATCCATTTATCTGATGTACTTGCAGGACTGTTTGCGGAAATACGAGAACGAATTCTGTTTTGTCCACCACGTTTATAGTTACCAACTGATAACCAAGAATCAATGTAATTGAAACGGTTAGTTAAGAACTGCTCACGTGACATACTTCTATCTCCTTGTAAAGCATAGAAATATGTATCACTGGTATCTTTAAGTACCTCTGGTGTTGTACCAGAACCAAGATATCCTACTTTTGGATTTGTAATTGAAATGTATTTATAATGTTCATCAAGGTTCATTGCTAAGAGAGGTCTTAAACCTTCCATTGAATGGCTCTTAGTAAACTCTGGATTACATTTATAAATATTCTCAATAACATCTATAGAAGTAAATGGTGGTTTCTTTAAAGTACCAAAGTTACTGCTTGGCACACCAGTTAATTGTTCATATTTATCTTTAATAATTCCTAAGAACAATGAATAGAAATTATTCCAAAGAACACTATCATTTGTTGAGAATGTTCCATCGTCAGTTGCATCAATGTTATATTCAAATGATGGAATACCAGTATTATTAATACCTAATTGAGTATCCATATCATAGAAAATTGGATACCAAATATAGTCTCCACCTTTCTTTTGTGGTCCCCAAGATGCCATCATACAGTTTTTACCACGAGAGTCATAACATTCAAGAACTTCAGTAATAACGAAATATGTTGCTAAATATTCAAGATTAAAATGATCTGTTAATTCATTTTTGAATTTAGCTAAACGATATTCTTTTGTGTCATAATTATAAGTTGTATTACCATATTGAACAGGAGCAGGTAATCTCCAGAACTCTTCAATACTACTTTCATTATTAACTGCTTTATAATATGTTTCAGTCTCTACAAAACCTTCCTCTGCTAACAAATAGTTACCAGAACTATTTTTAGTATAGAATTTATTCTTTCTGTAGACTAATTCAGGATCATCAGTTAATAAAATCTTACGATATTCTCCATTAGCTTGAAGTTCATAATAAGTTATATCTTTATTATATACTTGCGCTTTAATTTTTTGTCCTGTCTCAGTACTTTCAAAATAGAAAACACCTGCTTCAAAGATTTTTTCACCTAAATTAACTGCTGCATAAGTATTTAAACTTGGAACTTCTTTTAATAAAGGATTCTTTGGATCATTATTAACATCAATTAAAGCATCTGTTGCTGTACTCCATACCCATGCAACTGCTTTTTCCCAGTTTCCATAAATTTCAAGTAATTTATTTCTACCTTCTTCAAGATTATTGGCAATATCAATTCCTAATTTATCTTGTAATTTTCTAACAGTCTTAGAGTTACTTGAAGAATTTTCCAAATTCACTAAATAATCAATATAATCATCAAGTGCATTATATCTATATTCAAAAGAATCGGCTACTACTGGAGCCTTAGCTACAGTATATTTATTATCAGCATTATCAGGAGCTTTAAAAGATAATGTATATCTGTTCCATGGATCTCTGAATGAACAGAATCCACGAGAGTTGTTTTCAAATTCCCAACATTCTGCAACATCATCTGTACTCTTGTTGTCAACATAAGCTTGTTTCATACCCAAATCAGAGAATCCATAAGCTTCAGCTGCACCTTTATCAAGAAGCATATTGTAACGACCAATGAATAAAGGTTCTGTACCAGCTTCTTTCATAGCTTTTGTTTGCCAGAAGGCTAAAGTTGGGAAACCTTGAACAGATGTTCTATAATCACTTAAATGGTCAACTTTTGCAGTCTTATATCCAGGTACATATTCATACCAAACATTTGTGCATTCAGCTAATTTATCTTTAATTGCGCTACCTTGAGCATCAGCTGAATAAGAAGGTGCTTCTCCAATTCCACCAAGAACTTTAGATACTCCTTCACGTTGAGCTAATCCACGAGGTCCTAAAGCAAAATCTTCCGCAGATGATAATATATTTAATTCATCATCTCTTGTATTTTTAAGATTTCCTTTATGATTATAATAGTAATAAACTGTTCCTGCTTTATAATTACCAGCTTCGTTTGCAATAGCTTTTTGTTCACTCTTTGTTTCATCAACTTGACAAAATGCATTAGAACCATTGTAATCTTCAAGAGGATGATGTGAATAAGCATAATTTACTAAGTTAGCAAGACCCATATTATAAGAACCAGAAGATTCCATAAAGTCTACTTTTAAAGTAAATTTATTACATCCAACAGTATTGTTATCATAATAGAAATATTTTAATTTTTTCTTTTTACCAAGTTCATAATCTGCGGCAAAAGGTCCTTTATGAGCAACCATTGTATACTCATTTTTCTTAACTACATCACCATATTTATCATATTGTTTATTTCCATCTGCGTCCAAATCAGCAACTTTAATTTTAGTTTTAGCTTTATAGTTACGACGTGGATAGAACTCAGAAGATGTTCCTTGTACACTTAACGCAACATTTTTAGCTATAAATGATGGACAATGATGTAGGTAATAATCTTCAAGTTCTTGACCTGCGGCAGTAGCTTCAGCAGATAAATTACCCATTGAATATGCTCTTTCAAGTCCAGTATTAACGAACTCCATATCAGCAGTAATAGGTGTATCTTTTCTCCAAGGAAGATTACCTTTTGATAAAGTATCATCTTGGTCTGTTGTAAAGATGATATATGGCATAATGTTTTCTGTTCTTGGATGCTCTTTATTATACTTAATCATCTTATCGAAAGAGAATTGATATTCTTCATTAATAGACTTATTAGGTATAGACATTTCAGCTAAATCCCAAGCAGTTGTATCAGTATTATCATATGCAACATTTTTCAATATTTCAGTTAAACCTAAAGCTCTATTATAAACTCTAAATTTATAAAGATCAATATCGCAGTTAGAAGAGTTAATAACAAGATTCTTATTATTAATTGACCATTCACTTGTTGCAGTAGAACGAGCTACGCTGGTAAGCATACCATTTAAGTAAACTTTCATTAAACGGTTTTCACCTGTTGAATCTTGTGCATTACCGTTGTTATAAACAATAGTAATATTAAGCATTTTATCTTCTACGAAATCAATAGTTACTGCATTAATACCATTAGTAAAGTAACCATCTTGTGCTCCAAGACAGATTGCAGAGGTCTTAGAAATAGCACTATCATCAATTCCATCTTCGATATATTTTACTGCGGCTGCTGTTAAGTTGTAGTCACGATATAAACCTTTGTAAAGCAATTCATCATAAGAAGGAACATTTTGTCCTTGCTCTTTTAATTGAGGTAATTTTACAGACAAGAAAGCATCGTAGTTAGTATAACCACCAACTGCAGTTCTTTGATCCAAGAATTCTCTGAAAAGTTCATCGTCAGTCCAACTCTTAATTTCTGGAGCAACATCATCAATTACTGTATAACGAGTATATGTAGTAATTAATTTTTCATAACTTTGTACGTTACGAACTTTTAATCTTAATTCGATAGTTTTTGAAGGATTTTCTTCTCCTGCAAAAGTGCTAACTCCAATAGGGAAACTAACAGAAGCTCCATTACTAATTCTTAAACAAGTAGTATTGGTATCATCCATAATCCAACCGTTGTTATACCAGTTGAAATCTTTAAATACTGCATGTTCATCTCCTACCTCTAATACAGAACGCTTCTTAGCAGATTCAGAATTTGAACGACCTCTTGAGTCAACATTAACTTTTAATCCAGTAGTAGCAATACCCATATTACGAGGGTCTTTTAATACAGTAAAATCTGGAACTGTAGCCCATGTTTCAGTATCATCTTGACCAATACGAACTTGATAAGTTGTATTTTGACCAGCTACTAAATTAGTCAATGTCCAGTAGGTAAATGAATTATCATCATTTCTTGCGGTATAGTATGAACCATCAAGTGCATCTGTACCATCAATAAATAAATAAATTGCGATATCACCAGTATTATTAGGATCATATACTTTAATTGGAACAATTGGGTTATCAAATTCATAATAAGTTGATTGCATTGCTCCAAACCAAATTAAAGGTTGACCTTCATTTACATATAAACCAATTTCTTTTGAAATCATAGGAGTCGCACTACCACGAGAACCATTTGATTTAGCTAAGCTTAACTGAGCTTTAATAATATGGCGACCATGGTTATAGTTATCACCAAGTATTATACCAGTTGAACTATTTGTATTTTTATCATAAATTACTGAATTTTTTGTAATAACTGGTGTTGCATTTGCAGTAGTATTTGCAGCATTATATGTTTGAGTATATACTAAGAAATCATCAAAGTAAACATCAAGAATACGGTCTGCGCCAGTCGCAAAGTTAACAGCTACAGGAATTTCAGTACTAAAGAACTTATTAGCACTAAATTGGCTGTCAATCCAATCTATAGAAAGTTCATGAGTAGTAACAAAATAAGTTGCAGTACCACTATTGTAGAAAATGTTATCTTTACTACCTTCTACTGTAAATACGATTTTATTTTCAGTAGATTGACGAATAAATTCAGTGGCATCATAAATGATAGGTTCAGCATGAGTTACCTTTTTTGTATCAGTATAAAATGGTACAGCACCATTATCTGCAAAAAATTGAATTGTAACTTTCATTGCATCTTTTCCTGGATCAACAGGACTACCATCTTCTGTTGCAGATGTTACTAAAATTTGGATTTTACATTTATCACCATTTAATAAATCTGCTTCTGTTATACCTGTGACAGTTAAACGACCTCTTTTTTTAGTAGAAGTAGTTCCACCACCACCTTCACCGCCTCCGCCAGTTCCACTGACAGCGATTCTTGCACAAGTAACAGCTCTTGTTATTTCATCAATATCTACAACTTTGTAAAAACTTCCATCATTATTAATGACTAAATCTCCAATTTTTAATTTATCATCTGGATTTTCAAGTTCATCCATATAGAATGTATAATAGTCATCTCCGGAGTTTTGAACGAAAGTAGCGTTTGCATAAATAATTGCGGCACCGCGACCGCCCATAGGGATTCTTGCAATTCCCTGAGCATCAATGAAAATGTTTCCAGTATCGGTTGCAAAATAAACAAAACCTTCTTGGTATTTACCTTGAAGAATTTTTTCCTCTAAACCACGAACTGGTCTAAATCTTGCATTTGCCATTATGCGGTATCTCCTTTCTATCTCATATATATTTAAAAAAAATAAAGGGATTAAAAAGAGAATCTCTCTTTTTAATCCCTATAATTCTCTCTATTTAGAATAAAAAATAGAAAATTAAAATTATCAGAACTCGCCCCAAGTCATATCAATTGACACTGAAGATCCACTTGCTCCGAGAGTCAAAGAACTTGATTTGATAGTTGCTGTAGCAGTTCCATTTTGAACCATACTTTTACCACTTGAAGAAGTAGCAGTAACTTTAGTGCTTAAAGCAATAGAGCCATCTGAATTTTTACTTGCGGCACTACTCATACCTGTAATTACAGTAGCAGTATCATTAAGTTCATAATTAACAGTATTTACACCTGTTACGTGTCCTTCTTCATTTGTTCTAAGAGATGTTATTACTGGAATAGTAATAGTATCATTTAAGTGTGTTGCAGGAGTTTGAGAACTTAATTTAATCTTCTCTGGATTAGTATTAGTATCAGTTCTTTTAACAGTATTATGAGTAATTGTAATTACATTCTCACCTGATCTGTCTGCAGAAATATCTACTCCACCCTGAAGAGATTGAGATACTGTTAATCCACCTGCACCAGCATATTTAACTTGACCTTTAACACCACCTGAGGAATCTTGTAATTTAAAACCAATTCCTGTAGAAGTTGTATATAATTTATAAGTTGTATCAGTATCATTTGTGCTCTCTACAAAATCCCATGTAAGAGTTGCTGGATTAATAGTACCAACTAAAGAAGCATCTGTAATTGTACCTGCAGCTAAATCAGCAGCTGTATATTCAGTACCACGAGCGATAGCTAAAGTGCCAGCTGTATGTTCAACACTATTTACAGTAATCTTTGAACTAAATAAGTATGTATAACCAACCTTTTGACGTAAGTTAAGAAGTTCTGCCCATGCGGTAGCAGCAGTACCATTTGCTCCAACAGTACCACGATATTCCATCGCATTAAGATCTCTCATTAATTGGTCAATTTCTTCTTTGTTGTATGCATTGATATTAAATTCACCATTAACTAACTTAGTAGAACTTTGAGCCTTACTACCATATTTAATAATTGGATCATAAGAACCTGTAACAGTCTTACCTTGATTATCTTTTACTGTTACAGTAAAACCAGTTTTTCCACTTGCCGCATTAGCAATAGCTAAAGAAGCATTAACTCTACCAGAGATAGTAATTACATTGTCTTTTCTGGTAAGAACAGTTGTATTTGGATCTGATTTTAAAGTAACTGAGCTACCAGCTTGACCATTAGTAGAACTTAAATTAAGTTTAACCTCACCAGTTGCTCCATCTCCAGCAGCTAAAGTAAATTTATCACCAGTAAGTGTAATACTATTTGTTTTACCTGCTGTATTAGCAATTTTTAATCCACCAGCAGTAACAATATCAAATGTACCAGTAACACTACCACCATCTGTACTACCAATCACATTTTTGATAGTTGCAGTAGCTCCAGTGGCAGAAGTTGTATAAGTATTAGAACTAACATGAGTATCAGTATTGGCATTAATCTGTACCCATGTGCTACCATTATATACACAAAGAATATTAGCAATATTACTATCTACTTGACCTGCGGTAGAATCCTTATACTGAACATAGAAGAAACGTCCTGTATAAGCTACTTTATCAGCAGCAGTTTGAAGTGTTGGTAAATCGCCTAAATAAGTAACAGTTTGTACACCTTCATTTACGGCGGAAATACTTCCATCACTATTACCAATATATAATCTATGTGAATCTTTTGTTAAATAAAAATAACCATGTTTAGCTCCAGCATTGGCGCCTTGAGATAACATGGTATCAATAGAACTCTGAGAACCAGTTAGAAAACCAACTTTAGCGTCTCTTAAAACATTAGCCATTTATTATTGTCCTCCTTTTTCATTCAGTTTCATTAATGTCTTGCCATTTTAATCTACCATCAAGAACATTTACTTTATTGGATACTTCAACCATTTCAGATTGTAAACTACTAACAGTTTTTACAAGACCTTGATTTGTACCAGTCTCATCACCATATAAAGTTGTATTTACTTTGTCTGAGAATGTCTTTAAATCAGCAACGTCTTTAACTAATCCTTTAGTAGAATTTCCAACAGTACCTTCAAGTTTAGTAACTCGATTATCAAGCTCTATAATGTCGGTGGCATTATGATTATTTTCGATCCATGTTTCAATCTCTTTTAATGTATCAAAATTTTCTGAAGCGCCATCAACTACTTTTAAAACCTCTTCTTTAGAGATATCTCGAATTGATTTTCCTGTATCTTCACCAATAAGAGTATTTAAAACAAGCTCAACTGCGGCGGTAGGATTAGCCCATGTTGCGTCACCACGTAAATATAACTTATTATCTCCTGCTTTTGGAGGTGGTACTAAACCAGATAGACCATTAGCATCGTCTCTTGCTCCAACCATTATTGTAACAATTTGACTTAAAACCTCAAAAATAGGTTTATTAATCCATTTCTGTTGATGGTCATCATAGATTAATATATTATTAGCGGTAATATCTTCTGAAATAAGAACATCTTGTAAATCGCCGATATTGTTAATATTGGAAATTTCATCAATAATTAATTTAGGTCCTAAGTATAATTGGCCTGTTCTTCCATCCGTTTCAGATATAAAATACAGGGTATCTTTATCTTTATCTGCATCTGGAATCTTTGCCCAGGCTGTTGGAGTACCACGCAAAAATTTTACATAATTGCCAGGTGTTGTTGTATAAGAAGCCAAAACATTTACCTCCTTTTCATTTTCTCCTATAAATAATCAAAATATATATTTATAAATTAAATAATCCTGGCCTATTATGATAAATAGACCAGGACATTTAATTTATTATGAAATCATTGAATGATCAGATGAATCTAAGAGTTTTTGATGTTGAGTTACTACAGTTTTTTCAATATCGCTAATTCTCTTTATAATTTGCTCAATTGTAAACCTCTCATCCTTTGGAACTACAGCTTTAGAAGTTTCATCATATGTACTTGTAGTATAGTTAAAAGTATCTGTTTTTTGATAATAATTATCAAATCTTCTTAATGCATTAATAAATGCCATTGAAGAAGGAACTGAAGAGGATAAGTCTTCTGGATTTTGAGAATAATCATCTATGACAGTAACCATACCCTTACTGCTTGAAGATGCAGTTGGGAAAGTAGCTGTTGTAGCTGTTACAAGACCATTAGCTTGTTTTACAGCAGAAACATAATATCCAGGTGCTGCATTCACATCAGAGTCTAATTTACCAAGAGCAGTATTAATAGAACTATTGATAGCAGTATTTCTATCTGCTACTTCTTGTGTAATTGCAGCTTGTCTATTCTTAACTTCTTCATTAATAGCTAAATGATTTTGATTAATATAATATCTTAATTTACCAAGACCAACATTTAAACTATCTGATGGAGCGATATCAACTGTTACTGAAGTTGGAGTTGAATAACCAGTTAAAGCTAAATCTCCAATTTTTCCAAAAGTAGCAGTAAATGTATCTCCATTTCTAGAATAGGTTAAATTAGTCATTACATTATCTGAACCACTCTTAGTTCCAGATAAGCTCAATGAAGGTAATGTAATTGTATAACTTGTTTTACTTGATACGTGGCCTTTTGAATCATATGAAATCTTAGGAATACTAAATGTTCCGCCTAATTTAGGAGTCTTATTAACATCTTCTACAGTAGAACTTAAATTAGTTGTTTGCGGAGCTTGATGAGCAAAACTAACTTTATCTTTACTAACAGTTGTTTTAATCCAACTGTCTCCACTTAAAGTAAATGTATCATGTGTACATGAAGCTTCTGTAGTTGTTCCTACATCTGCGGCAATTTTACCATAACTATTTGGTAAAGTATATTTTGTAGTTGTCTTTTTACTAAAATGATTTTTACTATCAAAATCATATAAAGTAATTGAAAATGTTGTTCCATTTTCTTCATTACTCAAACTAACATTTCCGCCATCTACAGAACTTGTATTCTTAGCATCATGACTAATTGTAAGTATATCTGAATCTGGACTTGTTACAATACGAATCCACTCATCTCCAGAATTGATACCTAATGTATCTTGAGTGTTGTCAGCAGCAATTTGGCCTTGCGCCGCAAGATTTTCTGTATTATTATTTGATACACGACCATTTGTTGTAATATACTTAAATCCATAAGGCAAAATATATTTATGATTTTGATTAGCTGTCATATGACCAGCATTATCATAAATTGTATCTTGAATAGAAATACTATCTGTTGCAGGATTATTTAAGTCAGTTTGACTCTTTGCACTTACTGTTGGAGTATGAATATCATGACTAATAGTAAGTGTATCTGCGCTTGCATTTGTATCAATTCTAATCCATTTATTACCAGAATTAATTCCAAGAGTGTCTTGAGTATTATCAGCAACTACATTTGGAACACTTGGGTTGCCGGTGTTATCTCCTGATGCAGTTCCACTTCTACCATTAGTAGTAATAGTCTTAAATCCATAAGGCAATGTAACTGTATGATCATTATGACCTACAACGTGTCCTTTAGGGTCTACTATTGGAGTATATAACTTTATAGTATCCTTTTTAGGATTATTCATATCAGAATTAGAAGTAGTATCTTTTACTGGTTGATAATTATGTCTCAATGAAACAATTGGTTTAGTTGGTTTACCATCTACATTAACAGTCAACCATTGATTTTTAAATCCGCCTTCTTTAGTAAGGTTTTCTGCCATTGGGAATACATCCGATGCGATTCCTGTTACATCATGTTTGGTTCCAGGAGTATGATTAGCTCCTTCACTATTCTGAGTAACATTTGCGGGCGCGCTTGTCAAACGACCATAATTATCTACAATAACAAGGTCTTGAGAATCTAATTTTCCTAAATGAGAAATCCAATCATTGAAGGTATTTAAAGCACCTTGAATTGTTTTTAAATCTCTGGTGTCAGTATCTTCAGAATCAATCACTTGATTCATTTTTAAAATCATACCATGAATAGTATTTAATTTACGAGCAAAATCTACTAACTCATAATATGTAAATCCAACATCTCTTGTTGCTAAAGAAACTGAAGGTGGAATATGTTTAATTTTATTGTTCCACTGTTGACCATGTGGCATAATATTCATAGTATCTGAATCAATATAGAAATTCTTAATTACATAATAAGTTTCATTTGGATTCATTGTCTCTTCTTGAGCTAAAACATATTCGTCGCCTTCTTTACGATAAAAGTAGTTTGGATAATAAAAATAAATTCTTTGATTAGTTGCTGTGTCATGCTCATTAATTTTATGATAATCACTTTCTGAAATTTTTAAGTGAGCTAAACTATAACCATCTACATTATTAACTTTTAAATTTTTATTAGTTTCAAGAATATAGCTACCTTTTCTCTCACGATCTAAGTTTTCTCCAACTTTATAATAATATAGATTTGGAGCATAGAATTTATCAATCTTCTTTTTCTTTAATTGATAATATTGTAAACGATCTTTTTCATCTCTGGCAGGATTTGTATAATAATCTACTAATTGTCGTCTAATAGAAGTTGCTGTAACTGGAATATAAATTGTATATGGTCCAAGAGTCTGACTATTTACAGTTGTTTTTACAAACCAAGGATTTCCATGCTGGATATCTGCATAATTTATATGAAAATTATCAACTATTTCTCCAGAACGAGGATCTCTATAACTTACCTCAGTTCTTGCATATGGTAATAAGTGAAGAGGTTTATCTTCATCTATAGTACCACCCATATATACATATACATATTTTTTCTGTTGAACAAAATATAAATTCTGTTTATTTTTTTCAGGGTCAAAAGGTAATGTATTTCTTACATAATCTCCAACGCTCTGATCAAAAACCCAAGCTGGTCCAGCTTCTGCTTCGTTCCATGTATAACTACTGGAAACATGATGAGCTGGATCATTGAATTGAACTTGTTGATAAGTATCTATTTCAGTATAAGTCTCAGTTACTTTTTCTCCTCTTTTAACCATATAATGGTCAATTAAAGCTCCACCATCTTTAACATTTCCAGTTCCTAAATCACTATTATCAATACGATAATCAAAATCAGCTTTTACAGGTTGCTCTCCAACTTTTAAAATATATGGTTCACCTGCGGTATGGAGCTTTTGATAATAATATTCTCCTCTAGTTGGTTCTTGAACAGGTGTATAAGTACCATCATCATTCTTATTATAGACAGTAATATCTTGAAGTCCATCCCAATATACTTTAGAGTATTTATCTTCTGCCCAAGCTCTATAATAAAAGATACCTGGTAAATATAAATCAGTATATGGTGGTTCTGAAATAACATCTTTTAAATCAAATCTTTCTTCTATCTCATAATATGTTGCTTTTGGATCATAATTTTGACCAGCAATAGTCCAGTCAATAGCATAATAAGGAGAATTTAATGTATTAGTATTGGCATCAGTCATATATTGATAATAAGTATAACCTTTAAAATCATCTCCCAAATCTATACGAGTTCTATCAATTTTAGCAGAGTCCATAGTATAATAAGTTTTATCTCTATGATAAGTAGGCTCTGAAATAAAATCTTTACCACCATTTGTTAATTCGTTTATATAATAATATTTGCTACCATCAAATGGCTGAACTTTTACTTGTTCATATCCTTCTGAAGCAGTAAGTTTTCTTACATAATATTCCAAATCTTTATTATATTTTCCAGAAGCAACATCATATCTGCTTCCATTTTTGACATAATATAAATCTGGTTTAAATTCACCCTCAGATAAATCAATTCTCTCATATGTATAAGCACTTGCGGCGAGTGGTGTATAAGTATACTTCATATCACGACGATAATATTTATTATTACTTACATCAAAATAAATTGTATCATCATCATTATTAGCAATATTTTCTTTCATCGCATCAAAAGTGTTATATGGCTGAATAATCATACCCATTAAATCGTGTACAGAATTAATACAACCAGCTATAGTATTTACATTAGCTGTATTATAATAATTTCTTGGACAGCCTAATGTTTTACCACTTTTCATCTTATATGTAAAACCATCTTTAACTAAGCGTAATCCAGTTCTATCTTGAACAGCTCTTGCATCATACCATTCTACATCTGGATTTCTCTTTTGAGTTTTTTGGATAGCTTCATTTGTTTTTCTACCACCATAAACTAAATCCCAAACATCTGAAATGGCATCTCCAATAGATGGTAACATAATAGAGAGTTCTTGAGTATCTACTTCCGGTGTAGCAACACCATTATGATTTGCATAAGTGTTACCGCTTAATCCAGTAGGAGCAATTGTGATACCTTCAGCAACAAAACCCATATCTTCTGAAGTAGAAACGTCTGGATCAACTTGTGGATCTCTTCTACCTGGAAGTCCAAGCTGATGTAGATATTTTCTATCCCAACTTTTAGATACCACATCAGGATCAAATCCATCTCTATTATAATATATAGCTGCATTGATAACAGGTGGATTTGCTTCTAGGGCTTTCTCAACCCAATCAATTCCACCAGTTTCATTATACTTAGCATAAAGAACCTTTTTAGAATTGGTAGTTTTATCAAATTCTGTCCTTGTCCAATTAGTATTTTCATCTGAAGGATACTCAACTCTACTATTTGAAGATAAAATAGTTGCAGCTATAGGTTTTCCTTCAGTATCATATTGAGGTACTTGCGTATCTGGTTCACTTGATCTTATTCTAAAACCCCAAGTTGGTTGCCAATGAAGTTTATAATATACATTTGTACTATCTACATCAAAGTGAGGTCTCAATGGAACAATAGTAGGTGCATCTGCGGAAATGTCAAATGTTGGTACAATAGTATTTAATTCAGCTACCATTACATATTTCTCATAGCCTTTATCTAACACTTTTTGCCAAACAGTTGAATCATAACCTCTACTTGTCTTATAATATTGTTTATCTCTTGTAAAATTAAGAGTAAAACTATCTTGGGATGAATCTCCTAAAAATTCCCATAAAGCACCTGTAAAAGTAGTATATTGTTTCTTAGGATTGCCTTGCTCATCCTCAACTATCGTAGTAATTACATATTGAGAATTTCCAGTTGCAACCCAATATTCATCATATAAAAAGTTTAATGGATCTTTATGAATCCCACTATTAGCAACTAAATTATAAATTGGTTTTCCATCATCATTTAATTTGCCTGGTACTCGAAGGACAGTTCCTTCTTCAATTAAGTTATCTGTATATGTCAATTTACCATCAGCAATATCTTTTTTATCCTGATCAGTGAGACATCGAATAATAGTTGGATTAACTTTATTTCCTTCTTCATCTTCTTTTTCACTAACAATAAAATCAGCAGAAATTGATAAAGCAAAATCTTTATTTAATCCATCTATTGTAATTTTATAAACTTGAGGAACGCCAGATAAGCTACCTTTAATATCTTTATCATATTCAACTAATACATATCTACCTACATACACTCCATCATTAGCGACTTGTGTATCCATTTCATATCTACTTGGATAAGTGGCATCAAATGAGAATTGTGTACGAGTAGTATTTGTTATATTACCATAAAATCCCATATATTAGTCCTCCCCATCATCATAAATAAGATCTACAATTAATACTGCATTTGTTACTGCATTAATTTTTTCCATTGACGCCGCATCAAATTTAATACTTGTAATTTCAGTTTGATTGTTTAAATCAAGTTCAAAAATTCCTGTTTGTCCAATCAAAATATAATCTGTCTCAGGCGCATTATTTAATAAGAATCTTGTTCCAGGTAATGCTTGAATACCTAATTGAGAAATAGGAAAACAATCTGAGAAAATTGTACCATCAACAAATTGTGCCTTTTCTGCGGTTTTTGGGGAGTTATTACTTGCATCACCTTTTCTAGCTTCCGCATCATTGTAGAAACGAAATTGTTTAACTTTATTTGCCATTTTTTATCTCCCTTACTCTTAAAATAAATTCTCAACTGCTTTTGTTGCATTTATATTCATTGTTCCATTATAAGTTAATGGAATAGTGAAACTTGAAACAATGTATTCTCCGCAAATACCACTATTATCATCTCTAACAAATATACGAGTATTTGGTTGCAAATAATAAATTGGTAATGTCGTCATTGAAATTGTTTCTGTGCAGTAAGAATAATTATATAATAAATTATCTAACTCATCTTTTGCAGATTTTCCTTGAGAACTAAATTTAAAAATATTACTGAATTGAGAAGGTATTTGAAGGAAACTATATCCTGGTTTTAAAGCTCTTTGTAAATCTAATGAACTTATATAATAAGTTTGATTAGGATTCCAGTCTAAAGCTAAAGTATAACCACCAGAGCCATCACTAATATAATAATAAGCTCCATCCTCATAAAACATATCTTCTGTAATATTTATTTTAGTATACTCAATACTATTTTCATCTATATAAATAATATTAGGAGTTTCTCTAAAATAGATAGCTTTAACATCAGAATTATTTTCAGCTTTTGGCCGAGTTCCAACATTCTTAACTGAATATTGACTTAATTCACCCTCAGAATCTAAAAAATCAAACCAAAAATTTAATGCCTCTGGAGATTCTTTAATTCCATTATTCCAATATGTTGTTTTATCATACTCATCATCATATTTTTGATAATACTGTTTTTTAGGAATATAAGCTTCTCCCTTTTTACATTGATGAATATAATAATAATCTTTTGGAGATTTTTTATATACTGCTTCACTTAAAGAACTAAGTGCTATATATTCACCAGACAATGATTGAGTATAATATTGTCTACCTACTACATAATTAATATTTTGGTCACAACGTATATAATAATAATATGATTCTGGTTTTTCATCATACTTTGTTTTAGTTGTATAAGCAATTTTATATGAACCTGTATAAAATGGATCATATAGTTGTCTCCAAAAGCCATCCATGTCAGTATAGTATTGTTCATATCCTGTATATCCATCAGGATAATACTTATTATTATTTTGACTTATCTTTACATAGAAATCATCGTCATGCATGTGTCTTTTATAATCTTTAGACATTTGATAAATTAATTCACGCCAATCAACTTGATGATATTTTTCATCTTTATTATCAATAGATAATTGCTCTTTTTTTAATTCTGTTAATTCATCTCCCATATCATGCTCATTAAAATAAAATCTCGGATTATAAAAATATACATTTTCTCCTTTCTCCACATTCTCTTTTAAAAAATGTAAAAAAGTATGTTTATCAGAACAAGTTGCATATGGATACATAAAATTTTTTTTAATAATAGGTTGAACTAATTCTGTTATAATCTTTCCTTTACCATTGTCATAAGATTCATAATACCGACATTCTCTTAAAACATCTGGATTTGGTTTTCCTGAGCCATGAATAGTATCAATCTTAGTTTGTTTTATAACAATTAACCAAACATATTTTTCATCATTTGTAAAAGTTGGAAAATTATGAGCTTTACAATATTCATTTAATGAACTTTCTTTAACACATCCAGATTCGTCATTTCGAGAATACCACTTCATCGTTCCAGTAGGCTCAACTCCTGTAATAAGTTTATAATAATCGTGCCAGTCTCTAATATCCCACCATCCAGGAGTCCAACCTTGCACAGTCTTTTCTGGCTGAGTTAAACCAACAGGAGTTGGATATTTAAATTTATAATTCTCAAGCTTCTCATAATCTTCCTTAGTAGTTAAACTTTTTATCTCTTCTTTTAATTTAGTATAATATTTATCTGTAAAAAATACTTCTCCCTCATATGTTTTATAATATAAAGGTTTCTTATCTATTGCATATCGTAAATGCACTGGTATCTCTGCTCCACTTACAGATGTTCTTTGTCCCCAAACAGAGAAATCATTTTTAAGATTTGATAAATCTGGAGCATTACTAAAAGATGTTACTATATTTGCATTTTCAAAATAATACGTTACAGAAGATGTATTTGCGGCATTCTCTACATAAACATCACTTGTTGTATTATTCATAATATTATTCCAAGATGTTTGAACATAAGTCTTTTTCTTTTGAAAAACAAATTGTCCATCAATATTATAAAAATATTCAAACTCTCCTAACATAGATACTATTTTATCAAGCATTTGTGTAACTGAGCTTCCAACATCTAAAATAAGATCGCCCGCATATGTTAAATCAGTCGGCTTATATCCAACTACATCACCATATTGAACTTTTATAACAGAATATCTTGTATCACTATTTGCGGTTCTAATATAAGTAGGCTCAATGCTATTTCCCATATCAATAGAAATTCTTTGATCAAAATGAAACTTACCATCTTCAAAATTTGTAATTGGTTCCATAGTATCATATACATAAAATCCACTTTGTGTGGGAGAAAAGAAAAGTTGATTTACAACATCCATATCTAAATTCATTAAAAGATAAAAAGGATCTTTCTGACGAGATTCCATAAGCTCAATACCTATATCATCGAGGTCATTAATAATAATATTCTCAAAAGGTTCTTTTGCATATTCATGAACTGCCTCACGAATAATATCTTTAATTAAATAATCATTTGTAGTAATTGTACCATCTGCGGCGATTGTATCATATTTACCAAAGTCAACAGATAGTGCAGTAATTGCGCCACCGACCTCTCCATTTAGCATACACATTTTATCTTTACCTTGTAATGAAATGGTATATGAGCTAGTAGATTGAGATGTATTAAAAGTAGATATTACATAATGTCCTTCTGGAAACCAAATTATCTCTGGATAATTAATTGTATCTATTGTGTTTTTAACACCAACTTTTAATTCAAATTTTGTATTTAATCCCCAATAGTAATTATGAATATTAAGTTCACTGGCTACCATTGTCATAGAGCATGTGCGGCGAACCGCAGAAGTCCCATTTACTGAAATGGAACCCTGCGTTATTCTACCAGTAATCTCCTCTATTGGATTTTCATCAAAATCTAAAGCTATAACCTTAGCGTAAATTTCTCGTGTACTCTGTTCATCGAGTTGTTTTAAAAAATCTTTGTTTAATAAAGGATCTTTCATGATATAATACCATTCGCCTCCTTATACTCTGTAATTGTTTTATTTAAGAGAATTAAGAATTTTTGATATGCTAAATCTCTTTGCTCTTTAGCTTTAACTATACTATCTCTTGTATTATTATGATTCTTATACTCCTCAAAAAGCTTTGATTCAGCCGCCTTATAATCCAATTTAGCCTTTATAAGCTCTTTACTACCAGTTTCTTCAAAAGTATAAGTTATATCTTGTTTTGAATAACTAATATAAGCAATAACACCTCTATTTATTGTTAAACTTTTTATAAAAGAGCTATCTTGAATATCAATAGGCATTATTTCATCAAACACGTTGACTTCTTCATCATCAATAGTAGCAGTAAAAGTATCATATCCAATAGCAAAGAAATCTTTTAAGTCTCCATCTATTGCATATCCAGTATATGGAGCAAATGTATCATTATTTGCTTCTACATAATAACCTTCATTTGGAAACTTCTTTGCGACACGTCCTCTTCTGTGACGAATATAATATATTGCCCATGGGTCTAATGTTGCTAAATCAATAGGGGCTCCTGTACAATACATATCATTATAATATTTAAGTGAAGCATCTGGAACAAACTTATTTTCTTCTTGACCTTCTTGCGGTTCAATATATTCAACATCTACATAGATATCTCGTAAATCTCTTCGTTGAAGTTTTAATGAATAAGTATTTAATACTTCTGTTTTAATATCTTCAATTAATTCAAAGATATCTTTAGTAGTATAAAGCTGACCGTATTTGTCTACTAATTTTTGTTGTTTATATCTTTCTCCAATAAATTGTCTAACTGGAACATCAACGATTTGAACATCTTTAATAGTTCCAAAAATAGTAATAGATCTTGTCTTATAACTGTATGTAAATAAGCCATTCATGTCTTGAGTCCAATCAAAACGAACATTTTTAATAGGACGATCAGGAAATTCTGCATAATAAGAACCAGTAGCACCAATAACAAAACTTTGTCCATCAATATATACTTTACTTCCAGGAGTCATCTCTGTAAAAGAGATTGAATAAGCTGGATAAGAAAGTAATTGCGGTTTTGGCTTGGTTTTATCGCCTGCCTCTCTAAGAGTAATCGTTTTCCATCTTGTCTGCATTGCAGTATCCTCATTTGCATCTACTAATCCATAATGTCTTAAATTAGTAATATTAAATTCTGCTATTTCATATGCAATACATGAAAAAGTATGTAGCATTCTACTTAATCCATCTTGCGGGCTAAGTGAAACATTCATTAATCGTACAATATAATTACCTTCAGTAGGAGACCGAAAAATTTTCGGTTTTCCATTATTTAACCAATCTAATACCTTATTTTTGAATAGACGTTCCGCAGTTATATTTTCTTTGGTCAGATTAGCATTCATATCTTCTGGTTTTAAATCGCCTAATTCTTCTTTTTTCATAAATAATTCTACATTATCCATTTGATAAGAAATAAGTCCAGAAATAGAAAATTCTTTATAATCTACATTCCCATTTCTTGATATAAAAGGATATTTACTTCCAATTGTATCCATTTTTGATTCAAGTAAATCCTTTTTATATGTAGCTACTTTGGGATTAAAACGAATGTTAAGCTGACGCTCTCCATCATATAAAAACATATCTTCAAAGTCAACTGGAACACTATTTGAAATAATTCTATCTGAATAAATTCCATTAGAATTGTATTGTTGTAAAGAATATCTGTATGTTACCCCTTGTTCAACAGTACAATCCAAAAGAGACCATTTTTCTGGTGGCATAGCTTGCAAATCAAAACGTTTAAATTCTTCCCAAGCATAACCATTTAAGCTACTTGAACGAGATACTACAAATGCTCCTGATATTACTGCATCATACTTGTCATCAAGAGTTACTTTAATATATCCTTCATCTGGCATTAAAGTTGCAACTAAATCAGTTTTAATTTCTGGGCTAACTGAACGACGTTGCATAATTCTATAAAAAGGTGTGTTCGCGGTTAAGCCATTTACAGATTTGATTGAATATTTTAAAAAATATGTTTTATCTAATTCAAGGTCTTGCGGCACAGAGAAAGTATCATGCGCTTCATAATTTAAATCATCTAATGAAGTATTATGAATTATTTCACCAGTATCTTGAATAACATTTTTTTCATAATCGTATAATCTAAATCTACTACTGTATAATTTTTCTGTAGTATCTCCACCTTTTTGACTATATACACCTGTATAAAAATAATTATGTGAATTAATTCTACCGAATTTAAGTCCACTAATTTGTATTACGGGAGCTGTTGTATATTTAGCAACTCCTACTGTAGAATAATAACCAACAATTCCATCTTTTCCTATATAAGCAAGTTGAAATTTATAATATTGCCCCACTGAAAAATCTAAAAAGCTCGCATCAAATGTTGCATAATAATCTTCTTCCATATCGTAAGAAGATGTATTGCTATTTGTAGTTTTTATAGCGCCTTTTACAACTCCACTTACAGTCTTTATTTTTAAAGCAAAACCTCCAACTTCACTTTTGGAAACTGCTTTATTCATAGAAAATGGGACTGTTATAAGAACAGTCCCATTATCATTACAAAAAGCTGGAATTGTCCCATTAATATTTGGTGGGTACAATTTAGCCATCTTTTATTACTCCTCTACTTCATCCTCATCATCTGTAATCATATAAGAGATTGCAGCAATCTGATTTGCATTTAAGTCAATATCATCAAACCAATCAAGCTCTAACATATTTGTTTTAACATCCTGTGTTAAATCAAATAAATCATTAAGTTCTTTTTGAACCTGCTCTTGAACATTCTTATCGAACTTATATTGATTATTTTCTTCATCTTTCTCGCCATATTTATCAAAAATCTCCATACGGGACTTTTCAATTTCCTGAGCAAGTTCTGTCATTTTCTTCATATTCTTTTGAATATAAAAACCAACTTTAACTGGAAGATTTATATCAGTTGTGATACTCTCCATTAAAGCTTGAGCAGTTGTATAAATTTCTAAATTTGTTAAAGTAATATTTTTTGTTGCCATAATATATTCTCCTTTTACTCTTTTTATTAAAATGGTTCATCCAGCTCAACATCTTGATCTATCATAAACATTAAAAATCTTATTTGTTTTAAAGATAAATTCATATTTTCTTTCTCTAATTCAGATAAAGGAATATAATGAATATCAATCATATCTTCTATTTCTGCTAATTGATCAAGTTCCTTTTGAGCTTTTTCCATATTTTCAGGTAAAATATTATAATTTCCAGATTCATCTAATTTTCCATATTTTTTGCCAATATTCATTCGTTCTTTTTCAATTAAATTATATCTTTTTTCAAATTGTTGCATATTATATTGAATAAGATAACTAATTTTTGCTGGCAAAAATACATCTTCTTCTTTATTAAAAATTTCTTTATAATTATTTATATACTGATAAATTTCTTCATTTGAAAATTTTTTTTTCATAAATAAAAATCTCCCTTTTTCTAAATTCCAATTTCTCCATTTTTGGCTTCTGTTCCAAAATATTGAATTGTTTTAGTTTTAACTTTATTTGGTCTATAATATTTTACTGCAACATCAACACCACTCAAAACAGAAAATGAATCTGTTCCAGTGTGCCATGTACCAGTAATTACCTTATCTGCATTTTGACTATAGGAATAGTATCCATAAGTAATAGATTTAGTTTCATAATGTGGAGTAACTATAACCCTACCATCCATTTCTTGAAATGGAACTTTTAAATTATAAGCAAAAGTTTCTGATAATAATGAAACAGTAGTATTTCCTATTTTTAAATTATCCACAGTACAGTTTGAAATCGTACATCCAGAAATTGTACCATTTGTAGCTTTAAAATCATTTGTTTCAATAGATGCTCCTTTAATACTTCCACCATTAATAGTTCCTCCAGAAATTGTACTACCATTAATAGTGGCTCCAGTAATAGAACCTCCAGTTAAAGCTCCTACCTTAGCAGATTGAATTGTACAATTTGTTAATGTAGCTTCTAAAATTTTAGCTGAATTTAATTGAGCTCCATTAGCAGTAACTTGTCCAGCACTGGTTACAACAAAACCTATTTTATTAGCGGCACTTTGTTGATAAACAGCATAAGCATTACCTTGCTTTTCTAATTCATCAAAATGATCAGGTTTATTATTTTGCTTTTTAAAAGTATTTGTTTTAGTATCTAAAACCATATAATAAGCTACACTACTAGTTGTTATATGTCCGACTCTAATTTCACCTTTAGCCAATAATTGGATTCCATGCTGGTTTGGATCAGTAGGATCATAGCTATATATACCTCTATCAAGACCAGGCTGACTAATCAAATACCAACCAGCAATTCTACCGCTATTTGCTTCTATATAATCAGCTTCTACTTTTCCATCCCAGTGAACTTTAAATCTTGTACCTACTTGGAAAGGAATTATATCTGCACTACTATCAATTCGTAAAGTATATCTTTGAGGTTTTCCGTCTTTATCAGTATAAGGATGATAAGCAGTAATATTAAAATCATATGCTGTAATTTTATTATTACCTAAATCAATTCTTACTCCAGCTTCTGAACCAGATTTAGAACTATAATCTTTTGATTGTAAATAAAATTGAGCTTTATTATCTGCACCTTTTGTATTTGTAATATATACCAAAGTTTTTGATGCTGATTCTTCATCATCTGGATCTTCTCTTGCTCTAATGAGTAAAAATGGTTTTCCGCTACTACTCATTTGGATACCTTGATTTTTTCTAATAGCCTTTAAATTAAAATCATAAGAAGTGATTTTGCCATTTGTTAAATTAATTTCCGTACCAGTTTCATCATGTGTATTATAATCTAAAGAACGCATTCTTTGAATTTTATTACTAAAATATAATAAATTATTAACATGAACTACATTTCCAGAATCATCCTTTTTAACACCATGAATTACAAAATAAGGATTTCCACTATTTGTATTTTCACTGTTTAATTTAACATAGGCTCCAGTAGAAGCATCTGTTGCAGTAAGGGTAAAATTAAAAGCATTTAATTTACCTTTCATTAAATCAAAATTTATACCTCTACCGTATTCAATTTTTTCTTCAGGAAAATCATCATCTCCAGCATCTTGCTTTTCAGCAGGTACAGATATTGTTTTCTTTCTATAATTATGAGATTGAAGAAAATATTTTTTCTTACCTGCATAAAAAATTTCTGTACCTTTTTTGTTTATTTTTTCTGTATCTTCATCAAACTCATCTGTAGAATCTGAATTATCTCCTGCGGAACTACGTACTACAAAATAAGCACCAGTACCTTCTTTTCCATCTTTTCCGCCTGCAGATGGATCTATTTTAATCATAGAAGTAGATTCTAAACCATATGTTTCAAGAATACCATTATCAAGGTCAATTCTCATACCAGCTTTTTTAATATCTGTAGGTTCGTCTTCTTCATCATTATAAAAATTCTTCATTGAAGCTAAAAAATGTTGGCTCTGAATAGTACCTGAATTACCATCAATTAAAATTTGACCTTTTCCAGATTTACCGAAGAATGCACGTCCATTAATATTTAATCCAAAACTTTTTTGACCTGCATTAAATCCATATAATCCGATTCCACTATAATAATCTGCTAATGCTTTTACGCCTTCCTCAGTGTCAAAAGCTGGAGATAAATCTCCCATTAAAACGCCATTAAAACGATTTTGAGAATCCTTTTTTCCTGCTCCCATCATCGTTGATAATATTGTACCATTTTCTTCATCAAAAGTCAAACTTCCATCCCAAGAATTTAACAAACTTGAAGAAAAAACATTCTGATAAATATATAATGGTTGAATCCATTCTAATTGAATACCTGAACTACCAAAAGAAAAACCAATAACTGAAACTTCTTTTCCATTATCTTGTAAAAACATAGAAGGTGGAATAAGTTTATGGTCAGAATCAAGTGTAGGATAATATTTTAAATTAGTTGCTCCAGTAGCAGAACTTCTGGTATCTTTTCCAAAAGACATCATCCAATTAATATTTTCTACAGATGAAGTTTTTTTATCAGCATAATGATATATTACATATGGATCTTTATAATATTGCGGATCAATACCTGACGTATTATAAGAAACTCTTGTAGCTCCATCAAACGTAGTATATTCATCTGTTCTTCTAATTGGGATGGGTAAATAGGTATATAAAGAAATATCTATACCTTTTTTTTCACCGCCAGTGTTTTCAACTAATTTATCTATTTCAACTTTTCCATCAACAGTTTTATCTTCACTATCTGAATTATCATATTTCTTCAAATTTTGAATATTAACCGCATTTGAAACTTTACCTTGTAAGATGAAATAGTTTAAATCTTCCATGTTATGACTATTTAAAGTTAATGTAACTGCACCAGTTTTCTCATCTATTTCACCAATTTCAATAGCGTTCTTTTTATTTGCTTCATAATAATCACCATTAAAACTATACCATTTATAAGATATTTTACTGATATATTTTTCAGTCACATCTTTATTTTGATAATCATATACTTTTGGAATAATAGTTACACTATCTTCTGAACTGGTAATAGCAGGTTGTTTATTATCAAACTCAAGAGTAAAGGTAAAATCTGTTCCATTCGTTCCAACAGGTCCAAATACCATTGAAAATTCTGCTGTATAAGTTCTATTATTTTTTGTAATAGTACAATATACAGTATTATTAATTGCGGACTGGGTATAATATTCTTTTATTCTAAAATATTGTTGCGTTGAATCAGCCTCTTCTGTACCTGCGGCTTTATCTGGTTTAACTCCATAACGAGTAATTTTAAAATAATTATCTTTGATTTCAACTTGAGTCCTATTTTTTTGATAGTAAACTTCTCGCTCGTCCCAGTTAGTTACTTTTGTATATTCTTTAGTGATATTCGAATATGTAAAATAATCAACTGTTTTTTTATTCCAATCCTCTTGTGTAACATTTCCAACTTTATCATAAAAACTATAATCAGTATTCTCTGTTGGACGATAAATCATCGTATTCTCTAAAGGAATTGACCAAGTAATCTTTTCTGCGGTATCGAGCTCTTCAACACCAGATACGATAGATGTATATTTAGCAGTTAATATTCTTGATTTAGTAGCTTCAGAAGAACTCATAATTTGACCAGAATCATTATAGATACGATAGACTCCATTATATCCACCTTCACCATCATCGCAAGTAATAGTAAGACCTTTAATTAAATCTATTGTATTTTCATCTGGAACCATATTCTCATTTTCAAATTTTAAATCTTCACTAATATAATCATGGATTTTTTCTAAATAAGAATTTTTTAAATTGTCTAATTTTTCTTTTTCTTCATCAGTTCGTTTATCTTCTGGTTTATTTTCAATTTCAAGGATATCTTCATCATTGGCTATTAAATAATTATTAACGTACTCTCTTGACATACATTCTACAATAACCCTAAACATTTCAAAAGATTTTTTAGGATTAGGAGAATATTCTAATTCAAATTTATTTTTTTGTTCTACCATTTCAACCCAAAAAGCACCCGCTATTTTATCGGTTACACCTTGAGTTAAATCATATTTATACCAATGAACTATTGCTCCTGTTGGAATATCTTCTGCTTGTGCGATAGACTCAAAACTTCTTGTTTTTTCATCTTCTCCAGTTGTTTCATGAACCCATCTAAGAATAATTTTCTTTTTATTTAATTTATTTAATTGCTCATTATATAATTCTGTCTTATCTAAATCTTCTACTGTAAAAGCTTTTTTAGTGCTATCTTTTTGATGTTCAATTTCACTTTGTTTTGCTAAAGTTTGTTTAGTTTCTTCTGTTAAATGTTCCGCATACTTCTTTGAATCAAAAGTATATAATAAAACAGTATCTTCAGTAAAGTCTTCTAAAGAATAACCAAAACTAACAAAAGGCTCTGAAACAAAAATATCATCAAAATTAGAAGGAGCTAATAAATTTTTACTTTTATCATAAAAATTTTTATCCTGATAAAGAACTACCCTAACACGAGTAATATTTACATCAGGGTCTAAATCAAATAAAAGTTTTTGTTCAAAGCCAACTTCAAATTTATATGGATCTCCAATCATACTGGAAGAATCTAATTTAAACATGTACCAGTTTTCGACAGTTTGTTCTGCGGTATTTTTCTTTTCGCCAAGAATATCTACTCTAATACCATAATTACCAAGAATGACATTTCTTGTAGATAAATAGTTTTTAAACTTAGCTTTAACAAGCATTTTCTTATATGCTTTATATTTAATACCTTCATCTTTTTTTGTATCATCTTTTTCTTCTTCTAATTTTTTATTAAAATTATCTCCACTATCCCAAATAGTTATTTGAGTTTTGTCTCCATTAGCAATAATACCAATTTCTCCAATGGAACTGGAAATTAAATTTTGCGTAATATCTATATAACTTTTTTCTGGATCATCAGTATTATAATCATTTCTATCTTGATCATAACGTCCAGTAATTAACTTTTTATTATTATAATCTCCATTAGGAATATTGACATAAACAGAGGCACCATTACTGTATTTCGTTGATTCAGAATACGCTTTAAATGTAGATGAACCATCGGTAACAGTATATTCACCTTGCTCACTTTTTGAGTCATCAGTAATGGAGCATTTTACAGTTTTATCAAACTGTAAATTTTTAACTCGCTGAGCTGCTATAATATCCATAGCATCAAATAACTTTTTAATGTTATCATCTATAGTAGCTTGACTTCCATTCTCTGTTGCCATATTTAACTCCTTTCTCTCCAATTTCTATTATAACATAAAATTTTATCTGGGTCAAGTGTTTTTAATTGCCCAAAATAAAAAATAGGGATGAATCAAATGATTCATCCCTAAAAATAATAAATTAACGTTTACGATTTGCATATTGAGAAGCAAGATTAACAACGTTATCAAAGGCTGAAAGAATTTCATCCTTATTAGTTACATTTGGAAATTCTGCGGTAATATGAACATTTTGTTCAAGAATATCATTATCTTTATTTACTGATGCAGCAAATAAAGAACCTAAACCTCCACTTGCACTCATTGCATTTAAGTCAATCATATCTGAAATCTGACGAACTATATCTACAGTTTTTAAGAAGTTCTCAGTGTCATCTTTATTAAGAACAATTTCTTTTTGATGTAACATGGCAAAACGACCTTCACCACTCCAATCACCTGTATATCCACCAGTATCAAATTTACCATAACTATACTTGTTTCTTACTTCAAAACGTTTGTCCCAATATTTATTATATAACCAACCATTTTCAGCTTTTGCATTAATGATAGCTTGTGCTGCAGATACACCTTTTTCCTTAAGTTTTCTCGCTCTTTCTGGATCATCTCCCCATCCAGAGTGATCTCCCCAAATCCAAATTGCCGCAGCTACACCTTCTGCTTTACTTGAATTATCTTTTGGTTTATTTTTATTTGGTTGAGTTGGGGTTTGACCACCATTATTACCTCCATCGGTGTCTCCATCAGAACCCTTATTATTATCACTTGTTACAGCTTTAAATTTAGAATGAGCTTGAACTACTTTTAAGAAAGATTCATATAATTCTTCATTTGATTGAACAATTGCATCAATAGAATCACTATATTGATCTTCAAACGCTTTAACAGACTCTATTATAGTATCAAAATCACTATTGATTTGTTCCGCAGTATCATCCATTTCAGTTCGTAGATTATCTGAATCAGTAGTAATCTGGGAAATATCATTGCTCATTGTATTAGCATAATCGTCCATAGTTGTGCCGGCTGCTTCCATAGCGAGCTCATTTTGAGTTGCATAATCATCTGCGGCTTGACCAACTTGACTATACATATCTTTGGCAGCTTGATTCCAGTTATCTTGAAGATCTTCCATGTTCTCATATCCAGTAGCAACAGATAATTGAGTTTGACTAAAATCACCAATATATTTTTCATCTGCCATAGCTTTATTATTAGTTAATTCACCATAACGTTTTACATCATTTTCATACAAATCAGTATTATTAGATAAAACATTATTCATTTGTGAACCATAATAATCAAGTTGTTCTCCATAATATTTTTGTAAATTAGCTAAAGCATCTTGATATTCTTGAGAGCCAACTTCATATAGTTCAGATAATTCAGCAATCTTTTCAGCTTGCTCTTGCTCCATCTTTATCATATTTTCCTGCAAAGTATTAATATACTCTGCATTCATTTGTTGCATTTCATGAAGCTTATCTTCATATGATTGTTCTGCTTCTGCTACTTGTTGTTCATCTGCGGTATATACATAGCTGAAGTTACCTTCTGAATCTTTTGTCATGCGGACTTGTGACTTAGCATTTTGAGCATCTTCTAATGCCATTTCCGCAATTTTTAATTCATAACGTTTTTGTAAATATTCAAGATCATATTCACTCATCTTTTTACTATCAGACTGTAACCCATTGATTTCTTCTTGTAGTGAAGCTAATTCTCTTTTGGCTTTAACATTTTTTGTTTCATCAATAGACTTATTAATATTACGAGTTAATTTAGTTAATTGATAAATTTTTTCATATTGAGGAACATATTCTTCTTCAAGAGTTTTACTTTGATCCCATTTTTCTTGAAGTGCGGCAATACTACCTGTTAATCCACCAATTTTGGTTGAAAAATCATCAACCATATTATCAACATTATTATCAAATGCATCTCTGGCTGCTTGTAAAGCATCTTCCCAATTAGACATAAAATCTTCTTGAGCATTTTGCAGTTCATCTTCCATGTTTTTAATGGATTCATCCCACATTTTTACATCTTCAGTATGACCAGCTTTCATAGCCTTATCTCTTGCGGCTTGAGCTGCGTCAAGTTGCTGTTGAATCGTATCCATTTTAGTTTTACTTTCAGCTAATAAATTTGTTGCTTGTTTTACTTTATTAGCATTGTAAGTTTTCATCATTTCAGATGTGATACCAAGAGATTTTTTACCAACAATATCAACAATATTACCGTATGATTCAGTCATTGCCTGAATATGCTTTTGTTTGTCAATAAGACGATCCATCTTATCAACACTATCTTCAAATGCATCATCCATCTTTTCAAATACTTGTTGTCTTGCTTCACGAAGCTTTTTATTTATATCCAAAAGATTAGACATTACATCTTGAATCTGTTTCATTTCATCATCAGAGAAATTCTCTTTTGATAATAAAGCAATAGTCTTTTTATCTCCATCGGCCATCTTTTTCGCTAAATCGCCTTTACCTTCAAGATTTTTATGATTACCATTATTAAACATATCATTCAAACCTTGAAGATTAATTTTTCTTTCATCAAGTGCATTTTGAGCTGTGTCGCCAAGAAGTTTTATAGCCTCTGCCGCATCATGTGCACTATCATCAACTTTATCTAATAAGTATTCAAGATATTCAAGTTTTTTATCATTAACTTCAATTTTAATCTCCATAATATATTGAGTCTTTTCAAATCTTTGGTCATATAATTCATTTTCAGCATCAATAACATCTTGAGCCTTATCAGCGATTAATTCATTAGTTTCTTCATACTGTTTTAACCAGCCTATAAAACCTTCATATTGTTGTTTAGCAACTTCAAATTGAGCCTTTGCAGCTTCATCATCTGTAGTATGCTGATTAAATTCTTTAACCGCATCATTATATTTTTTTACAGCAGCTTTCATTAATTCTTCATAATTAGTAATATTACCATCATTATCGAATAAAGCACTTTTTCCAAGATAATTTTTTGCTCCAGAAGCAATAGTTTGTTGATTACCGTTAGAATCTACATATTTAGTTTTTCCATTTTGAAGATTCTTTTTATCTAATTTTAAATTTTCTTTTGCAGCTTTTAAATATTCTTTTTGCTTTGCAATAATTTGTTTTTGTTTAGCTATTTCTTGATCCATTAATTTAACTTTAGAAGTTCCATAAGCCCTATCTTTTGCTTTTGAAATTTTATCATATTGTTTAGTTAAAGAATCAAGCTGTTTGCCAATAGTATGATAACGTTCTATTTCTTCGGATGGCTTTTTCATTTGTTCAGAGTTACGACGAGCGGCTCTTCCACCTCCGCCGCCGCCGCCACCACGACGACCTCCACCTCCTCGACGGCCACCGCCTCCGCCTCCTCTAGCGGCTCTACCACCACTACTGTTGGCGTGAGAAATATTACCACCAGAAGTCTTATGAGCAGATTTAACTTGTAAAGCTGGTGCTGTTAAGGTTTTTTCCTCAGTCTCTTCTGCTTTTTGAGGTGTTACATGAACAGTTGGGAAAGACATCTTTAAAGGAATTTCTCCTTGGTTTTCAACTCCACATTTATCAGTTTGTTTAATATTTGTTACACTACCGGTAGCTTCTACCATAGTAGTTGTTGCATTCCAACCTACAGCTTGTTTAGTATCACTGGCATCAACTTGTTGAGTAACAGCAGTAGAATCTAATGACAGGTTTTCAGCCATTGCGTCACCTGATGCTGCAGCTCCTGCGACAGCCGCATTTAATGATTGGTCTAATGGACTTAAATCAACATCAATGCCCATTCCAGACAACTTAGATTCGATATCTTCTTGAGCCATACCAGCCATTTGCATTGCCCAAACTAAGTCTTGTAAATAAGCTGTGTAATCTACGCTTAATTCACCTTCAGGTAAATTTGCAGCCCAATTAGCAACTTCATCAGCTGTAACACCAAGAGCATCAAGAGCTCCTGAATCATCTAATTGAAGAGCAATTTCTTTATCTGCGGCCTCTTGTAATCTAATTAAAGCATCTTCATCGCCTTCAGCTGCTTTTTTAATATCATCTAAATTATCAATAATAAAATCATCACCAAAAGTATCCTCATTGGTATTTAATAATTTAGCTGTATTTTTTCTTAAACTCGCAAAAGTATCTGATAAATCTTCACTTGCAGAAATCTGTTGTTTTATGACATCTTTATTTTCTTTTCCGCATTTATTTACTTCATCGAGGATATCTTGATAATCATCCCAATTATCATATAAATCTTCAATACCTTCATTTAAACGAAGATCTCTTGTAGCTAAATCAGTTGCCATTTCAGCAGCATCTACTTCACCAGATTTAACGCTATCCAAAGTCTGAACATAGTCTTTATAAGAATCTGCCATCATCTGAATACGTTCAGCATCCATATCATATTTCTCTGCATTTTCAGCCGCTCCGGTCGCAACTTGCATATCATACATTGCCGCATTCATTTTTTCTTCATTTCCACTATTTAATGCAGCTCTATAATTATTTAATGCTTCTGTACAAGAATCATAATTGCTGGCTAAGTTCTGTAAAGCCTGTCCATATTCTTCAAAAGAAATGCTATCTCCTTGAGCCTGCATTTCTCTATATGCATCATTTAATTTATTTGCTGAATCACATGAATTTAATAATGCCAAATCGGTTGAATGAATTTGTGCTTCATTTGCAGCCATTAAATCATTCAATGCAGTTTCAGAAACTCCAGTTGCATCTAATGCCTGTTGGATTCCATCTAAAGTAGCTTGAATATCAGTACCATTTCTAATACTATTCTGCCATTCTTCAATTTGACCTTTATTAACAACCTCTTGATCTCCAATAGCAGTTAATAAATCTAATTGTTGTTGAAGAATAGTGCTATCAAAATCTGAAGCCTGTCCGGTTCCACCTGCAGTTTTAAGCTTATCAGTATCGCCAGAATCAATAGTATTTTGAATTTGACTATTTTCATCTCTTAAATCATTATTTTGCGCTTTAAAAGCTTTAGTATAATCATCTTTTAAAGCTTGCTGTAAAGATTCTGCTCCACCCACTAATTTATAAGTGTCATCAAGCATTCGAGCAAAATAATCTTGATATTCAGCATCCAATTTATTAAAATCATCTGCGGAGATAATATCTCCATCTGACAATTTATCAACTACTTCTTTATTTTTTGCATACTGAGAAGTTAAATCTTTAGTTGCATTTCCTGCTCCACTCATTGCATCAATAAAGGCTTGAAGCTCTTCTGTTGTTGCATTGGTTTCAATACCAGCATCAGATAATGTCTTAGCAAATTCTGATGGAGTAGTAGAATCAAAAGGAATATCAGTGATTACATTAGCAAATTCACTAACTTTATCAGTTGGTAAATCACTTAATAAATTCTTAGTAGCTTCTAATCCTTCAGAACCTTCATTCTTAAAAGCTGTATTAAGAGCATCTCCGATAGCTTTTTTCTCATTCACGCTTAATTCTGATAAATCAAGACCGCCCTTTTCTGGATCCATTGCATCTTGAACTGTCTTCATCCAGCCTTTGCCAATATCTCCCCAAGCATCACTTTGGTCTTGAATAGCTTGCTGAATTGCGGAAATCATTTCTTGACCGGTTTCATATCCATATTTTTGTGCGGTTTCATCAGAAATTTTTCCATCTTTGCCATCACCAAACATATTATCTATAAAGGCACCTTCACCTTTAGTTCCATCTTTGGCAGTAGCATTTTTCATTTGTTCTTTTAATGCAGCAATTTCACTTTGTGTAGCACCTAATAAATCTTGAGATGTCAAGAAAGAAGCCATTGCATTATCAGATTTTTGTTGAGATTCACTCTTTTCAGAACCATCTTTGTTTTTATTTGATTCAAGTTCACTTATTTTATCTGATAAAGCATCTAATGAAGCAGTAAACTTATCTGTAGCTTCAGAAGCTGCAACCAATGAAGCAATAACTTCTGCTTTAATAGTATCAGTTGTTACTTCACCATCATCTCCAGTTTTCTGAATCTCTACATCGCCATTACGTTTATAATCAGAAACTTCATAATTATCATCTTTATCAAGACCTGTTAAAGAAGCATACTTAGCCATTGTTTCAATAGCATTTTTAGTACCAGTATCACCTGTTATTCCTTCTCTATCAGTAATATTATTTAAAGCATCTTTATATGCATCATTATAAGCATTTTTATAAACATCTCCACCAGATTCAGATAATACATCAGCATATTTACTCTTAGAAAGCTCTGGATTATTAGCTATTAACATATTTGCTAAAGCTTGATTCTCAGTATCTTTTGTTTTTGCATTTACTGAAATAGTATTCTGCAATTCTTGTAAATCAGATAATATTCCACTTGAAGAGAGAATCTCTACTACATCCTGTAATTCAGTAGTTAATTGCTCTTCACTAATGTTACCATTTTTAAAAGAATCAGTTTCTTTAATATTATCTTTCATATAATCTACCATTTCATCGGTAGTTTTTCCAACTAATTCTTTTAAATCAACAACATTATCTTCTACTGCATTAAGAAATTCATTACCAATATGTTCTCCATATAATTTATTAACAATGTCTTGATAATCTTGTTGTTCTTGTAAATCTCGCTTATTTTGATCTGTTTGATAAACTGCGGCTTGAGCATTAATTTTTTCTTGATTTGCATCATGAGTGACTTGCTCTCTTGCCCAATCATGAATTGCTAACGCACCATTTTCATCTCTATAGATTGCATTTTCACCAACGTCATTTGTCATAGAAGCTAATTGAGGGGCATTAGATAAAATATCTATAACAGATTCATTAACGCCTAATAAAGCATCTCGCCATTCTTGTGTTCCTTGAGTACAACTATTAAGAGTTTCTAATACTGAATCATATCCACTAAAAGCAGTTTCTAAATCCTGTGCGGCAGTTTTTGCATCTTGTAAACCTTGTTTAGCTTGATTTGCAGCTTCAGTTGCTTCTTCTAATTGTTCTTTTAAACTTATAGGTCTATTTGCTATAACAATTATTGCACCAATAACAGTGGCCAATGCAGCTAAACCTAATGTGACAGTTGCAACAACTCCAATAGTACCTGCTATTGTAGTCACTACTCCAGCAATGGCAGAACCTAAAGATAAAAAGTCTCCCTTTAAAGCGCCAATTAATCCAGATAGTCCTCCAAAAGTAGCCTTAATTTGAACGATATTAGAAATTACTATTGGAGCCATTGTTAAAATAGTTCCTAATAATCCAGTAATCCTTTCTCCCCAAGACATATCAGAATTACTTAAATTACTAATAGCACTACCTAAATTAGTAACAACCATCATAGTTGTAGTAATTGTATTTGCAACTGTAATAGCTTTTTGCCCAAAATCAGAAAAAGAACCAGCTGTATCATTAATGCTATCACGAACATTATCACTACTTTCAACATAATGATCATTTTGTTGACTTGCTTGTTCAATTTTTTGTCCTGCTAAAAATGCTTCATCTCCAAGATTCTCGACTGCAGCCCTTGTTTCCTCTGTTCCAGGAGCTTTATTCATAATATTATCATTAGCTTCATCGGTAAGAGATTGAATATGTTGCAGATAAGTAATCATTTCTTGTAAATCTTTTTTTGAAGGTTCAAACCATTTTCTAGTTTCATCTTTACCTGCTTTTACCATATTTTCAGCTTTTTCAATTGTAGCCATTAAATCTGTAGAACTTTCCTTGGTTAATTGACTTTCAATTCCCATTGCAGCATTTTTCATTCTAGAAAAGCTACTTTCTAATGGTGCTAAGGATATTTTATTTACTTCATCTACATTATTTTTAATTTGCTCACTGGTCTTTTCTAATGATTCTAATACATTAGAAGAATTAGCTTTTAATTTTCCAACAGATTCCATTCGAGAGGTAAAATTATCTAATTCATCATTAGCTCCAGCAACGCCTGCTCTTCTCATTTTTCCTGCTAAAAGCTCTTGTCGATTTTTCACTTGTCTTTTTGCAGCATCTGCGGCCTTACCAGAAAGAATAATTTCTTGACCTAAAGCACTATTAATATCTAAAAGTCCTTGAAGCTCTTCTTTTCTTTCAGCACTTAATTGATCTGCTTTTGCAATTAATTGATCTTGTAAATTAGCTTGAGTGCTATAAACTGTATTCATAGCTTCTCCAGTGCTACTATCTACAGAATCACTTGTCATTTTACGAATCTGGTTACTTGCATCTTGTTTTAATTGAGTAGAATTCTCTTTTGCAGCACCAGTACTAATTCTAATGTTTCCTGCTAAACGATTAATTTCACCCGCAATTTCTTTACTGAATACTGTTGTTAGAGCATTTCCAACTAAAAGAATAACCCCTCTTAGTCCTCCCATAGAATCAATAATATCATCAATGGCATGTAAAGCATCTTCAGCTCCATTTAATAAAGTAATAAAGAAATCATCATTAATTAAATCATTCCAAATTGCTTCCCATGCAGCTCTAACTCTTTTTTGAGCGGCTTCCCAAGATTCCGCATAAATTTCAGCTTGTTCATCAAGAGTTCCATCAGCATCTTGTGCAAAAGCAAGATTCTGTTTCATATCATCCCAGTGATCCATAAGTGTAACAAGCTTTGTATATTGCATAGTACCTGCGGCAGTTTCTGCAAAAGCCATCTTCTGTGCTCTTGATAATCCGCCCCAATGGTCTGCAGTTTCATCGAGAATGGTATCCATATCTTTCATATCACCATTGACATCAATAATATCAACACCAACTTTTTTTAACGCATTAGAATATTTGTTTAAATCTACTCCATCTTCAAGAGTATCTCCTAATTTCACACCTTGAAAACGAGAGAAAATAGTCTTTAAAGAGTTACCAATCTCAGTTGCAGACTGTCTTGTAGTAGCTGTTAAAGTAGTTAATGCAGCGGTTGCATAATCATAACTTAAACCAATTGTATTACCAATACCAGCAAATTGTTGAAGTCCTTCAGCAATTTCTGAACTACTTGATGCAGTTGCCGCACCTAATCTAGTAATAATATCAGCATAATGCTCAAGAGATTCTGAACCATCATAAAAGTTATTCCAAATAGCTGTCAAATATGAAGATACTTGGTCTACACTATCTCCAGTAGCCTGAGCCATTTTAATAGTTGTTTCAGTTCTCTTAGCAACTTCATCATCATTTAAACCTTGTTGGAAGAAAATTAATGAAGCATCTGAATAATTTTTAGTTGTAGTAGAAAGTGCTTGAGCGGCTTTATTAGCTTCTCCAGCAAAATTTGCCATATAATCAGAACTATTTCCAGTTACAATTTGAATATCTGTTAAAGATTTATTCAAATTTTGAGCATATGAAAAAGCTGATTGCAAAGAACCTAAAAATCCATGTAACATACTGGATGATAATTGCCATCTTACAGTATTAGCTAAACTGGTTTTAAATTCATCTAATAATTTATTAGTTGTTTTTAAAGGTACTTCTGCTTTTTGAATAGAAGTGGCTAAAGATGCAAATGCTTGATCTCCAGCAGGTCCTAAATTTGATAAAGCTTTTCTATATGTTTCAAGAGATTTTCCACTCTTGGATAAAGATTGACTTAATGTATCAAGATTTAATTTACCTGTATTTACATCTGTTGCAGCTTGTAATTTATTCTTTAAATCTTGTGCGGCTTTTGCGGCTTCTTTTAATTCAGAAGTCATCATAAAACCGTTAGCATTATTAGGTTTGTTTAAAGTGGCTAATTTTGTTAGCTGTGATTGCAAATCCTGTATCTGCGCTTTTGCCTGACTAGTATCAGCTGTAAAAGCGAGACTAACATTTAATTGTTTTGCCATCTTCAAATTTCTCCTTTCTCTCCAAATATAAGTTTTTTTATTTTGCAAAATAAAAAAAAGGAAGAGAGTTAATTAAAACTCTCTTCCTTTTAACTCTATTTTTCTTAGAAGATACGCAGGATATATTATCCTAATTTGGTTAATACATCTTTTACCAGTTTAAGATTCTCTGGGTCTGCCATTTTCTTTTGAATCTGAGTTGCATCAAAATCTAAATTAGAATAATCTTTAGATACTGCTTCCAAAATACCTAAAACAGAATTATTATATGTATAAACCGCATCTACAGTTTTATTAATTCCATCAATAATAAAATTATATTCATCTTCTGGAATCTGAGAAATAATATCTTTAATAACGCCATTCTCTTCTAAAAGGTCATATAACTTAGGAATATCTTCTTTTTGCTTTTCAGTAAAAGAAATATTAGTATATGCCATAATCATCTCTAATGTACCAATTACTTCAATCTTAATTGGATTAGGAAAATTATTTTGGTCATGTGCTCCATTAATTACTCTTGCAATTAAATCTAATTTTTCATTAACAGGTAAATACTGTTTAATTTCAATTTGATTATTATTTATAGTAATAGTTTTTACTTCGTTTTTTCTCTTGAGAGAAAGTTTTGTAAAACCAATTTTTGCCATCTACATAGCCTCCTTAAAACTCTTCTTTATATAAAATATAACATATTTTTTTATTTTTGTCAAATATTAGTTTATATTAGTCATACCAACAGGATACTGATTATTAAGAGTATTACTATCTACAGTAACTCTACCTTTAATATGAACTCTTGATTTTCGATTTTCCATCAATTTAGCCATTCTCTCAGTATATGTAACAAAACCATCTGGAGTTAATAAATATTGATTCCCTTGCTCCTCAAGATGCAAAATTTTAAAAAGGCATGATGCTAAACCATAATCAGCTAACATATTATAATCATTACTACTGGTTTTAACCCAATCTTCATTTGCATTATGAACATCTTGATCTAACTCATGCAATAATTCAAAAGTTTTATATGCAGAAACGGCAAGTCCATCTGATGCATCAAACTCACTAATAGAAACACTTGTATTTTTATTTTCATTCCAAGGTTTTTGATTTAAACCAGCTTTAGCTTGAATATTTAATGCAGATAAACTTAATAAAGTATCATATCCTTCATCAGTAATAATAATTTGTTTAGAACCACCAGAAGCTGAATCCATATCAGCCAATAATTGACTGATTGTTGAATTAATATATGCATCACTACCTGCTGGTTTATATGTGATAGGAATATTTCCTATATTTGGAATAGAAATATCTAACATCATTAAATCTTGAATTAATTGTCCTCTATGGCGGCCCTGAGATACTTCTCCTTGTAAGTTCAAAGAACCAGTATTTAAAGTTGTAATATTAGGAATTTTTTGTGCTTTTAACCATTCAACACCTAAATCTTCTACTAAATTACCTTTAAATAAATTTAACTGTTTAAACCAAACAGATAAAGTTTCTTTACTTAAATCTCCCATTCCGCAAGCAGAGATAGCTTCATCAATTCTATCCAAATATTGAGATGGTATTCCATCTGCTCCAGCTCCAATTAAAGCACTATTAGTAGATTCAATAGCTTGTCTCAATGCGCTTAATTGATTATTAAGTCTTTCATAATTAAAAGAACCATCTTTATTTTTTCCACTATAAGTTGAATTTAATAAAGTAACTAATTTAGTAATAACTTTATCCAAAGTTTGATTTTCATCTTGACTATATTCAGATGGAAGTGAATTAATTGCACCTGATTTAAATAAAGCATTAATATTTGCATATTTATTAGCAGCTCTTTGAGTGGCTTGCTGTTGAAACATTTGAATTTTAGATAACTGGTATTGTTGAATCGCATCTAAACTTGGAACTTCAACACTATTTAATTCAACATATTTCCCCCAAAACGGCTCTCTATTTTTATAGACTCTATTTATATTTCTTTTAAAATCTAACATTTTTTTCTCCTTTAACGCAAAATAAGGGGAAATATAGTTTCCTATATTTCCCCTATAAATTAAAATGTTAATAAGTTATGTGCATCCTCATGTTCTGTGCTATGACGATGAATATCTTGAGAACCTGCATCCTCAATAATCTGAATAGCTGCCATAACTTTCTTGCTATGGTCGAATCTTGTGTAATCTGGGAATGCATCCATAGTAAATGTAAATGTACTTGGGTCTCCAGAAGAAGCCATAGTAAATGTAAAGTTAGACTGAATCTTGCAGTTTGGAATGATAAATTCAGCTGGCATATCTACTCCGTTTTGATCACGGAATAATGTAGAAGCTTCAAGATAATAATTACCACCAAATTTATCAGCAGTAATTTCAATCTGTTTAGCATTTCCTTTACGTTCTACATAATAATCAACAAGAACACTATCAAACTCTGGGAAATCAGATTTGATAATATAATCTGTATGAGAAGCTGGTGTAATACCAGTCTTATGAAATTCTTCTTTTTCAGCCTTTGTTAATTCTGCATAAGTAGGATGAGTTGCAACTCTAATTGAGTAACTTCCATCTGCTCCAATTGTAACATTTTCATGTACTGGAATGTAAGGCTCAGAAACAATTTCACCATCTTTCATAAGCATTACATAAGCCATTTCCTCTTTTGCAACTTCAAATTCACCCTCTTCAGGTTTAGTTCCAAAATAAGGTTTCTGAGAAATCTTAATTGTCATCTCTTTTTCATTAACAGAAACTTCACCTCTATCTACTGTTTCAGTAACATGTTGATAGATTGGTTTTCCATCAGTAGCTTCAATAAGTCCTGCACCAGATAGAATCATGAATCCTTCTGGAGAAATTAAAGCATCTTCCATGGTGAATGTTACAGTACGCTCACCTTCCCATGCTACTAAACGAGCATTACCACGACCACCTTGTGCATATACAGTGGTAGCTGCACCTTCCATACTGGAGGTTTTCAATGTATCGAAATAAATTACAGGTTCATTTTTATAGAAAATTTTATTTCCGATCTTTTGTGCAGATTTTGCTCTTAAAACAACATCACAAATTTCACGAACACCAAATTTCATAGTGCATTTTCCTCCTTTTAATATTGATGAATATTTTTCATCCAATTGTCTGGTTGAGAATCAGGTTTGCCACCCGCTAAACGAGTCCGCACATCTAAATCCCAATTCATATATAGTGAATATCTCTCCATGAGATCATATAATTGAAACATTGTACAGTTTACCAAGTCTGTTACAGGCATTGGTAATCCAACAGATAAAATAGAAAGATATAAACTAAATATACTCGTGTTTGCGGAACCATTCTGGGCCGCAACCCTTTGTCTCCCCCTCATTAATTTCTCTGCAATTTCTCTGGCTTTATCATTCGCTGGGTTAAAAGCCTGTTGGTCCATTGGTCCACTTTTGGAACATGTAACCTCTCGAATTGCTGCTTGAAGAAAATCAAAATTATTTTCATCAATAACTACATTTTCTTCCTTACTTTGAAAAAGTAATGATTGTGGAGTAAACAAAACTTTGTCATATTTAGGAAAAAACAAAGTTAAGACTTGAAGGACGCTATGTTTTTTCTCCATAGATTCTTTATCCCTCATTACTGTCATAAATATTTGAAAATTATTTATATCGTCTAAAGCACTTTTGTCCTCTGTGACAAACATACTTTTATAAATAGATAAGCACTGTGAACCTGTAAAAAAATCATTTTCACCAATTAATCCTATTTCTTTTATTGTGGGTTGATGCAATGTCAGTTGACATTCTGGAATAGGATAATCACAACCTGTCATTAATGCCAATCTGGTATCCATTTTATTATTCCTCTAAGCCATGTTGTTTTTTATAATCTCTTATAAAAGAAATATTGTCTTGCGGATTAGGCATCCCCTTTTTATCTTCCTCTCCATGAATAGCAGAATACATTAAACATAATCCACCAAATTCATCTGTTAAAATAATTTGATTTGCTCCTAAAAATTCTAAATCGCCAATTCCTGTTAAATGTTTTTTATCTAACATAGAATCAAGCTCTGCCGCAATTCTATAAGGTCTTAATTGGAAATCATTTAATTTCCATTGGTCAAAATGACATATAATATCAAATTCAATAATATTATCTCTAAATTCAGGATTAGTGGCATTTGTACTAAAATTATCAAAATTAATCATAATATAATTTAATACACTTCCATCTACAGTTAATTTTGGTACTATCTTTATATTTTTACCAAATAACATATTAGATTGCTCAATAGTTAAATTAGGCTTATCTAAAGCATCTTCAGTTGTATAATATAATAATTTTTTTAATCTATCACAGCTTAAAACTTTGTCTGTAATAATATTTAGATCTTTCTCAATAGAAAGAAAACTTGATTTAGGTAAAGAAAATCTTTCTACTTTCATTTATATAATCTCCTTTTTCGCTCAAAATAATGATTCAACGACTATTGTCTTTGAATAATTACCATACTTCAATTCAAATTGACCATGATAAGATTTAAACCAAATAAGTTTAATATGCATTGGGTCTTTAGGGTCAACTTTAAATTCAACTGGATACTTATTAGTATCAATTGACCAAGCCTCAGCCCCACTATTAAATCCTTTACAATAATATTCATAAGGTTGTTTAGGCTTAATAAATGTAGGTCCTTCTATAGCCATACTCATTAAATCTTTATTTGGATCTATTGGATCAACTTTTAATCCACCAACGATTCCTTTTTCAAGGTCATCTTCAGTTTCATTTATATAATATTCTACAGCTGTTACTTCTAAAATTCCAGGAGTAGAAATCCAATCAACAGCTTCAACTCTCCAACAAATAATTGGACCACCTTCTTCTCTACTTTGAAGGTAAAATTTTTGATATCTTCTAAAGAAAGATAAAGTTTCTTTATTTCTTGGGATATAGATATCTAATGAATAATTTGGAGTATCTACACTTATTTTATGCTTTTGAATATAATTAATTTTTGTTTCAACTGGACCACGAATTGCGGCATAAGTTGAATGTTCTCCATTTTCATCTTCCCAATTAATCTGATGAGAGCATTTTCTAATTTCTCCTCGAAAGTATGCTCTTTCTTCTAATTCTTGAAGATATATCATCCAATAAGTATTAGTTCCAACCCATTCAAAAACATCTCCAGGATGATAATTGTCTTCATAGGGTATTGAAACAATTTTATCATCATAGTCCATTTTATTTTTATCTGGATTAATTAAAGCTCTACATGTTTCTTTATTGTTTAAATGATGAACATTTGGATAAATCGTAGTATTATCCATATTATCAGTACAAGCAATTCTTTTAATTGTACAAGCTTGGTAAGAATACAATAAAGCCCTATCTAAAGACCTTTTTTTATCAGCTATCATTCTATCTTGCTGTAAATAACCTCCACCTTGATGGAGTCTTAAAATTTGATCTTTTAATCCATCTAAGTTAGAAGTTGTATTCTCTTTCTCTGAATCATCTGGACGTTCCTGCGTTCCGTCATATATATCAAGGCGGCCTGCCATTAAATTTAAAGAAGTGTTGCGTTTTATTTTCTTATCATAACCTGACATTAGTTTAGCTCCTGTAAGATATTAATACATTCAAAAATAGTCTTACGATACAACTCAAAATTTACTTCTTTAATTTGCAACCCTTCTAATTTACTTAATAGTTGTAAAAAAATAGGACTGATGAAAAGCTCATTCAGTCCCGCAATCTCCAATGTTACAGTTTGTAATTGTTTATACCAATCTTCGTCATTTTCTCTCATTGGAATTAATTTCCAAAGTTGGTTGGTTAAACGACGAACAGTCTTCTGAATAATTTCTTGAGAGAATTCAATCTCATATTTATCGCAAAGCACTTCTTTCCCTCAATACAGACCAATTTGACTCATAATGTCCATCTCTATCTTTTTTACGTCTCTTATATAATCTTTGCATATGGAAAGAATCTCTTCTTGATTCTTCCAAAAGAGAAAGTAATTTTTGAAGATGGTTTGCTTGTGAAGTCATTTTAAAATCAGAACCAGAATATTTCATTCTGGTATTCTCAATAGAAGTAACCTGTCTCTGAACCCAACCTTGTTTCATTAAAAGAGCCAGGATATTTATTTCTTCAGAAGTAAGCTCTTCCGCAAAAGCGGATTTTTCTACTATAACATCTGGAACGTCAACAGTATTATCTGAAAGGTCATTCCAAATGACACCAATAATAAAATCATCTGGAAGAACTTCATCCTCTTTCATCTGAACAACTTTAATTTCATAGTTGTCCAAATTTTTACGAGGAAATTCAAACCCTGGAATGGCTTGAATCAGAAGTCTTTGAAGATCTTTTATAGTGTCTTCTGGAGTTAACTCCATATACATATCATCAGTGATTTTTCCAAGAAAGCAATTATATATAGCTGAGAAAGGTGTTCCTTCTGCCATTTATAATGTCCTCCTTTTTAATTATTCACTTTTAGTTTCAACTACTTTATATTTAGGTGTAGTTCTACGAGCTGTTCCTTCTTGTGCGGCAGGCTGTACTCTACGAGTAGGTGCGGCACCAGATGTATTAATGCCATTAGAAGGCTTTTCAGCAATCTTTTCTTCCTCAACATGACGAAGAGCACTGTCAACATCAAAACCAGTTTTTTCTTTTAAAGCTCGTCTTTTATTCAAATCAGTTAATGGAAGACCTACTGCCATTGTTTTAATTAAATCAATAACGCCAATAGGAGCAAAGTCAAGTGCATCCAAGAAGGCATCCAAAGACCCTGTTAATAATAAATCACGAATCTGTTCCTCAGACATATTATATTCTGGCTCTCTATTAACGTTTAAATCAGTAGTAACTTCTTCTTCCAAAATCTGTAGAAAGTTTTCAAGAAGTTCTCTTCCGCCACTCTGGTATGTTAATTTTTCTAACTCTCCGAATGGAATTTTCTTTGTCTCTCCTGGCGCAAATTCTCTACGAAGATTTGTTTCAGGAATCCTATAAACGACAACGCTTGAACTTCTGTTTTTTACATTATACATTGTATTTTCAGTAATCATAATTAATCTCCTTTTTCTCTAACTAAAAATAAGGGGAGAGGGAGACTTACGTTCCCTTCTCCCCTAATAATATATTACGGTATTTTATTAAGCTAAAGTTCCAGATTTTCTACCATCATAAGTGGCAACTTTTCCAGTAACTCCATCAAGATCCCAAGTATACATTTTACCAAGTAATGATGTATCACAATAAGCGCAGATGTTATTAGCAAGAATACATGTTACGCCGACTTTCTTATATACTTGAATTTCACGAGAACGGTCGTAGTTGTTAAATTCATCAACAATTGTACCACCCTCAAAAGCAACTTTAACAGGTTTTCCATCTGCTCCAGTTGGAATAACCCAAGCATATCCAGGATCGATGCATTTACGAGTATTAGTTTCATCCTCAAAACCTTGCTCAAGAATAATAACTTTAGTGCCTTTATAGTTAGCTAAACGTCCTGTATTCCAGAGTTCAGTCTTCATGGCTTCTGTATATCTCCATGCTTCCTGTGGAATCATACGAACAGCAAACTCATATGTACAATAGATAGTAGGTGTTCCATAAGCAGCCGCAATAGTAATAAGTCTATCCATAGCAGCTTCATCAAATCCATTAGCAGCAACTCTATTTGCTGGTGGAAGCTGATTAATAGATGCTTTTAATGCAGATGCAATTTCTTTATAGATTAATTCATCCATACCATCCATAATAATTTTTGTAACTTCAGCGAAGTCAACACGACCATCAAGGAACTCCTCAAATCCAATCTGAGCAGCGCCTCCAATAGCGCTTGTACGTACTTCGAAGCTTTCTGCCTCGGTTGGTCCGAGTTTGAATACTTCGTACATTCCAGCAAGACCTACTCTTGTGATGAACTGTTTAGCACGATTTCTGTTTGCTAATGGACGACGGAAAATAGGTTTGTCACCTTGTGCAAAAGTCTTAACCTCAGCAAACTGATCATATTGCTGAATAACTTTCTTTGGAAGAACTTCATCAAGTGTTTCTTCAATCATAGAGAAGATTAAGTTCTTATTCTCTCTGTATAGTGAATAAGTACCTGCCAACTCATTTAATTCATTACGTAAAGTCTGATTCATAGCCTCGTAGCTTAAAGATTGTCCATTAAAGCTATAAGCGGTAGGAGCGGAAGGATCAGCTTTAGCAACTGTTTTCATTAGAGATACAAGATTTTTTCTATCTAACATTAATATTATCCTCCTTTCCTTACGCTATACGCATAATTTTTACGCCTTTTTGGTTATCAGGCATTGTATAAACTTTAACTACTTGCCACTTCATTACGCCAGCCGCATCAGCACCTTCTTTAGCTAAGATACCATCTTTAGCACGTGGTGTTAATACGTCTCCAACAGAAACTTCTCTTTCACCAATTGTATTAGTTGTGAAGATATCTCCTACATTTGTTTTGAATACACGAGGTACCATTGTAGTTCCTTTAGGCATTTTTCTTTCACGATAAATACCAAGTCTCTTCCATGGATCGTTTGTCCATCCCATTTCATAGATATCAGCTACATCAGATGTAACATCATCATATGTATATTCTACTGGAACTTGTTTCTTAGACTGACCATTTTCATCTAACTCATATTCTGTTCCTTTGTAAGTGAACTTACGTCCTGATTCTGCATCTCCAGTAACAGCGTATCTTTCACCACCAATAGTAACAGTTTTTCCTTCAATGTCAAGAGAAACATAAGTATTAACAGTCATACTTGTTTTTCCCTTTTCATCAGTTCCGTTTAGTCTATGCCAATCATGATACTCAATCTCAGCTTGCTCATAGTCATATGGACTATAGATACGAGCTTGATAATTATCCTTGTGCATTACGAATTCACAATCCCATTGTTTTGTTCCATCTAAGTGGTTTTTATATAATTTAATTTCATTGTAAACAAGCATCCATTCGCCATTACCAGTGAAATTAACTTCTCCAATACCGTTATCATTTGCGGCATAATCATATTTTACAAACTGACCTTGCTCAAGCATGGTAATAGCTGGAGCTGCAGGGAGCTGTGCATAAATTTGTCCAGTTCTTTGAGCTGAAAGATGATTTGGTTCTACTTGACCGAATCCAAAATCAACATACTCTGCCTGAGACTTTAAGCCTGCACGATCTAAACCTGCGGTTAAAAAGTCTTTAAAAGCCATTTATTTATTCCTCCTTAATTAATCTAATGTTTCTGCAGTTTTTAAAACAGCTTGAACCCATGCTGGAGTTGATTGGTCTCCAAATTGAACATCACCAAGATTATAAGTTGTTGGTCCATTCAATGGGTTATCATCATTTTCAAGAGCTGAGAAATTAACTCTATTACGAACACAAATTACTGAAAGTTTAGATTCAATATCGTCTAATGAGTATTCATCAATATGATCAATAACATCTTTCTTATCTTCGTTGGAAAGCATATAGAAAGTCTTATCAATCATTTCCTGTTTCTTAACTCTTTCTGTATCGAGCTTAAACTGCTCAAGAGATGCGAGTTGGGCTTTTAAGGTAGAAAGTTGCCCCTCTAATGCAGAATATTCAGATTTTAGAGTTTGATATTCTGGTATCTCTTCTAATGAATATTGAGTTTTCTTTGTATCTTTTTTATTTTTTTTGTCCTCATCATCTGACTCTGGATCCTCTTTTCCTGGGTCCTTTGGGTCATCCTTCTTAGGGTCCTCTTTAGGATCTGCTTTTGGATCTTTCTGCTCAGGATCTTTATTTTCAGGATCGCCTTTCTTAGCCTTTTCTTCTTCTTCTTTCTTCTTGAACTCAGTTTCAAAGGCCTCAACGTCAGCTAACGCAAACTGAACATCCTCTGATGGAGTATATTCAATATCTTTTACATTATCTGCAAACATAACCTCATTCTCTGCGTTTAAAGAAAAGTCTAATCTACTATACTTTTGGTCTGCTCTATTTTGAAGAACGGCATATTTTTGTCCTTCATCTTCACATACTCTTGCAATACTATATGTATCTTTTGTATGAGCATATAAAGCATTCCAAAGAGAGTCACCAACTTTTACTGCATAAGTAGTAAACACTTGCGTTCCTCCTTTATCTAATAAATTTTTCATTTCTTTTACCATAGAATTAAATTGAGTGGTAAAATTAGGATCAAAAGAAAATTGTACCTTTGGAGCTGTTACAGATGAGCCTTCAAAACAAGGTTCAAAGTCCTCTCCAAGAATACAAAGTTTTTCCATAATTGCTTCATTGATAATAAAGAATTGTGGTTTTCCACTTTCATCTTTTGTCCAAGTTGCATTTAAAGTTTCTTTATTTAATTCCATAGACTCATTATTACCCTTGTCAATTACTCTTTGACATTCAGGGTATTGACCTGTCCACAAATATCCTTCAGTCATAAGGTATTTACGAACGGTTTGTCCATCATCTAAGAAATCTTGAAACCAAACCTTTGCGCCTAAATCTACAAAACCATAAGGTCTTGTTGAATCAGTCAACTTAAACTCTCCATTTGAAATGTCAATTTGTTTGTTATGTTGCTCAAAATCTCCAGTAGCCTTATTGTAATATCCTACAATTGGACTACCAGGAAGACTATTTGCAATCTTTCTCGCAACTTCTTCAGTAATGATACTACCATTTCTATTTGGTGTATCTTGAACATAACAAACTTTAATCTGACATTTTGAAATAAGAGGATTAAGAGGAGTGATATTTATAAACTCAATAGGGGTTTCTAAACTTACACTTGAATGTGCCATCTTTAATCCTCCCTACATAGATTCTTTATTTTGAATTGTCTTTTCACTCTTCTCACTATCAGCCTTCTCAGGACGCCCAGCACCGTCACTTGTTTTTACTGTTTTAGTGGTAGAAGCTGTAGATTTTGTTTCCTCTGATGTTTTTTGATTTTTTGAGTTATTATTTTGATTATTAGTACCCAAAATTGAGTCCGCATTTAAAGTAGAACTCATAAGAGGAGGAATCATAATCTCACTTAACTTCAATACTTTATTCTCAAAGAATGCAGTATGAATAATAGAACTTTGTGAATGTCCCATAGCAATTTGTGGGAGCATCTTTGAATACCCCATTTGAACTTGATCTTTATACATTTTAGCTAAATTCTGATAATTATACTGAGTTGTTTCAAGCATATAAAATCTATAATTATATTTCTTTTTATTACTTCCCAACTGTTGTGTAATCTTATCAAAAAATGAATTAAATTGTAAAAGTAAAACTCGCATTGTAGATTCATCTTGAAGAATTGATTTCTCCAAAGATAAATTACTATCTGTATTAAATAAGTTCTTTGAAACACCTAAAGAATTATATACAGTTCTCTCGACACGTTCCAAATCATCTGATGTAGTTGTGGTATTAGAATCAGCCATATCTTCAACTTGTACATCTGCGAAAGTTGTTAAAACATCAACTCCAATAGCGTGTTGTAACATGTCAACAGCATTATTATGAATATCTCTGGCTTCATCTACATCGAAAATCAAATCACCATTCTTATCAAATGGTAATTTTTGTATAACGATTTTCAAAAGTTGTTGCATTTGTTTTCTTCGGTCTAAATCTTGTGCCGCATCTAAATCTAATATTGCGGGAATCGCATTTATAAATAATGGTTGGTCACCATTATTAAAACAGAATTTAACCGCAGAACCTGGTTCAAGAGTGTACCAATAACCAGGACGCCAATTTAATTGTGTATTAGTATTAACTAAATGACTATCACGACGACCTAATGGATAATATTCTGTATCAGGTTCTAACTTACCTTGTTTATATAATACGTATCCCTTTTGGAACTCTTTAGGAAACATTCTTAGAATTTTCATTCTATAATTAACATCTCTAAAGTTTTCATCAAAGAAACGCATATCAAATTCAATTACTGGCACATCACCAATATTAAATCTTGTTCTACAATAATTAATCGGTAATTGTTGTAGAACTAATCCATCTCTTGATGGAGATATATACCCATAATAAGCTCCATTCTTTACAACCTCACTGGCTATATCACCGCAAACCTTCTTAATATGTGAATTATCAAGATAGCCTAAAATGTTATTAAAATCAATTAAAGCTTTTTCAAAAGACTTTTCTGATTCATCTTTAATCTCCGGCGTTATATACCAATCGTATCTATATAGATAAGCAAAATAATCACATACTTTAGAATAAATACCATTTGTATTATAAAAATAATTAGAAATTTCTCTTATTAAAGGTAAATTTCTCTCACTAATGGTTTGAAGTATAAATGCTTTATTTCCAAAGTCATGTCGGATTTTAGGCATTGAACCCAGATTTAAAACAGCATCATCGAGGGTTTTAGTTCCAACTTTAATCTTTCCATAATCTATTGGACCTTCATATCCTCGACGAGAATTAATCATATCAAAACCTTTTGACCGAATCTCTTCCTGTCTGTTACGCAAAAATTCACCTCCTTTTAGTATCCAGCTTTTTTCATTATATAATCATATGAAAGGAGGTTTTCTTCTGTATATGGAATTTCAATTAAGTTAAAATCATGTAACGCACAAAAACGTCTTTTTTTATTATCATTAAACTGTTGTTGATAGAAACCTCTTTTGCCACCAAATTTTGCACTTGGCTCATAGTGTTGTTTTCCTTGATATTCAATAATAAAATCAATATTTCCATCATCATCAAATATGACAAAATCAAATCTTAAAGGTCGTCCACTTGAGCTACGCAAATCTGGAAAGATATATTCCATCTTATAATCTAAACCCGACTCTTCTAATATTTCATGTATCTTACGTTCTCCAAAACTTGCATCCACTTTTTATTCACGCCTCCCTACTATTATTATATCAATTAAAGAAACACCATTCTTTAGCATTAAATTTCTTTTTCTTTTTCTTATTATCTTCTTCGTGTTTAATATAATATAATCCATACTCAAAAGCAGAAAATTTATCTTTTCTAATACCTCTATTTGCTTGTTTTAGAATAATATTTACACCTTCTGTTTCTTCACGAAGGTTCATCATTTCCTCCTTTAATATAGAAGTTAAAGTGAATGGTTTTAAATATTCTGCCCTTTCCTCAGGAGTCATGTTTTGACCAACCTTAGTTCCAAGTAATTTTGTTTTTGCAACACGCTCATCTATTAACATTTTAACTTTTCCAGAAGAAAGTTGAGTTTGAGCATTCGCATGAGCTTCAGTATTAATTGGTGCATTTGCTTTAATTATATATAAAGCATCTTGTTCACAATTTTGAGTTCTATATTTTTTATAATATCCATCTTCATCATTATAAACGCCAAAATCTGGAAATAGTTCATTTGTATCTGGGTCTATTTGCGGTTTAACCAAATAATCTAATAGACCAATACCAAGACCATTACCATCAATAACAAGACGTTTAGCTTTAAATTTATAAAATAGTTTTTTTACTTTTATACATTGATCTTCAAAATGTTCATCACTTAATATAAATATATTAACTAACTGCTTTAATGAAACTCCTCGTGGCTGCGGTGTAACTTTAAACACACAAACGACTGAATCACAACCCTTACGACCAACGTCCATAGCTAAAACATAATATCCACCTTTTCCAATTCGTCCAGAGGCTTCTTTTTCTGGTTGCTTTAAAATCCTGTTTCTATCAAAATTTTCTGAATTAAAGAATGCATCTTCAACTGTACCAGACCATTTAGATTCATATTCACGGGCAAAAGATGATTCATTGAATGTGCCATCCATCTTTAGGTCTTTTACAAAGTTTTTATCAAGTAGTTTAACTAATACAGGAATCTTATAAGTACCACCCATAATCATGGCTTTTTCTGGTTTTACGATTTGCCATACAAGGAACTGTATTAATTTATCATAAGGATATGTATTTTTATATCCAGCAGTAGTAATGTATAATTGGGATTTATTTAATTGCTCTTCTGGATGAGTTGAACCGTCCATACACATACGAGAAATATTCATTGTCAAGAGAAAATTATTCAATTTCCTCTTGGACTATATCATCAACTATTTTCCACACATAACCTTTATGTGTGTGTAAGCCTGGTATATTACTACATATTCTACTTATTGCAGATGAAGTGCCATTTACGGCTCTTGCAGCTGCTTTATAACTTTCATAAGTAGCAATTAAATTACCATTCTTATCATATTGAGCAACTTTCTTTTTAGTGCAACTAGGCTTTGATACAGGAGGTAGTCTTTCTAAATTAGAATCAACATATCTCCATTGATAATTGCCAGCAGTTTTTCTATTACCTTTACATACTTCAGTAATTTTACTTTGTTGACATTCACATTGTCTAGCTGCTTCACTAGCACTTTCAAAATCCATCATCCATTCTCCCAATAAATTAAATTGTCTAACTGGTCTAATTTTCTGATAACCAACTAATCCATTTTTATGAGCATGAATAGCATTTTCAGATGATGTAACCCATTCTAAATTTTCTACATTATTATGATAACGAACACCATCTTTATGGTTTACAATTTCTTTATTGTCTGGATTTGGAATAAAAGCAATAGCTACTAATCTATGGACATTTAGATTTTTCATATTTCCATGTCCAAGTGAAATAGAAACTCTTTTATATTCATTGCAAGTTCTTTGTTTTAATATTCTATTTGTATTATCATTTCTGATGTTACCATCAGTACTTACACTATAATTAGTTTCTATTCCATCTATTATAATTTTTTTCCATTCTTTCATAATTATTCCTCCATTGAATATTCATCTTCGGAATTATATGAAAAAATTTTTTATATAATTTTTACAAGTTGCCCTAACAGTTGCGAGGCGCTTGGAAGAAGTGGTAAACTCTTCTCCTACTCGGCTACACTCATCACCGATAGTCTCTACACCTTCCTAATTATATTAATTAGACTTGGCACGGGATTCTTGACTCTTCCCCGTTAGCCTATTTAAAATAGACACCCCTTTACCACGGGTTCACCTCGTTTGCACTAGTAGCTCACGCTGCTAGGCCCCAAAATCTAGGGATTATTACTTCACTTAATATTTGTCCATCTACACCTACACATTCCTCAATAACTCCGGCATGTCGACGTTTACCACGAGAGCTTTCTCTTGCCGCAATATTATCAAAATAAGATTCATTTTGAAATACATATTTTGCATAATCTTTTCCTTCAAGAGTCTTTCCACGAGTCCAGTCAATTTCTTGTTTAAATGCGGGTATTAGGTTACAAATTTCTTGAACCTTTTCTTTCATAATACCTGCAGCCTGCTCTTTACCTCCAGAAGTAACAAAGAGTTTACATTTAGGATAAAGAATGCATCTAATCATTAAAGTCATAATTGATAAGAATGATTTTGAATACGCACGAGGAAATACTGCATAAACATATTGATGTCTCATTGCAATTCGTAAGAATACTCTCTGATAAAAGAAAAATTTAAAGTCTTGAGGATTTCCCATTTCCAAAAGGTAGTCAACAAACATATCAGGATATTCTCTCCAATAGGCAATATATTGGCGGCCTATACTTATAACAGCCCGCACACGTTCTTCTGAGAGGCCAATCTTTTTTCTAGAGTCAGATAAGTCTAATAAATCTTGTAAAGCCATTTTTATCTGTCCTCCTGGATTTGTCTTAACATTTCTTCATCGTCTTCTTCTTGTTCTTCAATGAAATCTCCATATTCTTCAAAATCTTCATCTTTTAAAGCTTCAATCTCTTCAAATGATAATTCTTCTTCAATATCTTCATCTTCTTCTTTAGACTCTTCAATAGCCATTTGTTTAACAGCATTTTCAATAAGATTACCTAAATTCATTTCTTCTACAACAAGACTATGAGTATAATCTTTTAAATCCAAAATAGTTTCATCAACTCTGTCTTTTGGACCTTCTGTATAATAACGAGGTATAAAACCCTCTTTTTCACATAATACTACAAACTCTGAAATAGAATTTAAAAACTCTCCATTATCAGCTTTATTCTGTGCCGCAGTAAACTTACCAGACTTCATAAGCATGTCATACATTTTTGACATTTTCTGAGCACCATCAATATCTCCTATATCCAGAAGCTGATTAGTTTTTAATGAGGCCTTGCATACTAATTTCAATACATCTTCATGACCGGCACCTTGAATATCATATGACTTTTTCATCTCTAAATAGAGTTGTTCCAGTCGGACCCATTCTTCGGGTTTATACGCTTTTCCCCATTTAAGCCGCAAATATCTTTTATCTTCATCGGTTAAGTCAGCGCAAATATCATCATCACCTTCATCGGCAAAGTAATCATCTGCGGGTGTAGCTCCAAAGCCGGCGTCCGACATATTCATATATGAGCTGTCATCGTATACCGGAACTTCTACATCTCCTTCTGGTATTGTAGCTCGATTCTCCATCACTACTTTGGTAATCTCGGCCGCGCCATATCCAGCTCTTTTCATCGCTTCTTCTGTCTTATGGTCAGCTAATTCTTGCAAGAACTGAGTATCTTTCCAACGATATTGTTTCCATTGCTTTAACTTCATTTTTGAAAGATATCTGCCTAAAATTGTTACTCCTGTGACTTTACTTTTATCTTGACCATATTTCGCAAGTAATTTTTGCCATTCTTCTGGAACATAAGGTACATCACACTCCTGTAGAATCCATAGGTAAGTATTAGGGTCCCAATTATCTACATGCATAGTTAAACATTTTTTGCAAGTATTTAATTTTCCGTCAGGATATTTCTCTAAATTATTTGAACCATAAAATTCTTTTTCGTTAATTGTTTTTTTACATTTATCGCAGAATCTTGTATCTCCTGCTGCCATAATAAATTCCCCCTTTACTAACTAAGATTTCTAGATGTCCGAAATTATTATTTCTTGTCCTTTTTATTTCGGCATTTTTTACAAATACTGTAAAATCCATCTTTGCTCGTCTTATTTTTACTGAAGTATTTATTATGTGCTAATTTAATCTCGCCGCATCTACTGCAACGTTTATATTTACCTTTTTCTTTATTAAGAAAATACCAATTTAATGTATCATCTTCAGCTTGTGAAGCAATAATCTTAGGAATCTTTTTCCTCCATAAGCTAGAAATATATTCTAAACTATGTTTAACTTCAAATTGTTCTTCAATATCGGCCTGTATTTCAATATTTTGCATGCCGTCAATCTTGTCCGACACAATACGCTCATATAAGGGATAATCGGACAATGCACGTCCGCATAAATCATCAAAATCTTCCATCATATACCACGTATCACCTTCAAAGTCCCCAAATCCCTCTTCTTTTAAACGAGAGTAATTGCAAAGGATTGCAGAACAAACCGCAGGGTCGCAAAATGAGTATCCTTCTGGAATAATATAATTTTCATCATCAAATCTAAATGAATCTTCAAATTTAGTAATATGTTTTGAACGTGTTATTCTACTAAACACGATTGGTTTTTTATATGAATTTTTAATAACGTATTGGTCTTTCCGCAAATCAATAATGGCTTTCTTAATAATAAAAGCTTCTCTACCTGATGCGGTTTTTAATTTTTCTTCCCAAACTTTTATAGCATCTCTTATCTGTTTTAAATAGGGAATTTCTTCTACATCTTTTTTAGTTATTGTTACTTTTGGTTGAAATATTGTTGTCTTACCTTTTCCATCATCTAATAAATTGTAAATACCATCTTCGCCATTTTCAAGTTGGGAGACTAAACCTTCAAAAGAAGTTTCTCTTTTATTAACTGTAGCCATGCGATTGTCAGTCAAAATCTTATGTTGTCGTCTCTCTTCTCGCTCTATTGGAATTACTAAGTATTCTGCGAGGATTTCTAAATATGCCTCATTTGGTTCTTTATTCTCCTCAAGAATTTTATTTACTAACTCTAATCTTTCTTCAGCTGAGGTGAGAGTATAATCTAATTTTAATATAATAGTCACCTCCATTACCTAAATATATTATAACAGAATTCCCAGCCTAAGTCAAATTTTTGACAAAATAGAAAAAAAATGTTAAAATGTCTATGTAAAATAAAAAAGGAGAGAAGATAAAATGTTACAAATTATTGTATTCTTTTGGTTATTAATGTTTTGCACATTATGCTTTCAATTTATAAAGCCTATGTCGCAAAGCTCTAATATTGATAGATGCTTGGCAATGTTTATATTTTTAATTGGCGCACCATGTTTCTTTTTAGTAAACGTATTAAATAGTTTATTAGATTGTATTTTTCCAGAAGGATGGGATAATGAGGACCCATTTTCAAAATATTAGTTATGATACTTTCTTCTTATGGAGCAGCTTGTATGCAATATAGCTCAGATTTTACTGTGATGATGCGGGAAGCCGGTTATATATATCCTTTTGACTGGCGAAGACGAAGAATGGACCGAGATTATGAAGAACCAAAAGGCATTAAAATTAGCGTGGATGATTGGATAGATAAAAGAGAAAAATACATTGCGCAGAGGGTTTTTGATAATTTTGATTGGGAACATTTTTACGCATACATAACAAAATATAATAAATTAGATATGTTAGAGGATCATTTTCCTTGCGAAACAGGTGAGAGACAATGTAATTTGTTTTGCAAGAAATTTAATAAAAAATGTACAAAGGAGAAAAATGAAATATGAGAACAATGATGAAACAGTTAATTCCTGAAAACACAAGTAGAAAAATTGATGGCTTAGGAAGAATTACAATTCCAAAAGGGTTAAGAGATAGAATGTTTCTTGAGGAAGGTTCTGATTTGGAATTATTCACAGCTATAATCGATGGCAGACAGTGTATTTGTATGGCAAGTCCAATAGATGATGATCAGAAGTTGCGGGAAGCCGTTGCTGCGTTCGTAGAGTGTGGCGTTGAAGTACCTGAGAATCTGCAGAAATATATTGAGGACGAAGAGTAATGGAAGCGTTGGGATTAGGGCTTGAAGCATTAGGTAAAAGTATTGGAATTTGTGCAAGAAGTTTTGCTATGATTTATATTGTTGGAATTGGTTGTAAAACCTTTTTGATTTATACTGGCAAAGCTTCGATAGATTCTTTTAAGGACTGGTTTAAATTTAAAAATAATGATGGACGAATGTAAGAAAGTTGGAATATTTTGTAGAAACGTTTCTTATGGAAAGAGAGCTAAAGAAGAGTTAGATAAGGGAGATGGGACCCAATTTATTATTTTTCCCATAAATAATAGGGATAAATTATTGGGTCAAAGAATTGATAAAGCATATGTTTTAGATGATGTAAGTTATAGAGAGATTTTATATCTTGTACAGCCTTGTTTGAAAGATAGGGATGGGTGTATAATGATTGGGGATGGGAATGCCTGGATGAATTTATCTGTAATTTTGAAATTGATAAATATTTGAGAAAAATCGAATTTTAAGATACTCTTCATAAGACCGAAATCTAAGATACTTTTCGTGTCAAAGTTGCCCAGAGCAAAGTTGAAATCAAAACGAAAAAAATTTTTTTCCCGAAATACCACCCCCCATAACACTATCTCACTAATTCTTAATGACTTTTTTATCTCAAAGATATCTGAGAAACACACAACAAAGGTATTGCCGCTATTCTGAGAAGCGACGGGGTGACCTCGCATCTTGCGTGCCCGCCAAAACAGATAAAAAATATTTGAAATTAAAATGAGTTTAATGTAGGCATTGTGTATGATACACAATGCCTTTTTATTTATACACAAACATACTAAAGAATAAATAGCACACTATGTACAGTATGTATGTGATACACATAGACTATACACTAAGGGCACACCATGCACAGGTAGTCCATACTACACAGCACAGCATGTATACTACTATACATACACAGGACCGCATGCACACAGCACAATACACACTACATCATGTGCAGACATACATCTGTTGGATACATACATAATAGATGATGTATACACATACACTATACAGTACATGTGGATACATACATACCATACCATACATGTATACTACTGGATAATAATTAAATAAAATAAAACATTGGCGTGCACAAGAGAGATAAGGCCTGCTGCCCCTGCCCAAGGGCAGGCCTTGCCAAGGGCAAGGAAAGAGCAAGAGGAGAGAGCAAGAGAGAAGAGAAGACTAAGAGAGACAAAGACAATAAGATAAACAAAGACAAAGACAATAAGATAAATAAATAAATAAAACAAATGTATCAATGCATGTATGTATGTAGGTAGTAGGCATGGGGTACCATGGGTATAGGGGTAGGGTGTACCAGTGTAGGAGTATACGTGTACCATGGCACATAGGCGCGCTGGCGGTCATGGCGCGCCTTGTTTGCTATAAATAGGTATCCTGCACAAAAATCATTGCGAAATCTTGTGCAATTTGTACATTGACTTTTTCCCGAATCTATGATACAATAAATGATACGAGTCTATTGAATTAGTACATACTGGACTAATTAACGCAAACATTCTTTTTGGTAAATAGGGCGGAGATTGTTAAAAAATTAACAAAAAATATTTTACAAAAAAGGCTTGACAAATAAGCGGTTATACTGTATAATAAACTTATCAAATGAAAGAGAGGTAAGAGCAATGAAGAAAGTGATTATGATGATGATGATGGTAGTGATGATGATGACAGGCTGTAATACAGCACTCGCCGCAAGCAATCCAGTAGATGATACATGCGAGCGTGATGTGTATGCGGCGCTGGCTGTAGTCACAGAGGTTGATGAAGAAGAGGACGTTGTGTACTGTGTAGACTTTAGTGGTAATGAGTGGTCATTCACAGGCATTGAGGACTGGATGGTTGGAGACTTCTGTTCAATGGTCATGGATAATATTGGTACAATGTGTATCTATGATGATGAGATTGTATCAACAAGGTATACAGGTTGGCTCAATGGCTCATGGGGACGTGATGCAGACGGCAATGCTATCATTGAAATGAATGAAGATTGATTTTAAAAGTGAGGATTTTTCCTCACTTTTTTTATTAAAAGACTTGACAAGTAACCGCATGTATGTTATTATAATAATGTCAAGAGGAAATGGAAACAAAATAAAAAATAAAAATAAAATAAAAAACCTATTGACAAATGAGTTATTCAGTAGTATAATGAATACATAGAAAAAGAAAAGAGAGGTACGAAAAATGTTTATTATTGGTGGTGTTATTCTTACAATTACACTTGGAACTTTCATGGCAATGATATTTACTTCTGGAATGAAAAATGGTATAGCAAAAGTTATTATTGGCGCTGTGATTGCTTCTGCTATTGGTTTTGGTCTTATTGGTCTTGTTAAACTTGAATACAATGGAGATGCTAAAAGATGGAACAATGGAATTTGTACCACTTGTGGCACAGCTTTTGATTTATTTGATATTGAGCATCACAGAAATAGCGGTGATACTTATTATTATAAATGTGAAAATGGTCATTTAATTAAAACTACAAATTATTTTGAAAAATAGGGGTTGACAAACTCAGCCCCTTGTGATATACTATAATCAAGTTAAGAGAGAGAGGAAAAAGAAATGGAAAAATACATTAAAGTTGAAGATGTAATTTATGGATTGCAGAATATTAAAAAAGTTAAAATTGGAGATATTAAAAAAAGTAAGCATGTTGTTAAAAATGCTCCTGTTACTTTTTGTGAAGGCTGGGTAGAAATCAGATACATGGATAATACATACGAAATTATTTGCATTCATTTAGAAGAAGATAATGAAGATAAAATGCGTAGAATGCAAAAAGATTTAATTGAAAGAATTTATAAAATATTGCTTGACAAATAAGATAAACAGGGTTATAATTATTATAGAAATTAAAGAAAGAGGTTGATAGAAATGACAGTAAACGAAATGATGGATAATGTAATTAGACAGTTAGGTTTTGAAAGTCATCTGACAGTTATGTTTTGTAAGGATTGTGAGTCAGGAAAGTTCACTAATGAAGAGTTGATGCGGTTGATGCACACAATCGTAGAAGATTAAAAAATTTTAAAACGGGGTTGACAAAAGGTCAGCCCCATGGTATAATAAATACATAGTAAAGGAGATGTAGAACATGAGTAGAAAATCCAAAAGTAAAGAGAAACAAATGAAAGTACAGGCAGAGCAATTCAAGTACAAAGGCATGACAAAAGCTCAAATCCAAAAGGTAAAGAAAGAAGAACGTGCGGTCTGGGTCGGTACAAGACCTGCGGTGTTTGATGATAAGAGAAAGAAAAATGATAAAAAAGAATTGAAAAAAATACTTGACAAAGTAATTTATTAAGAGTATAATAAAGTTATCAAATGAAAGAGAGGTATTCAGAATGGCAATGAATTCAGTTGAAGCAATTATTAATCACAGTTTAACTATCAGCAACATGATTGCGGGCGAGCGAGAACAGGAACGCAAGCACGCACTGAATCCCAGATGCAAGCCCGCAAATTACGCAGGGGTGGCAGGCTACATTGAGTATGCTACTGGAATCCAGTGTACAGCAGATGAAGTTGAAAAAGCCTTGACAAGATTTTGATTTCATGTTATAATAAAGGGTTGGACTTTTTATGGTCCGACCCTTTTATTTTGGGCGACGCGCGCACGGTCCTGGCGCGCGTTGTTTCAGTATAACATAGGCGACAACATTTGTCAAGAGAAAAAATGCACAAAATCTCAGCAGGTCGGCATCCCGAAATTCGGCACTTTGCACAATAGGTAATAATGCACAAACTTTGACCGCAAATTTTGTGCATTATTTTTTGCGATAATGCTTGACTATTGGACTGGGGTGTGGTATATTATAATCAAGGAAAGGGAAAAGGGAATGCGGAAGCCCACAGAACAGTGGGTTGATGAGCGAAACGCCATTGGCTTACTGTTTGGGCTGACAGCCCTAAAAGAAATCAAAAAAAATAAAAAAAGTTCTTGACAAACTGAATCAGATAGAGTATAATAAGATTAAAGATAAGGGAACAGAAAAGAGAGGGAAATAAAAATGAAAGAAATGATTAAAAAAGCACTGGTTGATGGATATAAAGAAATTGCTTACACTGATAAATACATCTATGGATTTTATGATAAAAAAGTTGTTTACGTTGCTTTTTCAGATGATAGCACATTGGACACCGTTACAAAGCTCGATACATCAAGTGATAAAACAGGTTATAGTTTAAGATTTACACCAAACAAATTTCAAAAAGAGATTTTAAAAATGGGCGGAAAATGTTTCCCACTTTGTTCAAAAGAGTTTTTCTTAAATGAATGTAAAAAAAGCATTTATAATAAAGGTCGTGTATTTGAAAAAATGGTAACTGAATATTACGGACAGGAATGGGGATGGGATAACGTTCCATTTACAGAAGCAGGCGACATTGAAATTGATGGCGTTGCCTATCAGATTAAATTTGAAAAAGCAACTTATGTTACTGAAAAAAGACTTGCAAGATTAAGAAAGAAAAAAAATGGAAAAAATAAATAAAGGGCTTGACAAATAACAAGCCCTCTGGTATAATAATAGTAGAAAGAGAGGTAAAGAAGATGAAAGAAAGAAAGACAGATAGAGAAATCTTATTAGAAATCTTTAAAAGGGCAGGCGTAAATATTATCTATGAACAGGATGACTACATTGAGGTTGAGCCAGAAACCTATGGAGAAGGCGTTGGTTTTGATTTTGACTCACAAGGAAATTTTAAAAAACTTTTATAAAATAACTATTGACAAATTATTTTAAAAATGTTATAATAAATATATCAAAAGAAAGAAAGGAAAAAAGATATGGAAAATTTTATGGAAAGTTTAGGACTTATGGTAGGAAAAGAAACTGTATTGTTTGATGTTACAACTGGTGAAATCATTTCAAAAGAAAGAACTGAAGTTTTGGCGTATCTGAAAAGAAATGATGGTTTTTATACTTTGCAAGTTTTTTAAAAAAAGTATTGACAAATTATAAAAGATAGTATATAATATAATTAAAGAAAAGGAAAAAGAAAGGAATTGATAATTATGATGAACAATACAATTAAAGAAATGATGGAAACAAAAGGAACAATCTACTTTGACATGGACGGCACACTTGCTAACTTCTACGGTGTAGAAAACTGGTTAGACTATCTGGAAAATGAAGATACCACACCTTACGCAATAGCAAAACCGCTGTTTAACTTTTCAGTATTTGCAAGACTGCTTCACAAGTTACAGGAAAATGGCTACAGAATTGGCATTGTAAGTTGGTTAAGTAAATGCGGTTCTACAGCTTATAACATCGCAGTAACAAGCGTAAAACTTGCATGGCTCGAAAAACATCTGCCGAGTGTAGAGTGGGACGAGGTTAAAATTGTAAACTATGGCACACCAAAAAGCACAGTTGTTGACTGTGATGGATGGCTTTTTGATGATGAAGAACGCAACAGAGAAGAGTGGGGCGAAAACAGTTTTGATGTAAACGACATTCTTGGAACGCTTAGAAAATTTTTCTAAGCGTTCCAAAAAAGACTTGACAAATTTCAATAGGTGCTGTATAATAAAAGCATAATAAAGAAAGAGGTTGATACAATGAAAAAGATTTGTTTTAAACATGACTACTACTGGACAGGTGAATTTATTGGAGCTCCCACAGATTTAATTTCTGGACGCACAAAAAATTTTGAAAAGCATGAAATTATTTGCACTTGTAAAAAAATGCGGAAAACAAAAAAGTTTTAAATTTAAGAAAGAAATACTTGACAAATAAGCCAAAAGGCAGTATAATAAATATATAAAGTAAAGAAAGGAATTGATAAAATGTATTTTTTAACAGATGAAGCGTGTTCCCCTTTAGCATTAACAGAAAAAGAATATAGCTGGATGGTAGGACAGTTGAGAGCCAAAAGGTCGGCAGAATTGAAAAAAGCAATGACTGAATACATTGAGTCTTTTGGAGTTGCAGAGTTGCGGGCGCTTGTGAAAAGTGTAACAAAGGAACAGTAAGAAAAATGAGCTGAAATTTCAGCTCATTTTTTATGCAATTTTACTACTTGACAAGAATGGAGAAGTGTGATAAAATGGCCGGCCGGCGACAAACGCTTCGGCCGGAATTTGTGCAAAACAGAGAAATTCAACAATTTTTTGGCGAAATCTTTGTGCAATTTGCCTATAGACATTTTCCCGTAATTATAGTATACTATAATCAAGTTAAGAGAGAGAGGTAATCAAAATGATTAAGATAAAAGTGTTACTGGCAATCAATATGGATGCTGTTGCAACCACAACAACCTGTTACCACTGTCCGCTTAAATGGGACTGTAAAAAATGGTTTTATTATGATTACAATGTCAATAATAAAATGTGTGATACTGTTGATGAAACAATTCTATTCGGCAAATACGACCCTTGGAAAATGTATGGATTAACGACAGAAGAAGCGAAAAAAAGAAATTTAAAAATGTGTTGACAAATTAAATATTGTGTGTTATACTTAATGTATCAAATGAAAGAGGGGAAAATAAAAATGAAAGAGATTTACGATTATAGATTTGAGTACAGAATGGACGGTTGGAAAAACTTTGTTGATACAAGCATCTGGAAACATGTGAGATATCTTGCTCCAGAAGAAGCAGAAACATTAAACTTTACAATCAAGACTTTTAATGAACTGGTTGATTTAGTTCGAGATGATTTATTTATGAACGCTGAACTTTCAAAGAACATTTTCAGAAAAACAGTTGTTCGATTAAGCAACGTAGAAGATTATTGCTCAACAGTTGTAACAGCTAAAAATTTCAAGCCTATTGAGGTTCGTTGTGTGTATAAAAAATTGAGTGCATCAATGAAAGAGCTTGCCGACACTCTGGACGCTGACAGTTTTTGTGAATATTTAAGAGACAGAGGAATTACAAAAATTTGAGAAAAAGATAAAAAACTATTGACAAATTAAAAAAAATATATTATAATTATTATAGAAAATAAAGAAAGAGGTTGATAAAAATGGAAGAACGTTTAAGCAAGAAAGCATGGTTAGTATTATTTACGCTGATAGGAGTTGTGTTAGCAGTATCAAACTATGAACCTTCTGCATGGGTTGTATTTTTAGGATTTGCGGGCGGTTATACTTGCGGTTCTTTTGGTTATTGGATTGATACAAAATTCAATGAATGGTTAGAAAAGTTTGCGGAGGAATAAAGCATGATGAAAACAGTTACAATGAGATTAGAAAACGCAAATGCGGAGTTACGTGTTGGAGATTCTAATGGGATTGTTATTATCAATAATAACAACGTCGTTTCTATTGACGAATTAAAGGAAATTTTATCAATGTTTAACTATTTGAATAACAACACAACAGAAACAAAAATTAAGAAAGATGCAACTAACTTCTAACATCTAGGCAGACATAAGTCTGCCTTTTTCACCCGTATAAAAAACGGGACAAAAAAATTTAAAAAAAGTGCTTGACAAATGAGCCAAAAGGCGTTATAATAAATGTATCAAATGAAAGAGAGGAAAACAAAATGAAAGTATCAAGAAATGAAATGATTAGAATCAGAAAGAATCTACTCAAACAGATGGACACATTCGTCAGAGAAAACATTAGTGAGGACGTTGTTATTGACGTTTGGCTTGCTTGCGGTCTTGAGGATGGGTGGGACGAGGAGATTCTGACAGAGTACACAAGTACAGACGGCTTATGGAATGATTGTATTAATACTTTCCGCAAGTGTTGCGAGATTGAAGGAATTTTAAAAAAAGGGGTTGACAAATAGCCAACCGCATGATATAATAAGTACATAAATAAGAGAGAGAGGTAAAAACAATGAATAAATGTTATAGATGTGCTGAACTTGAAGGATGTTGGGCTGGTTTACATGGAAAAGGAAAGAAAAATTGCAAGTGTTTTTGTCCTTGCTACTTTTCAAAAGATGAAAAGCATCTGATTTTAATCCACGAATCAGAGTGGGAACAGTTAGTAGATGCTAACAAGGGTGAGGTTCTTTGTGAGAATCATAAACTGGAAGCGGTTGACATTTTAAATGCTTTAAAAATTAATTTTATAGAAATTGAAAAAAACTCTTGACAAACTAAATAATTGGTGATATAATAAATACATAAGATAAAGAAAAGAAAGGAATTGATAAAAATGAGAAAAACAATTTACTGCACACTTGATACTGAAACTGTTGGTGGAGCTGCTAATCCTACTGGAATGTACAATTTAGGTTGTGTTATTCACGATAAAGATGGTAACATCTTTGCAACAGCTTCAATGTTAGTTATGGAACATTACAATGACATTAACAAAGACAAATACGCAAAAAACAATTTCCACATTTATGAGGAACGCTTAAACAACGGCACAATGTCAGCAGTAGCAACAGAAAGAGATGCTATTGAGATTGTAAGAAATCTTTGTAAGTTCTACAATGTAAAGTATGTACAGGCTTATAACAGCGCATTCGATTTTGAAAAAACTATTTGCCGTGAACTGTTAAATGATTTTGAATTTATCGACATTTACTTGATGGCATTACAGACAATTACACATCTGAAAAGCTACAAAAAGTTCTGCATTGAAAATGGTTTAAAATCATCAACAGGAAAAAGCTGTGCCACATCAGCAGAAAGCGTTTACGCATTTATTACAAACAATGCGGATTATGTAGAAGAACATACTGCATTAAGTGACGCAATGATCGAAAAAGATATTTTTGTTCGTTGCTACAAAATGCACAAAAAATTCACAAAAAATATGCATCAGTGGAATTGTAAAGGCAAGAACGCAAACAAATGTTTTCCTTCTCTTAAATAAGAGAGGGAAAACAGCCCAAACAAATGGGGACTTTGTTAAAAAAATAACTTTTAAAAAGCTATTGACTTTTGGCTCAGATGTGGTATAATTATAATTGTCAAAGAGATAAAGGTTTAAAGAAAGAAAGAGGTAAATGTGTATGTATTATGTATTCGATGCAACTGACAAAAAAGTTTGTGGTTTTGAAGATTATGATGATGCACTTTATTTTGCTGATGTTATCGGCGGTTATGTTGGCTATTACGCCGCATAACAAAAAATAAAAAAAATTAAAAAAAAGTCTTGACAAATGAAACAAAATGATGTATAATAAGTACATAAGATAAAGAAAGGAAGTAAAGAAAATGAGAAGCCCGCCGAAAAGAAAATAAAAAAAAGACTTGACAACTGAATAAAGATGATGTATAATAAAGACATAGAAAACAAATAATAAATCTCTTAATAAGAAAGGAATTGATACTATGACAAACAAAATGACTTATGTAAAAGCACTGGAAATCGCAATCAAGGCTGTTGAGGACAACAAGGAAGTAGCTGAAAAGCTCGAAGCATTAAAGACTTCTGTTGCAAAGAAAAACTCCGCAGAGAGAAAGCCAACAGCAACTCAGAAAGCAAACGAGGGTTACAAAGAAGCAATTCTCGCATACATGGAAACAGGTAAAAAGTACACAATCACAGAGTTAATGAAAGGTGTGGTTGAACTCGCAGACCTGTCGAATCAGAGAGTATCTGCTCTTGTAAGACAGCTTAAAGAGGACGGCTTAGTTCTCAGAGAAGAAGAAAAGAGAAAGGCTTACTTTTCTAAAAAGGTTACAGAGGAGGTTGAGGCGTAAGCCTCAACTAACTCCCCGATTCGGGGCAAAAAAAAATTTTTAAAAAGTTATTGACAAATTTCCAAAAGTGATGTATAATAAATGTATCAAATGAAAGAGAGGAAAGCCTATGAATAAAGAAGAAATGATTGTAAAGCACATGAACGCTCTTGGAATCACAAGAGAAGAAGCAATTCAGTTAATTACTGATGATGAAGAAATCGACCGCATGACACGAACCAGCGACATTGATGGAGATTTGACAGCAGAGCAACGCAAGAGCGCAAAGAAAGCACGACAGGCAGACAGAAAGCCAACAGTGTACAAATTTGATACGACAAAGCGTAAAAGAGCGGAAAATACTGGAAAAAGATTTTTGATTGATGAAATCAAAAAATGTCTGGAAAATACGGGAGCTGATAACTTAGAGGTGACTAACCCAGAACGTGAGATTATTTTCATGTCAGAGGGAACAAAGTACAAAATCGTTTTATCAGCACCACGAAAATAATTTAAAAAAGGGGTTGACAAACAGTCAACCCCATGATATAATAAATACATAAAATAAAGAAAGAGGTTGATAGAAATGGTTAAAGGAATTGTTATTGGTGCGGTTGTTATGTATCTGTTAGGTGCGGTTGAGGGTTTAAATGAATATCTGTATCTCCCTCTGGAATGGATTATTGAAGGTCTGGAAGCTGTAAAAGGTTGGTTTGTAACTTTTAAATATTTCAAAACATTTCCACTACTTCTTAAACATGGCATCAATCCTTTTTGGTGTAAGTTTAAAGTTGTCAATGAAAGACTTTCCAAAGAAGAAAAAATAAAATTTGTGAATTGTCTGAAAAATAAAGATGAAAAGAAGCGAATGATTGAATATTTTGAACTGTAGAAAATAAGAGCTGAAAAGCTCTTATTTTTGTGCATAATTACTACTTGACAAATCTGGCGGCCCGGCAATGGTCGCGCCGGGCAGAATTTCATAATTATACCATACCCCAGCATTTTTGTCAAGGAAAATCGGGCGAAAAACTGCACAAAGATTTTCCCATAATCTTGTGCAATATCCCCTCTTGATTTTTTGGAAAAAATTTGTTATAATTTATTTACAAGGTAAGGAAAGACATCAAGTCTACAAAATAAAAAATTTTAAAAAAATTAAAAAAAAAGCTTGACAAACTACTTCCCCTGTGATATAATTAAGATGTCAAGAGGAGATGAAGAAACAAACCTCTCTACGACGCATAATCGTATGAAGTGAAATATGATACTCTCCACAAAAAATAACTTAAAAAACCTCTTGACAACTTGATTAAAACCTGTTATAATGATTATACAAGGTAAGGAAAGAAACAAGGAACTTAAAAAAGAAAATAAAAAAAATAAAAAAAAGCCTTGACAAACTTCTGAACCTGTGATATAATAAATACAACAAATAAATAAAACATTCAAACAAGAAAGGAATTGATACTATGACAAACAAAATGACATACGCAAAGGCACTTGAAATCGCTATGAACGCTGTAAAAGAGAATAAGGAAGTCTATGACAAACTGGATGCCCTGAAAGCATCTATCGCAAAGAAGAACTCTGCTGAGAGAAAGCCGACAGCTACTCAGAAAGCAAACGAGGGTTACAAGACTGCAATCCTTGAGTTTATGGAAGTCGGCAAGAAATATACAATCACTGACTTGATGAAAGAAGTCGTGGAACTTGCTGACTTGTCTAATCAGAGAGTATCTGCACTTGTAAGACAGCTTAAAGAAGAGGAACTTGTGGAAAGAACAGAAGAGAAAAGAAAAGCATACTTTTCTAAAAAGGTGGTGACAGACAAAGAAATCGAAGAGTGATGAAAAGAGGGGCTTTGCCCCTCACCACTCTGGGCTTGTAGTGTTGGAAGCCGTCACCGCAGAGAACCTGCAAGGGTCGGGGTTCGATTCCCCGCAAGTCCATCATTCACTTAAATTTTGATTTCCTCCTTTTCTGCCGGTTCGGACGCCATGCCGGACCGGCGGGCAAAAGCCCCCAATAGAACGGGTCGAAAAAATTTTTAAAAACCTATTGACAAATATCCAGAAGTAGTGTATAATTAAATCAAAGTTAAGGGAAAGAGGT